TCAATATACTGAGTTAGGAAATGTAGATGTACCTATGATGACTTATGAATACTTCGGCCCAGTATATAGTTGGGGGACTAATAATGTAGTAGCTTATTCCGATACAGGCTCATTAGAGAAAAACAAACAGTGGGAAAGAGCTAGAAATATCTCAGAAAAAAGAGGAGTATAGATATGGTTAAATTACATTTTAATACAACAGAAGAATTTGAAACTTTATTTAAGAACAAGAGTCTAGCTGTTACTGATACTATATACGACGGAATAGAAGAGGCTATGAAGAAAGGAGATAAAACAGCTATGCTTTTTGAACTAAGTTTTGCTGATACTGAAAGAGCATTTGAAATGAGCCTTCCACAGAGTCAATGGGTAGACTCATTAGAATCCTGTTTAAACCATTATCATGAACTTGAAGAAGGAGATAAAGCTATTGATGCCTGGAAATTACTTGAAGCAGCTAAACTATGGTGAATTGGGAACTTCCTTACTTATCAAAGCAGGAAAAAGAAGAATTATCTAATTTAGATTTCGTTAACGGAAAAGAGTTTTACGGAAGAATAAATAAAGCTACTTCTAAGATAGAAACTTATAGTGGTGAATTACAAGAAGATGTATTTTCTAAACTAGATTTACCCGGGAGTATAGATAGTTGGATAGAAAATGGATTCATAACTGAAAATGATAGTGAAGAAATTAAATGGAACTACCCTATCTACAATCAAAATAAGTACGGATTTAGAACTGATGAATGGATAGATCAAGAAGGTATCATATTTTTAGGATGTAGTGATACTTACGGTCACTATTCTCACGAAAAGAATACTTGGGCTAGAATAGTTAGTAAGAATTTTGATAAAAGATGTTACAATCTAGGTATCAACGGAGGAACTATCATAGGCTGCTACAGACTTTTAAAAAGATGGCTCCCAGATATAAAATCTAAAACAGTTTGCTTACTTATTCCTGGTCTTAGTAGGTTAGAATTATTTAGTTATGATTCTTTTGGACAACGTCATATATCAATCGGTGACAAAACAGTACTTACTCCACCCAACACTAAGTTAGATAAACAAACACAAGATTCTATTTTTAAGCTCATTACCGAAAATATTTGCTCTGCAGCTTATAAAGCAGTAACTTTAAACCTAGCATTAGACGGCATTAAAAGTATTTGTGAGAAAAATAATATCAACTTAGTATATGAGTATAATCCGTATACCTTCCAAAGTCGCGATAATACTAATATTAAACTACCTGCAGACTCAGAACTTGGCTTAGCGATGGACTTAGCACATAAAGGCAATGTTTATCAAGAATCAATAGCTAAACATTTTATTAGGGAATTGAATAAATTTAACTATTTATAAGTAACAAAAATATGTTCTGTTTAAAGGTAGCATTACTTAACCTTAAAAATAATAACAGATGCAAAATTTACCTAAAGTAGAGTTGTCTAATTTTTATGTCGAGTTTATCGAAATTGCTTTATCTATACTCGTAATAATGTGGGTAAAAGATTTAGTAGCTTCATTAATGGAAGGCATGAAGTTCAGAACAAATAAACATTTTAATGAAGGAGATAAAGTACTATTAGACGGCAAGCAAGCAATGATTATTAGTATTGGATGGACTCAAAGTGTATTCGGTGTATATGGAGAAATGGGATACACATGGAGGTATATTCCTAATAAGAAAATTGAAGGGCTTAAACTAGAAAAGATAGTTGACCCAGATTTACATCCTGATACTGCTGTAGAAAAAGCACAAAAACTTAAAAATATTTTAGGAAATAACTAAGTAAGTAGTTGCCTACCCGAGTTATTCTCCTTATATTTATAGTATATTAATTTAAAAAGGTTATAATTATGTCAGATGTAATATCAAGTTTCGGTAAAGGTTTAGATTCTTACCTCACAAAAGATCAAATTAGAAAGTCAACTCCATTAGTGTTTGCAGATGCTCCTACTAACCCAGATGTTAGTGACAAGTATCTTTTTGTTAATTCAGAAACAATAATTGATGACTTAGCAAAGTTAAACTGGTTCCCAGTTACTTCTGCTCAGAGAAAAAGTAAAGGGAAATCTACTATTTTCTCTAAACATATGATTTCATTTCAAAATCCAGATATCAAAATTACTTCTAAAGATGGCGATGATGCTTATCCTAGAATTATTATGACTAACTCTCACGATGGCATGCAATCATTTCAATTTTCAGTTGGTATATTTAGAATGGTTTGTTCTAATGGATTAGTTGTCGCTGATGAAAAGTTTTCTTCATTCAAAATAAAGCATAAAGGTTATACCTTTGGAGAGCTTAGGAACGTTGTGGTAGAGGCAGTAAAAGATCTACCTAACAAAGTAGAAGTACTTAATAATATGAAGTCAAGAATACTTTCTACTGATGAGAAAAGACAATTAGCTTTAGATGCTATGTTAATTAGAGCAGGAGTTAAGACTTTAAACTATGATGAAGAAACTATAGATGAAATCTTAGAACCTAAACGTTCAGAAGATAGAGGAGATGATCTATGGAGAACTTTTAACGTAATTCAAGAAAAGATCACTCAAGGAGACTTTCATGCTGCCTTAACTGGAGCTAAAGTTAGAAAAGTTCGTAAGATTAAATCTTTTGAAAAGGATATGAAAGTTAATAAAGAATTATTTAAGCTAGCAACAAATTTAATATGATACCAGATTCAATAGAAAAATGTGTGAACTGTGGGGAGAATACTCCCTATAAGTTTGCAGATAATATTTTTAATAGAAGTTTTTATGTAGCAGCAGCTGGACAGTTATGTCAATCATGTTATGAAAAAGTATACGCGTTATGAAAAAAGGAGTTATAGCAGGTAACTTTGATGTTATGCATCCTGGTTATATTGCGATGTTTAAAGAAGCAAAACTACATTGCGACTGTCTTATTGTTCTACTTCACACGGACCCTTCAATAGAGAGACCAAATAAGCTTAAACCTATACTATCTCTAGAAGATAGAAAAGAAATGCTTCACAGCAATAGGTATATAGATGATGTATTTAGCTATACTTATGAAGAAACGTTACTAGATCTATTGAAGATTGGAGAATTTGATATTAGATTCTTAGGAGATGACTATATAGATAAGCCTTATACTGGAGACGTTTTAAAAATACCTGTCCATTATTTAGATAGAAGCCACGGATGGTCTACTACAAAGTTTAAGAATTTAATCTCTAATTCAATTTAAATGTACTTTGATAAACCCCTTCATAAAACTTCAGAGGAGAACATATTTCACCTAGCACCTATACCCGTATACTGTAAGCAATTTGAAGATGACGACTTTCAAGACGCTGTGTTTAGATTAGGATTAAAACATTTATCTCCTGAGCAGAAACAAATGGGTCAAGAGCTTCCTGATCAATATGATGAAAATAGACAGAAATGGTATGAACTACCTTCTGACTATAAAGAAACATGGGTAGAAGAAGATGAGGATATCCCTATTGGAAGTAGGTTTTATACTCCTCCTAATGATTTCCTAGAAATAGATAATCCACTAGTTACTAATATCAATAACAGAATTACAGAAGGCTTCAGTATATTAGCAGAGTCTATCAATAAACCTATATATGAATCTAAAATAACAGAGAGCTGGCTTCAATATTACGAACCATATTCAGGCAGAGGACATAATGCTCACAACCATTGTAGATGGCAAAGAGGAGAAGAAAAACCTCTTATGTTTTCCGGAGGATATTATCTAGCAGATGGAGAACCTATTAAGGATCATCCTTACTCTGGAGCTTTTGCTTTTCATATCAGAGGACAACTCCATTTTATTAGACCTAAAAAAGGTATGCTTATATTATGGCCTTACGACATAGTTCACTCAGTTAAACCATTTTACGGTAAAACACAAAGAGCAGTTATTAATTTTAATATACAAAGTGTTGGGTAAGTTATATGTATACGGTTGTTCGTTTAGTATTCCTTTCTTTATAGAAGAACATGAAAGTTGGATGCAACTTACTGCGAATTGGTTTGAAAAAGAATTAGTTAATAGAGCTGAAATTGCTATAGATCATAGAGAAACCTTTCATAGGCTACAACAAGATGCTCCTAATTTTACAGAGGATGACTTAGTTATATACCAATTTACAGCAGGAGTGAGAAAAGGATATAGAATAGGAGATGATGATAAATATTATTCTTCAGCCGGACTAGCATCTACTCTTGAGGAAACATTAGAGGTATTTGATAAACATGGTGGCGGTAGAGATAAGTATCCTAATCCTGACAAATTATTAACTCTAATAGATTATATTAATAAGTGGGGCTCTGATAGTGACTTTTATAATTATAATTGTCCTAATAATCTTCTGTCTTCTATGGTTACTAAGTACTTGTTTTTACATTTAGATGATAGCTTTAAAAAGTATATTGATGAACATACTGTAAAAATATTCGGTAACTTATCTATAAAAGATTACAATAGAGAAAATAAAACAGGCTTAATGCATTCCGGAAGAGGTGTAGATAGGGAAGATTTACATCCTGACGAACAAGCACATAAACATATACATTTATCAATTTTAAATCAATACAATGGTATTTATAAGAACTTTTTGGGGAGACCTCTCTAAATATATTCATCAAATGGATGAGGCTAAATTAGATAACTTGAATGAAAAAGTTATAGTTTGGGGTAAAGAGAATGAAAAAATACTTACTGAAAAAGGTTTTGATTGTTATTTAGTACATGACGGACCTTATGATACTAGCATTGCATCGGATCATACATTTAAAGACTTTAGAAGTTTAAACCATAAGCTTAAAGCTATTGAAATAGGAGTAGAGTTATTTCAAGAGGTAGTTCTTGTAGATTGGGACTGTCATTTAATCAGACCGATTGACTCAGAATTCTATACTTCTTTAAAAGTAGGAGGTCCTTTACAAGTGCCTTTATATATTTACCCTGAAAAAGCTTTTGTAGAGCTAAAAAAAGTTAAAAATATTAATCCTTTTATTACTGAATTAGAGAAACAAGTCAAAGCTAATTCTTATAAATATAAAGGAGGGTATGTAATTCCTAATACTGGCTTTGTGTACTGTAATTCTTTACTGGTTGCAAAAAAACTTATACAGTTATCTATGGACAATAACCTATTAGCAGTTCCTGATGAGCTTTCGGTTATGAAATATGCTTTAGACTCTGGTCTAACAATGGAACAGTATATAGAGACTATAGAACCTCAAGTAGTAATAGGTAAACAACATGAACTAGATTGGTGGATAGATGATCAAAATACTTTTAACGAGTATATAGAAAAGTTAAAATATAAGAAGATATATTTTGATCACAGGTAGAAAGTTCGTATATTAAGGTATAATAAATTTAAATAAAAGTTATGAAGAAGGAGTATTACATTGCCAAATCAAGAATGAACGGAAAGATTTCAGATACTATGATCGAAGGTCAAGGAATATCTGTAGAAGGGTATAGTTATGAACTTATCTCTAAAGCTCCAGCAGGTAGAAGAGCGGTAAGAAGATTAGTAAGTGAGGAATTAAAAACTCGAATTACTATATATGCGTAATTATAAACAGTTCATAAAATCATTAGTTAAGGAACGAAAAATTACTCCTAGTGAGAAATTAGCTAATAGGGCAGCATATATGGGCACAGGATTTCTTATTCTGTCTCCTTATTTAATTCCATACGGCGATATAGGAGGGTATACATACCTTATCGGCGCAGTACTAACTACTCCTCAAGTGTGGTTAGCTAAACAATGGAACCTAGTTCTCCTTAATGGTAACCTCTTAGTTGGTTACGGGATATTTCTATGGGGATAGTTTGTTAAAACAAGTAAATATTCGTATATTTAGATATAAAAATAAAGGTTATGGCACTATTTAATATAAACGGTAACATTGAATATTCTCAAAGAGGGTATATACAGTCTCCACCAGTTTCAGGTACCAGTGTAAAGAGGCATTACTATGAATGTAAAGCTCCAGTATACGGTATAGCTAATACAATATCGGGGAAGTATATAATGCCTCATTGGATAAAAGTTCATTATAAAACTGAATTAAAAGATATAATAGTGGAAGAACCTAAGAAAGAGTTATTTGAAGAGCTATTTGTTGAACCTAAAAACTGGAAGTTTAAATCAGCTACATCAGACAAAGAATATACTGTAAGAGAAGGCAAAAACGGTCTGCATTGTGACTGTTGGGGCTATATAGCTCATCGTAAATGTAAACATTTAAAAGAAGTTAGTGAAAAAGAATTTTAAACACTTAGTTATAGTAGGTCACCCAGATCAAAAATCATTTTGTTACAACGGTATATTTAAAACAATAGTACGTACATTTAAGAATTGCCCAGATCAGGTAGCTTGGAGAGTTATTGATTTATACGAGGATAAACTCCATAGAGATAAGACTGAAATGATACAAAACTATAAAAACTCTGTTACTTGGGCTACTCACTTATATTTTATATCTCCTGTTTGGTGGTTTAGATTAACTCCTAAGATGGAAACATTCTTTGATGAAGTTCTTACACCGGGATTTGCATATAACTTTGTACCTTTGTTTGGTAAATATGCTTACCCTAAACCAAAATTAAGTGATAAAAAAGTTAGAACCTATATTACCCATGGAGCTCCAATGCTTCCAGTTATAACACTATATCTGAATTCAGTTAAGTTAAGATTGGTGATGGGAGTATATACATTTGTATTTGGCTGGAATCTTAATAGATGGTTTAAGACCAAGCAATTCTGGTCCGTACCTTTTGTAGATGCAGCAACTAGAAAAAAATACTTAAAAGTAGTTACAAAAGACATTAAAAGAGATTTAAATGGATAAACGAATCATAGATATACTCGATAAAGAAAAGAGTAGACAATCAAGTACTATAGAACTAATTGCTAGTGAAAACTTTGCTTCTGATGCTGTTATGGAATTAGCAGGCTCAATACTTACAAATAAATACGCAGAAGGGTATCCCGGCAAAAGGTATTACAATGGATGTGATCATATGGATGAAATTGAAAATCTTGCAATAGAGGAACTCAAAAAATTATACAGTTGTAACTTTGCCAATGTACAACCTCATTGTGGAGCAAATGCTAATACAGCAGTATTTCAAGCATTCTTAAAACCAGGTGATAGGATATTAGGGATGGGTTTAGCTAGTGGAGGGCATTTATCACATGGAAGCAAACCTAACATTTCAGGTAAAATTTATGATGCATATTCATACGGAGTAGATATAGATGGTTTTTTAAATTACGATGGTATAAGAAATTATGCATTAAAAGTAAAACCAAAAATGATTATAGCTGGTGCAAGTGCTTATTCAAGAATAATCAATTGGAAGAAGTTTAGAGAAATAGCTGATGAAGTAGGAGCAATACTTTTAGTAGATATGGCTCATTACTCAGGTCTTATCGCAGGAGGAGAATACCCTAATCCAGTTGAGTATGCAGATGTTGTAACTTCAACAACTCATAAAACCTTAAGAGGACCGAGAGGCGGAATTATTATCTGGAATAACTCAGATTATACAAAGAAAATAAATGGAGCAATATTTCCGGGTACTCAAGGTGGTCCTCTAATGCATATAATTGCTGCTAAAGCACAATGTTTTATAGAAGCAAATACACCAGAGTTTAAGGAGTACTGTGTTAAGGTAAAAGAAAACGCAAACCATATGTGTGATGTGTTTAGAGATAATAATATACCTATCTTAACTGGTGGAACTGATTCTCATTTAATATTAATTGATTTATCCACTAAAAATCATAGTGGAAAAGTAGTTGCTGATATGTTAGAAGAGAACGGTATTACTGTTAATAAGAACGGTATTCCTAACGATCCTCGTAGTTTCATAGAGACTAGTGGTATCCGAATAGGAACAGCAGCAGAAACAACAAGAGGCCATAGTAGCAATTGGTTTAGGGAATTAGCAATAAAAATAAGCACTTTAATAAACGGTAAATAAAATGGGATATATTTTAGTAGGAATTATATGGTGCTGGTGGTTAGAATACTATACTACCAGTAATATTGAAGGTGAATTAGGTAGAAATTGGATTTGGAGAGAAAGATTCTTCCATACATTATTATGGCCATTTAGTTTGGCAACCTTTGTATATGAATTCGTAAAACAAATACTTTAATGAACGTAGCAGTACTCGTAGATATAATAAAAGAAACTAAATCTAATTGGAGATTTATATTTGAAGATCCTTTACTCGATAGGATTAATATGATATCAGGAATGCTAGTACAGTTATGCAGCAAACCTGGTAAGGGAGATTCAGCAGTTCGTAACTATTCAGTTGCCTCTTGGGCAGATGGTACTCCTAGATTTGAATTAATTATCACTTATTTAGAAGGAGGAGCAATGAGTGAATATCTATTTAAAGAGGCTAAGATAGGTGATGAATTTGCGTATAGAGGACCAATGGGAGTATTTACTCTTCCAGAGACTATAGATAGAGACCTTTACTTTGTATCTACTGGTTCAGGTATAAGCCCTTTCCGTTCTATGATTAATTTTATAGCTCTAAATGGAGTTCCTACTCAAGAAGTAAAACTTTTCTTTGGTACTAGAAAACAAGAGGACATATGTTATTGGGAAGAAATGAAACTTATTGAAAGCATACTTCCTAATTTTAAATTTATTCCAACTTTATCTCAAGAAGAGTGGGAAGGTAAAACCGGATATGTTCATGAACATTATCTTAAACTAATAGATGAAAAGCAACTTTTAGGACTACAAAAACCTCTAGTATACTATTGTGGATGGGATAGAATGGTAAAAGAAGGTAGAGAGCATTTATCTAAAAGAGGATTTAAAATGACTAAAGATATTAGGGTTGAAATATTTGGATAATACTATAAAAATAGTTGCCTACCCGAGTTATATTTCTTATATTTATAGTATAATAAAAAGATAAAATAAAGGTTATGTCAAAACAAATAGAAATTTTAGAAAGTAGATTAGAAGAGCTTTACGATAGTAAGAATGGGCTTGAAGATAGATCGCATAAATTAATAAGACGTAAAAAGAACGAGCAGAGACTTATGCTTGGTAATTACTTCCACGTAAACAGTGAAAAGTTTATATGTCAAATATCTAGCGATGAATGTGTAAGGTTAAAATACTCTGGTGATAAGTATGGAGAGCTTATATCTTACCAATTAAACTACAACTGGTCAAGAGATGATAATGGTGAAAGAGTTGTTGATAGTAAGGTATTCCATAATGGTTCAACTTATGAAACTTTAGATGAAAATATGCTAAATGAGTCACAAGCTAGATTTGAATTTATGCAATGTGCTGTTGATCACAATGACGATATAATTGCTGCTTGGAATACTATCGAAAAAAAGTACGATAAGCTTACTGAGACATTTTATAAGCCTATGAAGGAGCTTAGAGAATCTTTAATCTCACAGCAAAGCGATATTGCTAAACTTGAAAAGAAAGCTTTAAGAGATAAACTATCAGGAAAAGGAATTACATTTACTAATAGCGAGTCAGGTAAATTACCTGAGTTGGAGGTAAGATGGGATTGGAGTATAAGTAGAATAAAAACTTTAAAAGTATTAAGAATGACTGCTTCTGGTAAATCAGCAGACTTAGAGATTACCCAAAAGAGTAATAGATGGGATGATAATACTAAATCGTATATTGATACTGAAGCAACTAACACTTACGATAGAGTCAGAATGGATAAGGTAGAGTACTTAATTAAATCTGCTCAACGTAATAGTCAATTAGTAAGCGAAACAAAGTGAAAAAGAAGAGTTTGAAAAAGGTTCAAGTATCGATGCAGGATATATGGAATGCATCAAAACCTAACGTAGAGAAAAGTAAAAAAGCATACAGTCGAAAAGGTAAAAGTAAACCAAACTTTGACGAAGATGATAATTTTTATCCTGATAGTAAATTATAACTATGGCATACGTATATAAATCTAAACATACTCCTATAGCAGTGGTATACACGATAGGAAGAGGACGTAAATACTATATAAAGGAATTTACAGATCTAAAATGCCCTGATCCTATCGTAGCATCAAGATCTAGAAAGCTTCCTAATGGAGCTATTATAGAACAGATTGGTGTAGGAACTAGCTTTAAAGAAATATATAAAAAGAAATATAAAGTAAAATAATATGAATAAACAAGAGAAGTTAATATTAGCATTTGTAGCATTTGCAGTTTTAATAAGGTTAATACCACATCCTCCAAACTTTACTCCAATAGTTGCATTAGCGTTATTTGGTTCAACTACATTTAGAAATAAATGGTTAGGAATATTTCTACCAATACTAGCATTAGGAATATCTGATTTGTACCTAGGATTTTACTCTATATCAATATGGGTATATAGTTCGTTCTTTTTAATTAGCCTACTAGGAACATATTGGAAAAAGATAAAGGTTACAAATGTATTAACATCATCTGTTATCTTTTTTATTATCACCAACTTTGGAGTTTGGTTAGGTGGTTATCCAAAAACAATAGAAGGGTTTTTACTTTGTTATACTATGGCAATTCCTTTCTTTATAAACTCTATAATAGGAGATTTATTTTTCAGTTACCTATTAAAGTATTCATTTAGATATTCTGAAAATAAACTCATTAACTTTAACATTAAATAAATAATAGCCTATAAATAATCAATATGAAAAAACAAGTTTTAATACTTATAACTCTTTTTTTAACTTTAATATCCTGTAACAAAGGAGAAGAAGTTTTGGATCCAGTAATTTCCGAGCCGACTGTTAAACTTTTATTTGTTGCAAACGAAGGAAACTATGGCGAAAAAAACGGATCTATATCAGTAATAGATGAAGAAGGTGTAATTAACACCATAGAGAATGTAGGAGATGTAGTCCAATCATTGCTAGTTTATAATGATAAGTTATTTGTTATAGTAAATAACTCTCACATGATAAAAGTATTTAATATTTTTAAAGATGGAATGTTAGAAATAGATTCTGAAATATCTACAAATGGATCATCTCCAAGAGAAATGATTGTATTTCAAGATAAACTGTACTTTACTAATTGGAACACAAGCGATATCAAAGTTTTAAACCTATTAAACTACACTATTGAATCCTCTATAGAAGTAGACGGTTTACCTGAATCTATTATAGAAAATAATGGAGATTTATATGTTGGAATTACGATGAACTCTGATTATAGTGATGCATCAACAGTTGTAAAGATTAACCCAGTCGCCAATAATATAACAGATTCATACGAAGTTGGAGACGGTCCAACCTCTCTATTAGTAGAGGACGATGTAATTTATATTGCTAGAACTTTTTATGATGAAAATTGGAACGCATTTCATGGTACTAGCTCAATAGATATAAAACTTGACAATACAATTAGGATAGCAGATTATGGTGCAGGGACTGTATGTGGAGGCTCAGTGCATTCATATGCTCAAAAAACTTATAGAAGTTTCCAAGGAGGAATTGCTTCTATTAAAGAAGATTTAACTATAGATGAAAGTACTTTAATTGGTAATTACGATGCTAATAATGTTTATTCTGTAGAAACTATTGGCGATAGAGTATACGTTGGAACATATGACGGGTATGTAAAAATTCTTTCTCAAGATAACGTTGAGATTTCCAATTTTAAAGTAGGAATTTTCCCAGGTGATTTTGCAATATGGAAAAATAACTAATAGATGAAGCAACAAATAGCATTTGCCAAAGCAGTTAAAGTAATTGAATCATGTACTAATGAATCACATCTAGAAGGAGCATATAACTACCTTAATAACTTCTTTAATGTATATCAACAGACGATGATGCATCAGGCACTCTTAATGGAATACACTAAAAAACAAGTAACACTAGAACTAACCAATTAACCCTATTAATAATTACTAAATGAAAAACGTTTTTACATCACTGCTGCTGATAATTACCCTATATGTTACAGCTCAACAAACCCCAGATTTTATTACAGCCGATCTTAACCGCAATATGAATGGGGTATGGATTAATTTTGAACATAATAATGTTCTTACTATGACTTTAGACGGTAGATTTAATAGAGTATTTACCGACACTGATGGTGTAACAGATACTATTACAGGTAAGTACGAAATCAAAGGAAAGAACTTCTTTGTTACTAAGCCAGATGATCAATATTCACTTCACTTTGTTTTATCACAAGATAGACATACTCTAGTAGTTACAAGGCCTAGAAAAGATTTAAAGGAGTATGAAGCAACCGCATGGTTATTTTTCAAAGTGAAGTAAATATGAATCAATATCTAGAACATAAAGAGAAAGGTTTTTACCATCTTAAAAATGTAATACCAGATTATGTTGTTTTAGATCTAAGAGAAAGATTAGTAAACTTAAAAATAAAGTATGCTGAGAGAGAAGGAGAACCAAGACATAACGGAACAGGAATGTTCTGGAAAGGGTTAGAGTTAGCTAGCACATTAGATCCTAACCTATGGAAGTACTACAAGTCGGAATTTATGTTAGACATAGCACAGAGATTCCTCGACACTGATATACCTTATCTTTTTAATGATCAGGCAGTAGTTAAACTTCCAGAAGAAGAGTTCTTCTTTCCTCCCCATACTGATAATAAATTTGGACCTGATCCAGAAGGATCTTTAAGAGGGGAGTTTAGTACAATTAACTGCTGTATGATATTAGTTGACTCTCCAAAAGAAGCAGGAGGTATATCTTGTTTTAACAAAGTTACTCAAGAGTATGAATTCATAGACACTAAAGCTGGTGATATAATAGTAATAGATGGAAACACCCTTCATAAATCAGAAGTAAATAATATTACAGAGCCCCGACCTCTTTATGCCTGTGTATACTCAACACATCCAATTGGTAACCACGACAAAGGTTACTACAGTGAAAAGTTTATTTAAAGTTACAAAGATAACTTAATATTCTTCCGGTTATACGAGATAAAATTCATATCTTTAAGTATTAAAGAAAGAGAGATATACTCTCTTACTAATTAACTTAATTTATTTCTACTATGATTCAAACTATCTATCACACCGACGAAAACATCAAAAAAACTCTTCAATCTCTATTAGAATCTAATTCGATTACACCCGAATTCGCCGACGATATTTACAATTTAGTATACAATAAAAATTTAACCAAAAAAACTCTTCTATCTCTAACCGACCATAAATAATAATTAAAAATAACTCGGGGAGAAGTTAACTCCTCGGGTATTTCTTCTTATATTAAGGTATAATTAATAAGATAAAAATAAAGGTTATGAAAAAAGCAAAACGCCATTACGAATCTTGGTCGATCGAAGAAGCAAGATCATTCTTAGATTTCTACTTATCTAATGTTACTAGAAAAGAGTACAGTATTCTTATTGAAACTTTCGCAAAGGAAGTTGATAGAACTTATGATGCAATTGCATTTAGAGTAAAAGAGATCCTCAGTATTTTAACAGAAGGAGAACAAGGACTTCAGAAAGATAAATGGACCAAAGAGTTTATAACTGTTGTAGGTGAGAAACTTAAAGAAGGTACTATATCTAAATCTAAAATGATAATGTTATTTGAATAATTATGTACTATAAAAAACTTCCAAACGGTCAATGGAAAGCATACTTACAACTCTTTATGCGCAAAGGTACCAAGCATAGAAAGTATTTTAAACCAGGTATTACTGAATTTCAAGATGGAGATGCAAGAATGTACTTTAATAATTTATTAGAAGAACAAAGCTTTCAACAACATTTTGATACTAAAGTTATTTGGAGTAAAGTTTACGAGTCTAAAGGAGGCGCTAAAAAAGCTGAAGATTGGTTATTGAACTATTTTGGTAATGAAGTTGATATGGGGTTTAAAACTGGAGGCTATACTGAAGTAAGAGAATATAATCATCAATTATGGATGAAAATAAAAGACAGATTATATCAAAAATAGTTGCGTAACCGAGATAAAGATCGTATATTAAGGTATAATTAATAAGATAAAATAAAGGTTATGATAAATGTAAGTAAAGTAGTAGAAGAGTTATTTAGTGGATATGCTAATGGTATTATCACAGACAGAGAATGTGGTGATATGATTGACTTAGTTACCAACACCTATACGGTTGTTGTTGATGATGAGATTGAAATGAATTGGAACATAGATCAGGATAGTGGAATGTCTGATTTTAGTTATGATTTAGAAGCTTCACAGTACGATTACATTTAATAATTTAAAAATAAAGGTTATGAAAATTCAAGATTTAAAAGATGGTGATAAGTTTCAAATGGAAGGTTTAGATACCAACGGTGATACTGTTCAATGTGATGCTACATTTATTAGGTATAATGGCATGAATAAATACGTTATTGAATCAGAAGGTATTACTATTCTATATGATGGTGAGCAAGAAATTACTAAACGATACTAATGAAGTGTATAAAATGTACTGAGGATATAAATCCTCTAAGGATCAAAGCTTTACCAGGTACTAAGACCTGTGTGAAGTGCTCTACTACTAATGCTTGGTACGTTAGGAATATTATTTCCGGAAAGACTGAGTATGCTGAGACTGAGATTATTAAAGATGCAGAGTCAGCTACTACTATTCGTAAGATGGATCAAAGAGTAGGATGGGGAAGTAACTTATATAAAGGATAAACTATGAAAACATTAAATAAAGAATACGTAGTACAAGAAGTACTAGATACAATTGCTCTTAAGCAATTAAACAATGAGGATATACCTAGACTCTCAGAAGATAGAATAGACGGTATTGCTGATTCTATTATATTTGATTGGAATGACCTAGGTGATACTGAAGCAGACTTTGCTGAAATGGTTAAATGGAATTTAGATCAAAATATAATACACTGGGATGGATAGAAATAAAAAACGTTACGTAGTTACCATGGACATGTACGTCTATGCAGAGAATGATTATATGGCTCGTAAGAGAGCTCATAAAATGACAGAAGTTGTTGATGAAAAGTATGTCAATGCTAGACCAGCAGTTACAGAGCTAATGGAACAACAATTCGGTACAATAGGCTTTAGAAGACTAAATGATATTAGTAAGCCTGTGAGTAATAAAAAAGAAGAACAATTACCGTTTTAAAGTTGCGTACCCGAGATATTATTCATATATTAAGGTATAATATTAAAACAAAAAAAGGTTATGAGTTATTTAAACATTAAACAATCGTTCTCACAAATAAAAGGTAGTAGTACCGGAATCGCTTTAAAGGAAAAAGGAGACTGTATGGTAAGAGCTCTAGCAGCTACTGCTGATATAAGTTATAATATGTCTCATAGATTTTGTAAGAAGTTCTTTGATAGAAAAGATAATACCGGTACTAGTAATGCAATGATAATGGTTACTATGCTTAAAGCACAGGAAGAGTCTTTAGACATCTTCGGTAGAAAGTACGATGTTACTGTACTTGGCAAATCAGACCTTACTAATAGGTATAAAGTAAAAGGTGAGATAGTTTATAGAAAGAAGACTCTAAAAAGCTTTATTGAGTCTCATCCAAAAGGATCTTTTATAGTAGGGGTAGCCGGACATGCACTAAGTGTTGTAGACGGAGAGCTTATGGATTGGAATACTCTTAAGTTCAAACCTACTAGAAAGGTATTAGATGCCTATAAGCTAGAGAGAAAGCAATTAGGTACTCAATTGAGCTTATTTAAATAATAGGGAGGCGGGCGTTTTTCTTCTCCCCACGCGCGAATTTAATTAAAAGGATATGAATAAACAAACTTCAATAGGAGAGTGGATATTATACGGCATACTAATCATCTTGATAATGATATCATAATGAGTGATTTAATATTTAATCCAATACTTAGTCCTAAAGAGATGTTAGAAGCAGGAATCTTTGGAGGATCATATTTCGGAGTAGAAGACCTACAAGGAGATTATGACTACCAGAGCTTGTTTGCAGAATGCTTAGATGGTATTAGCCCTTTATTGTACTTAGGTAAGAAGTATAGTCCTAAGAAGAATAAGTTTAAGATACGCTCCGGTATGCCATATGACTATTGGTTAGAGATGGATTGGATGCATCATGATGACCCATACGGTTGGTTTGAATGGTATTGTAAGTACTCCAACGGAAGAAGACATGAAGATGATGAGAGACAGATAAGAAGATGGCAGGACTTTTGTGGACCAGGAAGAGGCCGATGGAGGAATGCTATCTATAAAAAGATACACCTCAGCGGTGATTGGAATATTAGTCCTCGTATATGCCAAAGCCTCTTACATTGGGGTTATTATGTTAATGATGATGATTATTTATTTTGGTGTGAATTGAATAGAGTTGAACCTAGAAACATATATAATGAGGATGAATGGTGTCAGTATGGCGGCTTACCTTCTCCTAAAGCTTATGAATAATTTAATAATAGATAGTAATTATGGCAATTAAGAAAGTATCAGTAACACGTACATCTTCTTACTCTATAGATGGAGAAGGAGTTGTAAGTAGAGAAAGGATAGTAGAGATGTCTCACAATTGGACAGAAAGAGATATAACTTTATTTAAGAAGATAGCCAAGCAAGGCGGTACATGTAGGATTCAAGGAGTTAAGTATGTAGTGCAACCAGGCGAAAGAGTAACAACATCTCATGGATGGGCAGATGGAGGAGTAGGGAAGATGCATGGACCAGAAGAATAGGTTATGAAGAAAGGATATATAGGATGTGAGCATACTAGTCAAACATATCTACAAGTAGCTAGAGAGATGAAGGAAGAAAGAGAAAGATTGACAAGGAAGCTAAAAGGTATCCAGACAGTAGATGATTATAGAGTAAGAACTAAAGCAGGTAAAAGAAAATGATAGAACTAATAGAACAATTATATAATAGTAATGAGATATCGGAAGAGGTAAAGAATAAACTCTTAGATAAGCATTACAATAGAGAGACAGGACCTTGTACATCACATGCTAAGGAGTCCAATCGTATGATTGAAGATGAAGAAGCTTTAGAAGAGAGAATGAGGATCATAGGACAGAATGGTAATACAGGAGAGCATTATGATCAATAGCGGTAGGGAGTGGGATTGGATGGATGATGAGGGTGAGGGGCGTTTTCTCTCTCACGAAGTGCCACGCGCGTATTGTCCGAACTACCCACCTAAAATAGAGGACCAATAAAGGACATAATCTACCATGGTCATGCTGAAGCATCACCTAACGGGTACTATCGTACCCTGTGTCTGAGAGTATAGATGACTTAGGCTAGTACTTGATATTAAACTAAATAGAACCTTCATAAGACATTGTAAGAGGTAGGGAGAACCTACTGCTATAGGGGTAGTATGGGTAGCATCTTACCAAGTCTATTAATAATACTAGAAGTATATTTAAAATATAGGAGAGAAAAGGCTATCCCTTGCCTGGTAAAACCATATATAAACATATATAATCTAAAGACAACTAAAGATGATCTAAAGATCTAAAGAGAATGTAGGTAGAATAAGGATGGACTAATGTATAGAATAAAGTAAGAAGGCGTATGGAAAGTAATAGAAGAAGTACAGGGGCATGTGTGTCGATGGTCGATCCATCCTATAGATTATAAAAATAAACAGCCTAATGCCTTGTCTATATGCTAAATTCTTCCATAGGCTATCTAAAGATTCATCTAAAGAAATCTAAAGATTGGGTAGGTTATATGCATATTAAATCGTATATTAAGGTATAAAGAGGTATGGTAGAGAAGAAGATGATACAGATAGATAAAGAACTAGCCCTAAAGGTGAAGGGTATGTATCCAGACCTCTCATGGAATGCCATTGTAAGTAAACTAGTATCTAAAGATCTATCTAAAGATTCATCTAAAGACTCTGGTAGTACATACGCTACAGTAGATGATATAAAGGTACTGAAGGATAAGTTCTCTATGGTTATTACTCAATTGATCAAAGTAAATAAACTTAAACAATAGTTGGTACCCTGCTATATTATTCGTATCTTTATTATATATAAAGAGATAAAGCATTATGGTTAAAAGACTAAAGGAATGTATTGTGGGTGAGAGAGTCTTAGTAGACTGCTCAATGGTACAAGGATACAAAGGAGTGAATGAGGTGTTGGTACGTTCGATGGATGCTGGAGAGATAGTAGTAGAGACATCTGATGGATCAAGAGTAGGCATGGATGGTTATGAGAAGGTCCAAACTCTCTAAATCCTACCGCCCAATACGGTCAACCTGTGGTCATGGTGATCTAACGGTGATATAACACTGACGGTATAGTTCCCTAAGAGGTAGGTAGCCTGCGAGGCTGCGCCATACTAGGTCGTATATTTCTGATGATTTTTCGGTGTATAGGGTAATATATATTTATATATTGCTAGATATCTCTTTAATGAGCCTGTCTATGTTCCTATTATATCTTGCATCTTCTAAAGCTCTATTCGAATCAAAGCTATTAGTTTTAAGATAAGGGTAGAAATGCTTAGTTTCCCAATGCAGTCTATATTCATACCCGCTTGGAAACTCTTCATAGCATTGAGAGCATCTAATTAAGTTTCTAATCTTCTTTATAGAATACTTCAAATAACCCTATTATAAGCATTGCTATCATCAGAAGTCCTACTGCATAATCGTTCATCATCATTCTTTAACTTTATTACATCCGCCACATATTGTCCTATAAGCGGCATTTAAAGCTCCACATTCACAATTCCATGAATCGTCTACCAAATTAAATTCTCCCATAGTGCTTCAGTCTTTATAGGCTCTAAAAGTACAAGCATTACGTCCATTGATAAGAGGCATGCCATGTAAATCGTATGTTATAGAATTAACCTTTACCTTCTTATTCTTAAACCTACCTGTAAGTATATAGTCACCTGTCTTTATTCCTTGTAGCTTTATCATTACTGAGTATTCTTTGATTCAATTTAACTCTTCCATTGCATTAAAATATTGATAGAAATTAAAACATTGGTTACCACGGCTTGAATAATTAAAAGAGTTCTAATAAACGCGACCCTATCCGCTTCATTTGTCTTTCCTTGCTTCTCACCTAATGCTTTAGCCCATAATCTCCATACCACTCTCATTCTCTAACTTTACTACCTATTATTAATATATGAACTTTTTGGTGGGTTTCCAACTAATAACAGAGAAATTTTTTGGCAAATTTTCCCCTATATACCCCTTTTTATATATACCTCAGTACTTCCATATGTGGATCCAGTAGCTTATGACTCAGTAGTATCTCTATTAGTAGCCTTCTTTTCTTTTTTGCCATCTAACATAGACATACTTGAATTGTTGCCATACTTAGATACTACTACCTCGAGGACTATAGCTAATATTATAACACATATTAAAAACGCTATCATATCTTGTTTATTTAGTTATGTAGGCAAGGAGGAAGGACTATAAAATTGCGGTGCAACTCGTGCGCGTCTCGCGACGGCTTCGCCGTCTTGTTTATTTACCTATAGCCCTCACACCTCCACCAGCGAAGCGATCCTTTAACGGTTCCTGCTCTTCACATATATACAATATAAGAATATCATATCAGGATTCCAACTTGATTGGTAATTAACTTATCACTATATTTATCTATATGAAGCAGATTCAGAAAGATAATCTTTTCGCTATGTTTGAAGTAAGCGATGAAGAGGTGTACAAGGAGCATGGAGTAACGGGAGTTCTTAAAAATCCATATGTTCTAATGGGGATGGTAATTCGTGGTTTAGAGAATTACTATTTAATGGATGCACTATACTCTAAGAAATACCCAGAAGAGTATAAGAGACATACAAAGATGGTTAGGTATAAGTATTTTACTAACCTTATGGGTTATCTAGAGAGAATAGATTGGGAGGATATTAATGAGGCGTATAAGATATCAGATTCATTTGATTTTGCAAGTACTAATGAGGCTTTAGATTTACTTAAAGATTATTTTGAGGGAATTGAATACTATGAAAAATGTAGTACCATTAAAAAAAGTCAAGATATACTCTATGAGGGTGCACTCAAGAATTTTGAGGTACCTAAAGTTTAAAAGAACCTGTTATTTAGTTGGCTACCCGAGTTATTATTCGTATATTTAAGTATATATAAAAACAATAAAGGTTATGGGAATGATTCAAGAGTTAAAAGAGGAGATTGCAGAGATGCAGAATAGAAAAACTAGTTACCTAGCTATGGGTAATATTGGTTTATCAGAAGATTGTCAGTGGAGATTAGATGGAATGAAAGAACGTTTAGAGGAGTATAGTTCTAAGTGGGGAGAGTATGTATATGTACTTTCTAATAAATCTATGCCTGGAATAGTAAAGGTTGGATTTACGACTACATCTCCTGAGCAGAGATTAAAGGAGATTAACTCAGCAACTGGTGTTATTGAAGAGTGGGAGACTGATTGGTATTTAGAGTGTGCAGAAGCACATGATTTAGAGCAAAAAACCCATGAATACCTTAAAGATTTCAGAGTACGTAAGAATAGAGAGGGTTTTAATGTTTCTTCTACTCAAGCTATTGCAGCAGTACAGAAGATAAATGAAGAAAGGTATTAAATTAGTTGCGTAACAAAGATATAGTTCGTATATTAAGGTATAATAAAAAAAAATAAAGGTTATGAGGTTAATTTCACTATTTTTACTGGGTTATTTCTTAAGTTCTTGTGAAAAGGAAGATATTCTTCCAGACTTATGTATAGGAGGGGATTGTAGCGTTGCATTTAAGGTAAATGCTCCACAAGATGCGAATGGTTACTACCATTTAAAGTTAAACTACGATGGGCAGTATGATCCTAGGTTTAGTATTGAGGTAATTGCTTCTAAAACAGATGAATTCTACCATTATAACAGTAAATCAGTAGTAACAGCAGGATTTTCCGGAGATATTTTCGTACAGGTACCACTTCAAACCGGAGAGTTAACAGAATTTATACCGTTAGTACAGGAGACTCGCTTATACTTACGCGATCACGGTAAAATACCTAATAAGATGTATACTAAACGGATAATAGGCCCAGTTTTAGAGGGTTTAAAGGGAGATACTTTAAATGTTAGTGGATATATTAATTGGGATGGAGGTAATAATTGGAAAGAAGAGGAAGTTTTTCTAAAGTTTATTATAGAATAGTTGCTATTCTGCCTTAGAAGTATTATCTTAAAAATATATTAATTAGTATATAAGATATAATAGTATAAATAGTAAACTTAATAAGTAATATAAATATATAAATATATAAATATATATATAGTAATAATTAATCAAATAAATAACATATGTCTATAACAGCAGAAAAAATAGCCTCAAACTATGAAAAGCACTTAAAAATTGTAGAGACCTACATTACTAATCGTAAAGATCAAGTGCTAGCCTTACTTTCTTCGTTAGAAGATAATTATGTTATGGCTCCTGCTAGTGGAAAGACTTGGTATCATAATGCTTTTGCAGGAGGGTACGTAGATCATGTAAATAGAGTTGTAGAGTATGCGGTAAAGCAATCTAGACTCTATAAAGATATGGGAGGTACTATAGATTATACAGAAGAAGAATTAGTATTCTCTGCTTTATTTCACGACCTAGGAAAAATAGGAGATGGAGTATCACCAAATTATATACCTCAGACTGATAAATGGAGACAAGATAAACTCTCAGAGATGTATACTAATAATTCAGAATTGGATTTTATGCTAATCCCAGACCGCTCATTATATATTCTTCAAAACAACGGAATTAAAGTAACACATAGGGAATTCCTAGCTATACGTTGCCATGATGGAGTTTTCGATAAAGCTAATGAAGCATATTTTTTTAGCCACCAGGAGGGTTCTAGACAGAAGACCTCTATTATATCAGTACTTCACTCAGCAGATTTCTTAGCTTCTAAAGTTGAATATGATATGTGGAAAAGAGATGGAGGTAGCTCTAAACCTACTTCTAGGAAAGTTACTGCTTCAACTGGAAGACCAGTTAAAAGCTCAGAAGGATTATCTAACATATTAAAAAATATATAAAATGTTAACTTACCAAATAATAATTGCCATATTAGTTGCCGGCTTGATTTTTAGTTCTTATATTATTTATAACCTACTTAATGCAGTAGAAAAACATGAAGATATAATAGAAGATCAAGTAAATTATTTACAGAATATATCTAATTCAATAACTCAAGGAAAACTACATCTTCAAAATCTCGATGAAAAGGGGGTATTTCAAAGCGACGATGAAGTAGGAACATTTTTCAAACAAATGCAAGCAGTACAAGAGGAATTGAATAGATACATGCTCCCAGAAAACTATGGCACGAAAGAAAGCGAAAGCTAATTACTTTACTCAAGAAACAGAGTCCTACATAAAAGTATACAACAGATCATCAGATGTAGCTGAACGACAGAAGATCTTTACAGATCACATATACTTACCATTTTACAAGCTTGCAGAGAACATTATACATACTTTTAAGTTCTACTATACGGATGTAAATAAAATTGAAGATCTCAAACACGAGATTGTTTCTGTTTTATTAGAAGAGAAGATTATGAAATTTGATCCCGATAATGGAGCAAAAGCATATTCGTATTTCGGAACAATAGTAAAAAGGTGGTTAATAAACTATAATAATAAGAACTATAAAAAGCTAAAGCAGATTGGATCTTTTGATGAAATGTACGATTCATCTATTGAAGATAGAGGTATAGAGGAAGGTCATATTAATCTCTCTCAATTTATAGACATGTGGGTTAAGGAAGTATATGAAGTACTTGACAATATGTTCGAAAAAGAATCAGATTTACAGATTGCTGATGCTGTTCTTACTCTATTTAAAACTCGTCAAGACTTAGATATTTTTAAAAAGAAAGCTCTTTACATCTATATAAGAGAGATGACTAACTGTGACACCCCCTACCTTACAAAGGTAATTAACGTGTTAAAAGAGGACTTTAAAAGGAAGTACCAAAAACTATACGACCAAGGATATCTTACAGATAAAACTTACTAGTCTATTTATTATAAATAAAACACCATGAGTTTAGATAAAGAAATATTCAACGGCAAAACTCTTTCAGACCTATTCGGGGAGATACATGATAATTCTTCTACTACTAGGAACCAGGTAAAAAGTCTAATAAACGAATTAAAACCTCTTATAGAGAATATAGGGGATGCTACTTTAATTGTACCCATGATTAAAGAGTACATGGAAATTCAAGTAAAAAACGATGACGCTTTAATTAAACTGGCTACTATAGTACAGAGGATTGAAACAGCAAATGCAAATGGATCAGGAGATGAGATGTTTGACCTCTCAGAACTACAGGACTTATTAGAGGAGCAAGAAGCACTAGACAGTGAAACACAAGTAAAAATAGAAGAAAGTAAAGATGGCGAACAATCCGTATAGTCTAAATACCTTTTCAGGTGGAAGCCTTATGAGTAATGGTTCAACCGGCCAATCTTCATCCTCCGGCGGAATGTCCTTTGGGATAGTTTTAGATATACTGCTAAACGAAACCCATCCGGAATACGAAAACTATAATAAATCACAAGGTCTAAATGGGGTATTTTATACTCCTTATACAGACGGCGATGGTGATAATGAAACAGCTAACAGTTTTGCCTACTGCGATGCCTCTTTTCTTAAAAGGATACCAATACCTGGAGAGATAGTCGTAATAGAAAGACGCCCATCAGTATACACACTTACAAAAAATACCCCAAACGATAAGACCAACATTAATAGATCCAAAGAAGGACTTTTAACATACTGGACAGGTATTGTTGCAGGCTGGAACCATCCTAATGCTAATGTAATGCCTAACGAAGACATTACTGGATACATATACGGAGAGGACTTTGACCCAGAAAAAACAATAGCACCCCTTGGAGCTTTTCCCGGTGATACTATAATAGAGGGAAGGTTTGGGCAATCTATTAGACTTAACGGAACTAAAGCAGAGTCTAATACAATTGTAGTAGAAGATAATAACGGTAAACCTACAATTCTAATAAGTAATGGACAGGCAGAGCCTGAAGACTCAATTAACCCGGTAAAAGAAGATATTAATAAAGATCCTTCTTCAATATACCTAACCTCGGACCATCAGGTAGAAATAGAACCTGCTAATGATAAAAGAGAAGCATATATAGATCCTCCTATAACTCCTGAAGAATATAAAGGTTCGCAGGTTATAGTAAACGGAGGAAGATTATTTTTTAACGCTAAAGATGAAGGAGCGTTCATATCTGCTAAAGAAACTATCGGCCTAAATAGTAACATAGTAGCAGTAGACGGAGAACAATATGTAGCATTCGATGCTGATAAAATATACTTAGGTGAAGCAGCTAAAAGGTTAGAAGACGAACCGGTACTACTAGGTAAGAGAACAGTAGACTTGTTAGAGGAAATAATAGATGAATTAGACGCTATATATACTAATCTTGCTACTCTACCACCAGCTCCTCCAGCAGGAATTGCTAAACTAGTAGTATTAGGTAATATGCAAAAACCTTCAATACCCTTATTAAAGAATAAACTTAGGAGAATAATGTCTGAAAAAGTATTTACAGAGTAATGCCATATATTAAATTTCCAAATAAACAAGAATTAGTAGCAGCCCTTGCCCCGCAAGTAGGTAAAACTCTTGGTATACTTAAACAAAAAGTCTTAAGTAAGCTATTTGAAGTGATAGACGACTTTAGAAGAGAAGGCTGTCCGCATCTACAAAAACTAAATCAAGTTTCAAGGACAATCTCTCAAATGCAACGTACTATAAACAGTACTGCAAAAAAAACCAACAAGGTTAAGAGGATGGCTACTAAACTAGGCATCCCATTAACAGGGTTAGAAATAGCAATTAATGTGATAGGTAACATACCTATTCCACAAGCAGTGCCCCCTGGTGTAGGTATACCCATATCTATCACTAATAAATTTACAGAACAGCTAATACTTTTATTAGAAATGATTGCAGCTATAAAAGAAAATGTAAGCTCTATTGAAACTATGGTAGCACCGTCTATACTCTTTATAGATAACATAAACAAGAAAGTACAATCAGCTAAACTACCAATTATAGCTTGCAAAATAGAAAATGCACTAAAAGAAGAAGTAACAAACGGCAAACTAACAGAAGAACAGTTAATAGCTGCAGGATTACTAAATGATAAAGGAGAGTATATATTCACATCTCTTATACCTATATTCCTTGGTACTACTCAATTTAATACTGACGGAAGTACGTACTACCCTAATAACAACGAACAACAAGAACTAAGTGCTCAATCAGAAGCAGCAACTGTACTTAGCAGCGCTATAGAGCTACTTCCATCTCTCGACGATTCAAATAGTTTAAAAGATTTAATAGATACATATCAAGCTACTTCCGATAGACAGACGAGTAACCTGTCAGATACACAGTACTCACATGTAGGACCAGACGGTACTGTATATAAGTTAAATGTAGAGTTAGATGTAGAAGGGTCTACTATAGCACCTCAAAGGTTCGCAGTAGCTAAAAACCTAAATAATATAGTAGTGCTAAGAGGTGCTAAATCCTACAGTTCTTCTGAAACTGTACTAATAGATGAAATTAAATTCAGAATAGATAATCAACTTGCATAATACAACTATTTATATATATGAAACTCGATCAATTAAGAAAAATCATACGAGAAGAGGTTAGATCTGCTATAAAGGCAGAGCTACAAGAAGTTATGAACGAGGCTGTTAAAGCAGCCAGTGCTCCAACAACTATGACTGCAGCCCCAGAAGCAGGTAATACAAGCTGGTCAGCACCGAAAAAAGAATTAAAAAAACAACAATGGACATCAGGTAAGTCGTCCACGTTAGAAGAAATGTTAAATCAGACTGCTAACACCATGTCTAACGAGGAATATAAAAACATATCAGGAACCTCAGGTCCAATTGCACCTAATTTTGCTTCAAGAGGAGCATCTCAAATGGGAATGACAGAAAATACAGGTCCTGCACCAGGTCTTGATTTATCCACACTTCCATTTTTAAAAAATGCAGGCGCTATATATAAAGCCTCAATAGAAAAAGATAAAGAAAAAGGACGTAGATAATGGCATTTGAAGTAACAAGACTTAGCGTAATAGACACACAACCTAGTAAAGCAGTAGGGGTAGCCCTTCCGTTTTCTGGAAAAGCTGTTTTTAACTCTACCTACACGTCTAAAGATGCACTTAAAACCAATATAATCAATTACTTCTTAACAGCCAAAGGAGAACGCTTTATGAATCCTAATTTTGGGAATAGACTACAAAACTTACTTTTTGATAATCTAACACAAGAAAAGGTCAGTCAAATTCAATCAACTGTAGAAAGAGATATGGAAGTATTATTTCCTAGAGTAAATATAATCAACCTAACTACAGTAGGAGACCCAGACACACACACAGTTCAGTTTGCAATGTCGTACACTGTTCAAGATACTAACATAGAAGATGAAGTAATTATTAACTTCGAACAATAATGGCACAACAAGAAAGAGACATAAAGTACGTAAATAAGGAGTTTGGAGACTTCAGACAAGGGCTGATAGAATTAGCTAAGAACTATTTCCCCGACGCCTATAACGACTTCTCACCCACATCACCTGGTATGATGTTTATAGAAATGGCCTCATATCTAGGAGATGTACTATCCTTCTACCAAGATACACAACTTCAGGAAACCTTCTTACAACACGCGAAGAACCCATCTAATCTATATTCTTTAGCCTACATGATGGGCTATAGGCCTAAAGTTTCAGCTGTATCTAGCACAGTATTAACAGTTACGCAGAGAGTAGCAGCACAAGGTTCAACCTACACCCCTAACTATAATCAAGCATTAAAAATCACTGAAGGAGCCACAGTAACATCAACTGTATCAGGTTCAACTACTTTTACAACTTCTGAACCAATTGACTTTAGTTTTTCTAGTTCCTACGATCCAACAGACGTAACTATCTTTTCACTAGATGGAGGACAACCTGCTGAATTTTTATTATCCAAAAAAGTACTAGTTACTTCAGGAGCACCAAAAGTTACAACCTCAACCTTTACAACAGCAGAGAAATTTGCCACTATAGAATTAGGAGACACTAATATAGTAAAAGTACAAAGTATAGTAGATAGTGATGGCAATGAGTGGAAAGAGGTTCCTTTTTTAGGACAAGATACCGTATTTCAAGAGGTAACAAATAGTGCAACAGATAGTAACTTAGTCCCCTCTACCCTTAATTTAGTTAAAGCACCAAGAAGGTTTGTCACTAGGTTTACATCAAAAGGAGTATTACAAATACAATTTGGGTCCGGTATAACTGGGACAGATAATGATTCTTTCCTTCCAAACCCAAATGAACAGATAACAGGAACTAAGCAAGACGTTAATAAATTAGACTATGCTTATGATCCTTCTAATTTTCTCTTTACAGGTGCATATGGTATATCACCTACAAATACTACATTAACTATAACCTATATAGTAGGAGGAGGAGTAGCATCAAATGCTCCAGCAAACTCTATTACAGCACTCGGAACAGTAACTACATCAGCAACAGACAGCTCTTATACCTCAACACTAGCATTTAATAACGTTGAAGCCGCTACAGGAGGAGGAGACGGTGATTCAATTGATGAACTTAGACAAAACTCTCTCCGTTCATTTGCTGAGCAACAAAGAATGGTAACAGAAAACGACTTCACAGTAAGAGCATTATCAATGCCTACTCAATTCGGATCTGTTGCTAAAGTATATGTAAGTAAGGGATTAGCTACTTTAAATAGTGAACAGCAAAATTCTGATGTTAATTCTTTAGCATTAAGCATGTATACGTTAGGGTACGATATTAATAAAAAATTAGTTAATACTAGTTCGTCTTTAAAAGCTAACCTTAAAAAATACCTTTCTCAATATATAATGCTTACTGATGCAATCAATCTTAAAGATGCATTCATAGTTAATATAAAAGTTAAGTTTGAGATAGTAGCTCTTCCAAATGTTTCTTCTAGAGACGTACTTCTTTCCTGTACAGAAGAACTTAAAGAGTATTTCAGTATAAGTAAATGGAACATTAACCAACCTATTAACTTATCTAGCATATATACACTATTAGATAAAGTAAAAGGAGTACAAACAGTAAAAACAGTAGAAGTAGATAATTTAACAGGCGGTAAATATTCAACATACGCATACGATGTGAAAGGAGCTACTAGAAATAACATAGTATACCCTTCATATGATCCATGTATATTTGAAATAAAATATCCAAATTCCGATATTGAAGGACGTGTAACAACATTATAAACAATGGCAGTATATAGAATATATCCAGAAAAAGACACCTTCCTATTTAGCACACCAACTATTGCTGGTCTATATGGAAATGCTGGTCGTGATGAGATTTTAGAAATAGGTGGCTATCCTGATCCTAGTTTTCCACTCACAGGAAGAACTAGTAGGACTCTAATACAATTTAAACAGTCAGACATAACTTCTGCTTTAACAGATAAAGTATCAGGAAATTATTCTGCAAGTATTAATCTAGCTCTAGCAACAGCTGGAGAAATACCAACATCTTTTACAGTCTTCGCTAATCCAGTTTCTTCCTCCTGGACAGAAGGGGTAGGTAAACAAGCAGATAATCCTGTAAATAGAACAGGAGCAACCTGGAAATATAAGGATGCAGCAACAACTCAATGGACTACTCTAGGAGGAGACTATTTAGCAGTATCCCAAAGCTCGCAAGCTTTCGATAAGACATCTACTTATGATATTAATATGGACGTAACATCTGCTACTAAAGCATTTGCAAGCAGTTCTATAGCTAATAATGGATGGTTATTAAGAATGGAATCTGCATACGAAGGGTACACTAGTGCAAGCATACACTTGAAGTACTTTGGATCTGATACGAATACTATATTTCCACCTTACTTACAGTTTAAATGGGACGACTCTTCAACAGCTGGCTCTTTAACTGAACTTACAACAGACATAGCAACCATTAGTATAAAGAACGCTAAAGCAGAATACACAGACTCAGATAAAAGTAGATTTAGATTAGCGGCACGACCTAAATATCCACCGAGAACATTTGTAACAGCTTCTATCTACACGACAAACTACAGACTACCAGCTACTACATATTGGGGCATACGAGATGAATATAGTGAAGAAATGATTATTGATTTTGATACCAACTATACTAAGGTATCCTACGATAGTAGCGGAAGTTTCTTCGATATATATATGGATACACTACAACCAGAAAGGTACTATAGGCTGTTAATAAAAACAACTCTGAACGGGAGTGACTTAGTAATTGATAATAAAAACATATTCAAAGTTGTAAGAAATGGCTAATGATATTAAGATTGAAAAAACTGTATACACAAAAGATGAATTTGACAAAGTAGTCGATAGAGACTTTAAAACCTTTGCTCAACCTGCTCCTGCTGTAGTAGAATTAACTGTAGACGAGTTTTTCAACGAATACGAAAGACTCTATATGGATATAACAGTGAATGGACCTGAAGAATCTCATGAGTACTTAGTTAGAAGAAGTAATGAACTAGTAGGAATAGATAAAGAAACAGAAGATATACAGCCTCTATTAGATGAGATAGCTAATTTGAGAGAAAACATATTAAAGGATCAACAAGAGATTCTTGACCTAAATACAAAATTAGCAGATGCAAGAGGTTAATTACATAGTGAACCCCACCTCAGCTTCAGAGATAAAAGAAGAGTTGGTAATAGATAAAAAAGTAACTGATATAGTTAGTGATTATTCTATTAACACGTTTTTTGAGTCTAGTAAGAATCAATTAAAACTTGAAATATACTCAATTCAGAACACTCTCTTACTCTCTAACTCAAATTACAAAAGATATAGTGAGCTCCTTAACGCTGTATCAGCAGGCCAATCAGGAGCTAGTCAGATTACTTTAAGTCCTATAGACGATATTATTGCAAATGGATATGAAGCAGGAGACGTTAACGTAGTATATAGCTTCCTAAATAACCCCTACACGGATAATAGATCAGGAGGAAACTTCTATATAGACCAGATATCACCTGATAGAACAGAAATTAGACTGTTTGCATTAGGGTTAACTGACGAACAGACTAAAACCTATACAGAAGCATTTACAAGTAAACTAGAACAAGAAGCATACTTTTCTGAGTTCTACGTAAACTTAAGTAATGATACATCCTCAGTAGGTATAAATATAACATCAGAAGAAGTACCTAAAGGTTACTCCGTGGTTATAAAACTGATGAAACCTCTTCCTAACACAGTTGTAAGTAAGGACCAAGTAACTATATCAGAGATTGTATCTAACACAATTGCTTTTAATATAGAAGCTGATTTTATAGAGGAAAAAGAATCTATTGAATACCTTAGAGGACCAAACTTTAGCATTCCCATATCAGAAACTTCAGATAGTCCAACAGAATACTTAGACTACAACGACTTATTTAGCTACCCAGTAACAGGTTCTAATTATGAGTTACACTCTTTACTCAAGGAAAAAAGCGTAAACGTATCTATAAACCACTCGGACTATAGTAATTTTGTACACTTCTCTTCAGCAGAAGAAAGGTTAAGAAACTTTAAATACAAGTTAGACCTAGTAAATTCTTATAGAACTAGTTTAGATACAGCTACAGCAGGCACATATATAGGAACAGGAATATCTGGAAGTAAAGCATACTATAACGGACTAATAGAGGGGATAGTAGATAATTTTGATCATTACGATAGACACCTATATTTTAGTAGTGGATCTTCTTCTTGGCCTAAATCTAATAGTATTAAACCATATACTAATTACGCTAGTAGTACTTCAGAAGCTGTAACCTGGTTTAATAGTCAAATAGCAGTTGCTAATAACTACGACTTTAGTAATTTTGATATTTTAATAAACACTATTCCTAACTTTATAAGAGAAGATGCTAACAATACATCTTACTTAATGTTTGTGCATATGATCGCACATCATTTTGATAACTTATGGATATACTCTAAAGCCGTTACAGATAAATACGACTCTGATAATAGGATAGACTTTGGTGTAAGTAAAGATATAGTAAGAGAAGTAGTACAGTCTTTTGGTATTAACCTATACGATGGAAATGAAAATATAGATAATTTATTCTCTTCTTATGTAGGTGAAACATATCAGACTGGAAGTGAAGATATAAATTATATTAAAGTAATAACCTCTGGAAGTAACCTTGCTTACCAACAACCTATGGCTAAGCAAAGCTATAAACAAGAGGTATATAAACGAATATACCATAATCTACCCTTACTAACAAAAGGAAAAGGAACTATAAGAGGGCTTAGGGCACTAACTGCATGCTTCGGTATACCTGATAGTATCCTCTCTATAGAATTAGGAGCAGGCGCTAAGATAGGATCTGATGATTATTTTGGATACGAAGTAAACGTAACAGGCTCTTTAAATTCTATTAGAACTGACGCCACAGGAAGCTACCTTAGTGAAAGTGTAGTTTCTAACTATACATCTATAGAAAAACCAAGTAAAAAGTATTCTCAAGATACAAGTGAGATACACGTAGGATTCAATATAAATAACCAATACAACGATAAGTTAAGAAGTAGAACTACCGGTTCATTTAACATTGACCAGTATATAGGAGACCCTAGCTTAGAGCAGTCAGGAAGTTATGATGCTTTAAACACTCTAGCAAGTAGCTTAATGAACTTAACTGCCACTTGGGATGAAGCATCTGGTAAATGGAACGAAAACAACGCAATATGGAACTCAGAACAATACTGGGAAAAATCACCTAAAGCATTTATAAGACTATTAAAGTTTTTTGATAATTCTTTATTTAAGATGATTAAAAACTTTGTTCCAGCTAGGGCAACTGTAGCAACAGGCCTTATTATTGAACCCCACTTGATGAATAGAAGTAAAGCTAAAGCCCCTAAAGCAACAGCCGAAAACACTATACATACAGCATCAATAGCAATTGTAACAGCCTCAGCAGGAGATGCAGGATCTTTTCCAGTTTCAGCAAGTACAGCGTATACAACAAACTATACCGGCACTATAAATACACCACTAGGATCAGCTCCAAGGAACGTTACAGATGAAGCTCCTAAGTATACAGGAGAATTTAAAGGTTCACTAACTATAGTTACGACTGGAGAACTGAATGCTAGTAATCCATATAAATCAGCTGCACAGCCTCAAGTACTAATGGACCTTACTACTCTATTCTTATCTGATCCAATTCCTGCTTCATGTAATATTTCTTTACAGGTTACTTATGCAGGTGATTACTTTAGTATATTTGCTACAGGGTCAGCTGCAACAACAGGAAAAGTTGGATCCAGTTACCCAGTTGCTGTTACAGAAGCAGCCAGTATTAATATAGCTCAAAATTATGATGACTATGAGTTCTTTACTTTAACTCAAACAGCCACATATCCAAGAACATTTAGGGGGTGGTATAAAGCACCTACCTCAAGCTCAGGTAACTTAATTTCTACCGATACAACCTTAAGTGTATACGAAACATTCGAACCTGTATACGGTAATAACATATACGCAATATTTAATTAAAGATGATAATAGATGAATTCATAGCGTTAAATCCTGCAGCATTTTCTAACTATACTGGAGGAGTAGGTAATATAAACTTACTTGTAAGCAGCAGTGTATCTGCTTCTATTAATATAGCTCCCTTTGTTATACAGGGTATGACTATACCTTTTAGATCACAAGATGGAACTTCTATTAGGTCTGCTTTAACTGAAATGAATAACGTATCCTATGCATACGGTGGCACAGTATACACCTCAGATATAGTAGGTAGACAGCAGCAAAATACACACTACTACTTTAGGCTGAGAGATACGGTAGCAACAAGTTTACCAGTTGATGATGATGCAGGTAATCCAAGAGAACTTCTTTCTCCATTAATATTTGAGCCTTATGTTGCTAAAGGATTTGAAAATAGTGAATTTTACCCTCTACAAGGAAATTCAACAGTAGAGAAGAAAAATACGGTTAGACAGCAGGTAGACAGAAATACAGGAATTGCTAATCCTTCTAACCTATCTGCAATTATTTCTCAATCAGCTGCATTTGCTCAAGTACAAGATAGCAACTATACTATAGCTGGAATAGTAAGAGCTAGGTATGAAGGAACTAAATTAAACAGCGGAAGCGTAGTAGGTAATGATCCTGCTCTTGCACTAAGGTCTTTTGAAGGCAGTATATATAGTGAAGACGCTACCGTAGTGACTATAAAAGCACAGCTATTTGCTGATAGAGAGATAGAAGAGATATTTTTTAATGCAAGAACAATAAAATCAGCCTCTATAATGTCAGTTCAAAATTTTCCAGCTTCTTCTAGTATAGTATTTACACCAGAAGGAAATGTATTTAACAGAATAGTAACATCTCGAGTATATTCAATCGATACAGACGAGGTATACAACGTAGACTTAAATGGTATAGTAACTAGTATAGAGTAAAATAAAATTTTCATATATTTATATAAAATAACAATAACAAAATGGGATACTTAGATAATGCGATAGTAACAGTGGATGCTATCCTAACAAAAAAAGGAAGAGAGCTATTAGCCCGAGGAGATGGTTCTTTTAAAATAACACAATTTGCTTTAGGGGATGATGAGATCGATTATACATTATATAATCCTGCACATCCATCTGGATCAGCATTATACGGAGAGGCTATAGAAAATATGCCTCTACTAGAAGCATTCCCAGACGAAAACCAAATCTTGAAGTATAAGTTAACTACTCTTCCTCGAGGTACTTCTAAACTTCCAGTACTAGATTTAGGATTTGCTACTATTACTCTTAAACAAGGAGCTTCATTAGCAATCACCCCTCAAACACTAAACTACTTAGGTGCTACTTCAATTTTCGAAGCAGGCGGGTATACTGCAACAATAGCAGATACAAGAGTACTTAATTCATTTACAGGAGTAGGAGTCAATACAGATGCTGCAGAAGCTTTAAATGCTAACACTACATTAGGTACAAATGTATCTAAGACGGTAATAGGTACATCTGTAAACTTAACCGCCACTACAGTTAATACTTTATTCGGCACAAATACACAGTTATCTACTACAGTAACAATAATAGGTAGAGACTCAGGTGCAAGGTTAACGATTCCAGTAACAATAATTAAAACTAACTAAAATGTCATATAAAAGATTTGATACCGAAGATGTAGTAGTTAGCGCTGAGTCGATAACTTCTCCAATATGGTCAGGTGATACAACAACACTTACTACTTTTTTTACCTCCTCTACACAGACAGGAGCAACATCAGGAGAATATTATTATGATATTTACCAGACTGCTTCTAACTTAACAGGAGCGAAAGTACAATTTTCTATAGCATATGCAGATGAAAAAGGAAGCGGATCAGTATTATTTAATGCTGGAGTAACAGGTAAGTCACCTTCTTCTACAATATACGGCCAATATAGAAACTTAATACTAGGAGACGAAGAAGCTTCATTTAACTTTGGAGGAGTAACCTCAGATAACTTCTATGTCATAAATGTAGATAGAGCAAGATATAAAGAAAAGCTTTTACCTGGTACAATGGATTTAGCGTTGACTAAATCAGGAAGTGGACATGTAATACATTTAACTGATAACAGTATAACTGTTCCAACTACAACATTTGCAGATTCAGGTAGAGTATACGAACTGATCAGCGGTTCAAAAGGAGTTCTTTCATCAGGTAAAAAAGAATCGAACGGCTATACTACCAACTCAGGATCATATGGAAAATTACTACCGGATATTGGAGTAATATTAATTAATGCTAATGCATTAAAAACACCTGTTAGTGCTGGAGGATTAAACTATACTAGCAGCCGAGGTAACAATGCTATTGGTGATAATAATAAAAAACAATTCTTTGAACTAATCAGATGGGGATCTAACTTTAGAATGCAAGGTGAAGAAACTATTTCTTCTAACTTCATATTCGTTAGAGCTCGTAACAGTGAATTTAACTATACTACAAATCCTTCTATAACAACAGGGTCAGGAGAGTTAATACATAACGTATTAATTGACTCACCACAGACCTTTGTAACAGCAGTGGGACTATATAACGATAATAATGATCTACTAGCAGTAGCAAAACTATCAAGACCTCTTTTGAAAGATTTTACAAAAGAGTCTCTTATAAGAATTAAGTTAGACTATTAATGAATGAGCGCTTGGAAAAAACTAAACCATCAGGATGTATTTGTTACAACCTACCCCGCCCGTAAATCATGGCATGCCTCAGGTAGCCTAACTGGTAGTTATGGTCTAGAAACACTAAGAGGTTTTAGCGGATCTGTAACCGACAGACACTACCCGCATGATTTATATAAAGGGAGACATGAAGAACTGAACTTTAGAAGTGTCGACCAACTATACTATAGAGGCACTTCCGGTTCCTTAGGGTACAGTGGATCTATATATGAAAAATCAGGATCTGCATACGACCTACACTACCAATCCACATTAACTTTATCTCGTTCACGAGACCTTAAAACCGAAGTAGGTATCATAAGTATACCAAGAAAGGTATACGGAACTAATATCGTTCCGCACTCTTTATTATTTTCTCCTGAATCAGCATCAAAAGATAAGTACCTAACAGACGGGTATATTATTGATAAGTTTGATGGAACGAACCAGTATACAGAAGATATAGGATACTGGTATGATAGTGAGCCTTTAAGTAATACACCTTATATTAGCTCTTCAGCTACGTATGTTACAGAATCAAATGGACTGTACGTAGATATTAATAGAAGTCAACAGAGTATACAAATCATTGATGATGGGGAAGGAAGATTAGTTACTGCTTACTCTAATTTAGATTATACAAAGCCTCTGAGAGTAGTAGGAGATATAATATATAATGAAGGAATGCTTATTATCACAGATACAGATGTAGCAAGATATTTAAGTACCTTTAGCAGACATAATTTACGATGGAAATCAAACCAACCTATTTATACGTATAACGTATACTGTAGAATAAAAGATTCAGAGTTTAATTTCTCACAAAATCCATCAGCTACATCAGGTTCAAACGGGGTACTGAGGAATAATATCACAGGTAGTGATTTTAGCCCATATATAACCTCAATAGGATTATATAACGATGCAAATGAATTAATTGCAGTAGCAAAAACAAATAAACCAATTCCGAAACCGGAAGAAGTTGATACAACATTTATAGTAAAATTAGACATATAAAATGGCTATAACATTTAGAGCACAAAAAGGACAAGCATTATCGTATGCAGAAATGGATACCAACTTAGGTAGTTACATTTACTCAGCATCGACTTCTAACAATGGACAACAGCTAGACCTACACTACACAAGTAGTGCAGCAGCAAGTATGAATCAAGCAACTATTGCTGTACCATTAACAAAGGGTATCGGAACCGCAGGTTCTAATATGAGAATACCTTACTTTACAAGTAGCGCAGCTCTTACAACAACCCCAGGATTTATCGTACACAGCGGTAAAGTTGGAATAGGATTAAACGAAACAGGTGATGTTCCTTTAACTTACGCATTAGAAGTATCCGGTAGTATAAAAGCATCAGCTACAGTAATACAAGGATCAGATGAAAGGTTAAAAGAAAACATTGTTGATATAGAAGACGGTATAGAAAAAGTACTACACTTGAGAGGAGTTAATTTTGACTGGAAAGATTCAGGTGATACCAATCCAGGTGTAATTGCCCAAGAAATACAGAAAGTTATTCCGGAAGTTGTCTATGAAGATAAAAAAGGCTATCTTGGAGTTAACTATAGTGGTATAGTACCATACTTGATAGAAGCAATAAAGGACCTACAGGAACAAGTAGACGAGTTAAAAAATAAATAACAATGGCACTAACATTTAGAGACGGATTAGGAAGAGCTTTAACTCATACAGAGTTAGATACTAACTTTAGAGAACTATATTATTCAAGTTCTTATACCTCTCATTCTATAAGTTTATTTAAATCTAAATCTCTAAATGCAGAGACAATCCTTCCTGTTAACCAAGCAAGAGGATCTAAATACTCAATACAGGTTAAATCTGGATCCGAAGCATTAGGTACAGGATCTATTGCAACAGGGTCAAGCTACTTCTTATGGAACTATAACCAAAAGAAACTTATTGTAACCGGATCAGGAAACATTACGGGAGACCTTACTGTAGGAGGAACAGTATTTGCACAAGAGTTTAAAACAGAACTAATTAGTTCGTCTATTATATTCGACTCAGGATCAACTAAGTTTGGAGACTCATTAGACGATTTTCACGATTTTACAGGTAGCGTAAGTACAACAGGAAGTGGAGCATTAATTGGAAATTATACTCAAACAGGAAACAATACAACAGTAGGTAAATTAGAACTTACTGGAAGTAACTTACACTTAGGTAATACTACTAGAATTGGAAATACTAACTTGACAGGAGTACTACAATCAACAGGTAACACTATTCTTTCAGGATCTACTCACACAGTAACTGGTAATGTAACTCATGTTGGTAATGTAAATCAAACAGGAAACACTACTATAAATGGAAGCATACTTCATACTGGAAGCCTTACACATTCAGGTTCAATATCTATAAACTCAACAGGTAATGTTACTCTAACAGGAGGAGTCACTCAAACTGGACTACTTACAAGGACAGGTGAAACTCAACTTACAGGTAACCTTAAAGTTACCGGATCAGGAGTAGTAAGCAGTAACTTACAAGTTGCTGGTAACTTACAAGTCAACGGTACAGGTTCATTTGGTTACGTTCAAACAATTACCGGGTCAGCTAAAATAATAGGAGATGCATTTCTTATACTTAATAATAATACTCCAACTGCTAGGTATGCAGGGATAAAAGTAATAGACTCAGGATCGTCTAATGTAACAGCATCACTACAGTTTGATGGATCAACTAACGATTGGTTCCAAGAATATGAAGGTGGAGCAGATGATCATAAGGTAGTAATATTTGGACCGTCTTACCCTACTAAAGGAACTCCGATATATCCTTTAGCAAATCAAATTCAAAAAGGAACAGGTACCGGCCATTTAACAGGTAGTAATATAACAGACAACGGTTCGACAGTGACTGTAACTTCTGGAACATTTGCCATACCGGGTATTACTAATGTTTCTTCTTCAATATCAGCAGCAAGTGGCGGTTCAACAAATATAGTGGACGATAATGCTCCAAAACTAGGAGGAAATTTAGATATAAATTCTCGCATCATATCAGGCTCGGGTGGAATTAATATTAATGGTAACATAACAGGCCTTAAGATAACAGGAAGTAATGCAAAACTTGCAACATTAAATGTAAATACACCATCTGCAGGAACAACTAATGCTATACTTATTTCAAGAGATACACAAGGAGAAGCTGGAGTTATAAAACAAGTAACAGGAGGAATTGAAATTCATTCTCAAAAAAACCTAACATTAGGTGCTGATGAAGATGGCTCATATACAGGAGGAAGTTCAAATGTTATATTCAAAACAGATGGCACAGAAAAGGCACGTATAGATTCTGACGGTAACATTGGTATCGGGACTGATTCGCCTAACGCAAAATTAGACGTAAATGGAGTGGTTGTTATTGCTCCGAATACAGATGGTAAACAAACTTTTGAGTTTACAACAAATGCCACTAATGATGCTCGTCTTTTAATGAAGTCAGATGCTACTGTAAAAGTTGAAATTCAAGCAAACAATAATACTTACTTTAACGGCGGCAACGTTGGTATAGGAACAACTACTCCTGATGCACTTTTAGATATAGAAAGTTCTAATGTTGATACAGCTAGAATTAGATTGGGATGCACAAAGGATGGAACGTGGGCTGTAGGAAACACTATAGGTTCACTAGACTTTTTCTCAGCAGATACAACAGCACCAGGAGCAGTGCTTAGAGGTTCTGTGTCTATGAAAGCAGAGATTGCAAGTGGTGCTGATACGGGTATGGCATTTGCTACTTACAACAATACCGAGCGCATGAGAATTGCAGCTAACGGTAATGTTGGTATAGGGACTAGTGCTCCTGCTGCAAAATTAGATGTAGCAGGGGATATAAGAGCTACAGGAGATATAACAGCATACTACTCTTCGGATGAAAGGTTAAAAGATAATGTTACTCCTATATCAAACCCGATAGAGAAATTAAAATCTATAGGGGGATATGAATTTGATTGGAATTCTAAATCAAACCATGAAGGACACGATGTTGGAGTTATTGCTCAAGAAATAGAAGCCATACTTCCAGAAATAGTAGTAGATAGAGATAACGGCTATAAAGCTGTACGTTATGAAAAAATTGTCGCGTTATTAATTGAAGCTATAAAAGATCAGCAAGGTCAAATTGATGAGCTGAAATCTAAACTCTAGCGACCAGAACTAATCATGAAAAACATGCCAACACAACCTACCTGGTCACACCAGGGGAGGTTAATTACTGACATTTCAGATATGCCAAAAGGTACCTATGGGTTTATATATGAAGTAATTCATAAACCAACTGATACTAGATACATAGGAAAAAAAGTTCTCTACTTTGAACGTAATAAAAGACTAGGTAAAAGAGCTTTAGAGGAATTAAGATTAGATAGAAAGGCAAAAGGAATAGGCGGTAGGACTCCACTTAAGCAAAAAGTAGTAACAGAATCAGATTGGAAATCTTATTATGGTTCTCAAAAAGAAATATTAGCTATATCTAAAAAAGATAATGCTCAAGAGAATTGGGAAAAAAGAATCCTTGAATTTGTACCTAATAAAAAGCTGTTAACCTATTATGAGACTAAACACCTATTTATTAATAACGTATTAGAGGATGAATACAGTTCTCATATAAATGATAACGTACTCGGTAAATTTTACCGTAAAGACTTTAAAGTATGAAACTAGCAGATATAATTCTAAAAGAAGATAACAGGTACAACGACGACGGTTACGACGAAGGAGATATCAAACTAATGGGTGATATGATTCTTCCTACTGATAAAATGGTTGTACTCCAAGCAGAGGAGGATACATATAATAGAGGATTACTAGTAACTAGCAATAAAGATAAAAGTTACGATGTAGCATACTGGGCAGACGATAAGACTAAGCCTTATCCTATAGGAATAGAGATAGACGGTGTAGAAGTATCTAAAGATGCAAAAATAATAAAATTTATGTTTCACCCAGAAATGAAATAATATGATAAGAATAAAAGATATATTAGGATACCCATCTCTAGCTTACCATATAGACAATAAGCTCTCATTGCATGAGCATGTCTACCGTTATAACTCTAAAGCCTTTATACAATTGTTTAATGAAGCAAGAGAAGCTCTTAGAGACGAAGCTATTGAGTTAAACGAAACAGATAGAGAGCTCTTAGAAACAACTGACATAGGAGAATACGCAGATTATAATGGTATGAGGGTACCTTTAGACTTACCAATGGTCTCTGCAAAATATAACCCACTATTTGAAATTGGCTGTCTAATTGACGATATGATTGAAAACGAGGACACAATCGACGAAGCCTCTACTATCGAGCAAATGATAGATTTTGATTTAATAAAAGAGCTAGTAGAATCAATTGGAGCAAATATTAATATGGATAAATTTAGGAAAGCAGTTAGTATTCAAAATGAATCATTTGACTATTCTGGATTTGACATGATAAAAGCCTCAGTCGGATATATGAATGAGCTAGAATATAAAGGTAAAAAAGTAAAACTTAACAAACCTAAACGTGGAGGCTCTAAAAAATTCTACGTATATGTTAAATCTAAAAAAGGTAATGTAAAAAAAGTATCTTTTGGAGATACTAACTTATCAGTTAAGTTTAAACAAAAAGGAGCAAGAGCATCTTTTGCAGCACGACATAAATGTGCTACTAAGAAAGACAAAACAAAAGCAGGGTACTGGTCCTGTAATATAGGTCGCTATTGGAAATCATTAGGCGGCAGCGCTAACTTTTCAGGATATTGGTAGGATATGAAATTAATTAAACTTATATTAGAGGATACAAAAGAAACTTTCGATGACTTTGCTGAAGGTAGAGAAAAAGGAGCAAGTAAAATTGCTTCATCTGCTAAAGAAAAAGGAGGTGATTCATTATTAACTTATGAACACTTTAACGTAAAGCTTTCTTATTATAAAAAAGCAGCTGACGGAAAATTTAATCTAGAAGCAGCTCAAAAAGAGTTTGAAGAGACTCACAAAAAAATTAGTTCTACTATGAGCCAGACGGCGTTTCAAAAAGAAATGGGGAGGTTAGAGGTTCTAGGAGAGTTAATTATTAAACACGGATAATTATTTTAAATTTTCACCTTAATGAAAAAGTTATTACTAATACCACTAAACGATTATCAAATCGCACCATCTGCTTGTTTACCAAGTGAATAATAAACCCTACAAAGAAACATTAGGTAAGGAGTATTCTGTGAGAGAGTTTTTACAGAGTACCTCATCACTTGAATATGTTTGGCATAGAGATAAAGAAGATAGGTACGTACAGCCTATTAATTATTCTGATTGGAAGCTACAACTAGACAATACAGTACCTGTGGAGTTCGGTAATAGTAAACTATTTATACCTAAAGAGACTTACCACAGACTTATAAAAGGAACAGGTGATATAACTCTCAAAGTTTGGAAACTATAAAATAACTTAAATGAAACTATCAGATATTATCTTAACAGAAGGACATGACTATGATAAATATAAGCATGTAGCTCTCGATATAACAAAAGAGCTTACTGTTGGATACGGTGATTATAATCCAATGGTTAGTATGGGGCATTATGTTGAGGACGGACCTAATGCAGGGAAAGGATATGGATCAGTTGAATTTAAAGTTGAAGAAGCACTTCCAGATGACACATTTAGACAAGTAGTAGCGTTCCTTAAAACCAGAAAATATAATGTAACATCAGAAGCTAATTACTATGATGATGATGGGGATAGATATTACTATCCTAGAATACAATTCGAGTTTTCACAAAGCGATGTAAAATGAAACTATCCAAAATTATACTAGAAGATAAAACTATTGTAGCAAGAACAGAAGTAGATATGTCTAATGATGATATCAATAAACTAACTGAATCTATAACAAATCAACTAGAAGAATTCCTAGACACAGGCAACAGAGACCTTATAAGGATTACAGTAGCAACTGCTATTAACGAACTGCTCCAAAACAAATAATATAAAAGTTTGCCGTCTGAATAAAAGTTCTTATCTTTACTATAAGATACGGACGGTTATATGGATTACGCTTTTCTTTTAGGAAGTATAGAGAATATACTAGGTAAGAGTCATAAGAGAGCTAGAGATAATTATGCTTTCTCATGCCCTTTTTGCAATCACCGCAAACCTAAGTTAGAAATTAATATGTTTACTAACGAAGAAGGTAAGAACTACTGGGAATGTTGGGTTTGTCAAACTAGAGGGACTACGATTAGGTCCCTATTAAGACAGTTGCAAACACCTCGTGATCAAGCAGTAGATATTCTTAAGTTTGTACCGAAAGGGAATGAGGTGGAATACAAACACCTATCTATATTAGAACTACCAAAAGAGTTTCAATTGCTTCAAAATGCAACAACAACATCAGTTACAGCTAACTTAATTAAAAAATACCTATATGCAAGAGGACTTAGCTCAACAGATTTTATTAAATATGGTATTGGATACGCAGCAAGTGGAGAGTATGGAGGAAGAGTTATTATTCCAAGTTATTCTAGATCCAATCAACTCAATTTCTTTGTTGCACGAAGTTACCAGGGGGATTACTTTAAATACAAGAACCCTGAAACTTCAAAAGATATAATATTCTTTGAGAACTTAATTAATTGGAATATGCCTATCATACTATGTGAAGGTGTATTTGATGCTATAGCTATAAAACGTAATGTCATACCCATACTAGGAAAGTCAATCTCTACAGCTCTATACAAAAAGATTCTTATAAGCCCTCTTGAAGATATATACATTGCATTAGATAATGATGCTAAAACAAAAGCATTACAAATATCAGAACAATTCTTAAACCTCGGTAAAAGAGTATTCTTAATTGATATGAAAGAAAAAGACCCATCTAACATGGGCTTTAAGTCATTTACAGATTTAATTAAAACAGCAGAAGAATTAGACCTTAGCAGTCTAATGATGCATAAGCTAGATTTATGATAAAACAAGGTATGAACATTCTAGAACAGAATGAAAAAAAGAAATTAGACTTTAACCCTAAATTAAAGCAAATAAACTTTTTAGACCGTAGAGTCTATAAGAGAGGCGAAGGAGTATATTACCCGTCCGTAACTACAATACTCCAATATATGCCCAAGAATAAGTTCTTCGAATCGTGGATGAAGGATGTTGGGCATAACGCTGATCTTATTATGCGTAGAGCAGGTAAAGAAGGTACACAAGTACATGAAGCTGCAGAACAGTTGATACTAGGAAATGAAGTAACATGGATGGATGATTACGGTAGAGCTAAATATAGCCAACTTGTATGGGAAATGATATTAAAGTTTCATGACTTCTGGACAACTCATAAACCAGAACTTATTTCTGCAGAAGAATTTGTATGGTCAGATAAACATAAGTATGCAGGTACAGCAGACATTGTATGTAAAATGAATGGAGAAATATGGTTACTAGACATCAAAACATCCAACTCAGTACACAAGTCTTTTGATCTTCAGTTAGCTTCATATGCAAAAGCGTTAGAAGAATCTAAAAACCAGAAAATTGATAGGACAGGTATCATTTGGCTTAAAGCTCAAAGTAGAGGACCCTCTAAACAGAAAAATGTAATACAGGGTAAAGGATGGAAAGTATTACAAATAGACAAAATTGAAGAGAACTTTGAACTATTTCAACTTATATATAGACTATACGGATTAGAACATCCCGTAGTTGAACCTATTTATAATAGTTACCCTACTACACTTAAACTATAATATATGCGAAAATTACTACTTACCTTATCTATTCTTATTTTAATAGGCTGTTCTACTTTTAAACTCTCGACTCATAACTATGATCCTATATACGGACCAACAGGAGATGAAATTGAAGTAGGTGTAATTAATACTCAATGGGAATTAAATAGAAAGCTAAGAGACGATTTTCAATTTAGATATAATTTTGCTGAATATGCAATGAATCAGCCTTACAGCTGGTACTTTAATAACCGCACACTTAATAGGTATAACATGTGGAATCCATATAGTAGGTTCGATATGTACGCTAACAGTAATAACTTTTGGATGAATTGGGCATTTGATTACCCATTTAATAACTTTAATTATAACTGGAGAGACCCTTTTGGGTTTAATTCAATGTATGGAAGTAACGGTTATAATAATTGGGGATACGGTAATAGCTGGTATGATCCATATAACAGAAGGGGTAATCGATATACATGGAATAACTTGTATTATAATCAACCTAAAAATAGAAACATATCTTACAATAGAGGTAGAAGAGGAAGTAGCAGTGTTAATCCAAGATCAGCAACAGCAGGTAATACCCTAGTTAACCAACAACCCGCTTCTACAATCGACCGTATGGTTAATAAATTGAGAGAAAAAAATAAAGAAGTAAGAGTATATCTAAGTCCTAACAGTGTACCTACTGTAATAAGACGTAGAAATAATAATATACAGCTGACTAGAACCAATAATAGACGTACTATTTATAATAATAATAATAGTAGGTCTAATCAAATAAGGAGACAAGAAGTTCAAAGAACCTCTACTCCTAGAAGAAGTAGTTCTAATAGTAGTAATACTCCTACTAGAAGTAATAATAAGTCTACATCTAATAACGGAAGAAAGCAACAATGATTAAATTAATGCACATATTAACCGAAGATAGTAATAAACCTAAAGCTGTAATAATGGCAGGAGGAGCAGGCTCTGGGAAAACATATCTACTTAACCAACTCGGTATAGAAGGACTAACTTCTTTTAATCCAGACAAATACGTTGAAGATCCAGATCATCCCTACCATAATAACCTAGGAGCTGCATCAAACCAAATAAATAAAGACGTAAATGCCGCTGCAGATGATAAAATGAGTTTTTTATGGGATACAACAGCATCGGGAGTTAGATTTGATGAAACATTAAATAAGTTAATTTCATTAGGTTATGATATATATATGATACTAGTATATAGTCACCCTATGATTTCTTATATCTCTAACTTCTCTAGAGGTAGAAATATACCTGCAGCATCAGTTTTCTCAACTTGGAGAAACGCTTATCAAAAAATTGGTGAGTTTCAAAAGAAGACTAAAGGTAATCTTTCAATATTTGTAAACGATCACGGAGGTAAATTTACTAATGAAGTAGAGGCATTTAATACTGCTGCTAAAAACGGCATTAACGGTATTAAAGACTACTTAGCTGCATATAACGAAAAGACAGGAGCAGGGAAAAGCTCTTTCTTTAAACCAGTAGTAATGTCTTCAGAAGAGGAACAAGAATTTAATAAAGCTGTAGTAAACGTCGATTGGAATAAAGATAACAGATCAGAAGATAAAGCTTTAAAAACAGCCTTCCTTAAGTCTTATCAAAAAATAGGTACTGGACCAGGTGAGGATAAACTTAAAGACACGGTAAAAAAATATAAAGATAAAAGTGTTGGCGAAAAAGAAAAAAGCGATGCAGTACTAACCAGTATCGCTGACATGATATATTCACCTGAATTTCAAGAACTACTAAAACATTCAACACCTAAAGAAATAGATACTAAAGTACAATCATTCTTAGCATGATAGCATTATACCCAGGAGCATTTAAACCACCTCATAGAGGTCATTTTGAAGTCGTTAAGAGTCTACTTAACGGTTCCTTCACTGGAAAGCTATATGGCCTTGATGATTATAAAGAAGCAGGTATAAAGGCTTTAGAAGGAGAAGACTCTAAGGCAGAACCAATAAATAAAGTTGTTATATTCATAGGAGGAAAAGATCGTAATGGTTTAGGAGCAGATAAATCTAAGGCAATATGGGAAATATACGCTAAATATTTACCAGGAGAAGTAGTAATATACGATAGAGTTCCTAACCCTATGTTAAATGCTAAGGTATATGCTAAAGACAGACCAACAGAAAACTTTTATGCTGTTACAGGAATAAGAGGAGAAGAAGATTTAATTGATTTAAAACGTATATCAACATTTAAAAACCTAACTAATGTAGAGGGATTAGCTTTAGTACCTTCAGGAGAAAATCTTGCTATTAGAGCAACAAACTTTAGAAATAAGCTAATATCAGGAAACTTAGATGATACTTTAGATTTCTTTCCTAAAGAATTATCAAGAGAAGAAATGTTAAAAATTACTAACATGTTAAAAGACAGTATAATTGCAGAGCAAATGAACATAACCATTGAAGAGATCTTTAACGGTTTTGCTTCAAATGAAAAACCAAGAAGAAATCAACATACAATTAATACTCACGGAGTAATGAGATCAGAAGATAGAGCAGATCTTGTTAAAATATATAATAAACTCCGTACAGTACTCAACACTGAATTAGTATTAGTAAATTTTAAACAAGATAGAATAGAAGTTAGCTTAAAGAATGACTCAGATAGAAGTTCATTTGACTATACTCCTCACATGGCTTCCCTATTAGAGTATATGTTAAATGAGGGAATGAAAATTACTCCTTTACCTGAAATTAAACTTAAAAAAGATATTGATGAAGCTTCTAATTTCTTTGGAAAGACTGCTTACTATGATCCTAACATAAAAGAAGTTGTCTTATATACAGAAGGAAGACATCCAAAAGATGTAATGAGGTCCTTTACTCATGAAATGGTTCACCATATGCAAAATATGGAAAAAAGGCTTGGAGGTATATCTACTAGTAATACTAATGAAGATAATGACTTGCTAGAAATAGAAAAAGAAGCATACTTAAAGGGCAATATTACTTTTAGAAACTGGGAAGATTCAGTTAAAAACCCTAAAGAACAAGTTGCAGAAGGTAGTTACGATACACTTACGAATCGTATTTCTTCTACTATATTTGATTCATTTAAAGAAGCAATAGTAAAAGGAGAAGATGGAGAGTTTAATATTACTATCGGTCCACAGGAAGATGCAGATATAAAACATAAAATGAGCTTTGACGTTCAAGCTATTATTAAAGTAACAGATGATATCTACTCTGTAGACGGAGGAGCAAATGCAGGGTATGATGACGATGGAGACGATATAGACCCTTTTATCAATATAGTATTTCAAGTACCAACTAATATTGACCTAAAGGAGTTATCTTTTGATTTAAAAGACGTAATAAGACACGAAGTAGAACACCTCACCCAAGATGGTGAAAACCTTAAACAAGGTAAATACATTCCAGATGATGGAGACTTAAGAGCTCTAATTGATGCTGGACTATTAGATAAAGATGAATATTATAAACTTCCTAAAGAAGTAGATGCAATGATTCAAGGTATGTACTTTAAAGCTAAAAAATCTAAAACTCCATTTGTAGATGTAGTTGATGATTATTTTAACAAGGCTAAAGTAACACGAGAAGAAAGACCTATTATAAAAGCTCTTTGGAATCGACGTTTACCTGCTTTAGGAATAAAACAAAGGTTATGAAACAAAAAATAAGTGAACTATTAGCAGAAGGATACCCTCTGCCAGAACAAAAAGAAGTACCACCGTATAAAATATACTGTGATATGGATGGAGTACTAACAGATTTCGAATCAAGATTTGAACACTATACAGGTAAACATCCTCAAGTATATGAAAAACAATATGGACTCCAGAAGTTTTGGAACTTAATAGATGTAGAGGTAGGAATAAAGTTTTGGATAGGTATGGGCTGGATGCCACAAGGTCAAGAATTATGGAATTTTATTAAACAATATCAACCAGACCTATTAACTTCTCCTTCTAGAGATAATAGTTCAAGACTAGGTAAACAGTTATGGGCTAAGAATAACTTAAGTCCGAAGCCAAAAGTAATACTTGCGTACTCTAAAGATAAACAGAGGTATGCAAATGAGAATAGTATATTAATAGACGATAAACCGTCTAATATAAATGAATGGGCAGCTAAAGGCGGAATTGCAATAAGATGTAAAGACGGAGATACTAACCATGTTATAAATAAATTAAAAGAGTTAGGTTATGCGTGATGAAAAAGAATCGTTATTAAAAAAAGAATTCAAAGAAAGTGATTTACAAAGAGCAAGGAACCTAGTAAATAAGGACTTTACAGGCTCTACTAAAACACAAACAGGATATCAAAAATCATACGTTAGACGTATTGAAGGAGACATATGGAATGAAGGAGGTAAGAGCTGGACGATTAAAAATGGTTTAAAGCAAAACATTACTAAATTAGATGCAGCAAAAAAAGCTATACGAATTCCATTAGCTTGTCCTCAATGCAAAGGAAAAATGACTCATTGGTTAGCAAAAAAAATGTATAAGATACACGGTGTGTGTTTTAACTGTACTGTAGAAAATGAACAAGCTTTAAAGAAAGCCGGATTATACGATCAGTATGAAAAAAGAATGATGCAAGGTAATATGAGAGCATTTGCACAAGATATACAAGACTGGTCAGTTGACTTTGTTAACGAGAGTCAAGATGTAGTAACAGAGGACGGAGTAATAGAAGACTGGAACTCTAATAGCAGTGCTAAAAAACAAGTTATAAAGAACGTAAAAGATTATTTAGATATTCTAAATAAACACATAGTATAGTTATATTTATAATATATAATTAATTAACGTTAGAATGACTCAAAAAGAGACACTAGATTCGCTATTAAAAGAGATAAGGCATATTAAGACACATATGCCAAATGGTGAAATGAAAATTATCCAAGCGGACTTGCATGATTTAAAGGAGGATATATCGGATATGAAATATATGTTAATGAACCCAGAAGACGGTATCATCGTAAAAACTAATAAAAACTCAGACTTTCGACGTAAAATGGAAGAAGGTGAAGAAAAGTTTCAATACCATATGTCTGACATTAAAGAATTAAAACAATGGAAATCAGCTACAACTAAAGCTTTGTGGATTATTTTCGGTGCATTAGCATCTATTATTATAAGAATGTTAATGATGCACTCAGATAAAATAAATTTATAATGAAAGAAACTAATAAAGATACTATAAGAGTAAGCACTTTACCTGCTAAATATCAAAAAAAGTTAGCAGATAGATATGGTGAAGTACACCCTCAAGATTTTCTATCTGGAGATAAAAAGACTTATTTTAAATTTGACGGTGAAAATAAAACAACAGGTAGCGTAACCCATAGACCTATTAATATGCCTTCTTTTGAAAGTATGTACTTAATATACTCTAAATTGGTCGGAAGTGTTAAATATCTTGCAAAGAATCAAGAAATAGCAGGCGATAAAGATGCTAGACAGTTATTCGATATAATAAAAACTACTTATAGACAACTACAAACATACCTCAGGAACGAAAGACCGGAGCAATACGAACTTATGAAAATGAGAAGGGTAATGGAAGAAAAGACTTATGAAGAAATTATAGAAGTTTTAGCAGAAGAAAAACCAGGTCTTTGGGCTAACATAAGAGCTAAAAAGGCTAGAGGTGCAAAACCTGCCCATAAAAATTCTAATGCACATAAAGATGCAGTTAAAGCTGGTGAGAAGATTAATAAATCTGAGACTAAAGGAGCACCATCAGGACATTACTTCACTAAATCTGGCAACCTTGTAAAAGGTACTATGTCTGCAGATGCTAAAGAAAGAGGAGCTCGTAAATCAGATCCAAAAGATAAGACAAGATCTAAAGTACCTAAAGCCACACAGTATAACGAAGATGACCTCGGTAAAGGGTATACATACGCTAGAGATATTATTGCTCATTTAAGAGAGAACGTTTATAGAAAATTAAATGATCAAGAATTAGAAGAGTTTAGAAGAGAGATGTATGAGCACTATAAAGATGTAGTAGCAGAAGATACGACCGAAGAAGGTCTTTGGGCTAATATTAATGCTAAGAAAAAAGCAGGTAAGAAATCTTCTCATGGTAATTCTAATGCACATAAAGATGCAGTCAAAGCAGGCAATAAACTAAAAGAAACAGAACATCAAGGTTCAAATTACAAATGGCCTATGTCTAAAGCTACTAAAGATAGAAAAGATGCAGACGTAGCAGCTCAAAAAGCTAAAAGAAAAGCTGATAATAAATTAAAATGAAATTAACTCTAGCACAACTTATAGGAGAGATCATAACTGATAGTAAAATCATTTGTGATAATTGCGGTTGGAGCTGGAACAAAGAAGACGGAGGTGATGATTTATATATGTGTCATAAATGTGGACATAATAATACCCCTCATGCTTTAGAGAACTTTAAGGACGGTAAAAAGAAAGGTAAGTCAAAACCAGGTAGAGTAAAAAAATCTGGTGCTAGTTGTAATGGTTCTGTAACTGACCTTCGCAGAAAGGCTAAGAACGCTTCAGGCGAGAAAGCTAAAATGTACCATTGGTGTGCTAATATGAAAGGCGGTAAAAAATGAAATTAAGCGATAGTAAACTAACTCCTCAAGGGTACTTTCTAGATGCTATAGAAGACCCGTCTATACTCAAAGACCCTAACTGTGTTGATTTATTCGATCAAAACGGCTACCACTTAACAAAAGCTGAACAAGCATACTTATCACGTAATGGATTTGAAGCTATAGAAAGACGTCATGAGGACTGTCTTAGACACGACTGGATTACATGGGATAAGAAATCAGGAGCTCATATAAATCACTCAGACTTATTTGAAAGAAAAGGATTTAAAGATCAAGCATTACAGCAATTAGAGATATTTGCAGAAGATTATAATCCAATGCTCTATAAACTTATTAAAATGAAACCAAAATGGGGTATAGATATCTCTATAGATTATGTATCTCCAGATGCAGTATTTGAAGTATTTCACTACGAATGGGATTCTTTTGAGTACGATAAAGTACTTGAAAAAAAGTTGGAAATTGAGAGATTAGTTCTTAACTTAGACTGGGATCATGCAGCAAAAGAATTGTGGGGAAGGAAAGATGAGTGGATTAATCTCGACTTTTTCGAACAGTCCCTTTGGCGAACAGAATTCTTTGGTACAGAACCTGAGAAGTTTAAGAATATTATTTGGGATAACTAATCTATTTATATAAGATACCTCCATAAAAAGTTAAATAAAGATGACATATAAAGAAGTTAATGATAGGCTAACAAAAGTACAAACTGCTCTCAATAAATTGAAAAGCGGTAAAATAGACTTAGCCCCCGTCAAAACCCAAGCTCAACTTGAAATAATTAAAGAGTCTCTACAGAAAAAACTCATTACCTTAAAAGAGCGAGAGCAGACTATGTTCGTTAAGACTAAAGGAGGAGATGACGAAGTTGTTACTTTAGATAAAAAAGAAGCTGACAAACTTAAGAAAGATACAGATATTATAGGTATTAAAACAGCTAAAGGTGAAACTATAAAAGAAGAAGAAATCACAGTTGAACAGAATCAAGAAATTGCTAAAAAAGTAGGTAAAGCGTTAGCTAATTCTCTACGAAAAGTAGGCGATGAGTTAGATACTATGAAAGCTAGAAACTTTAACCCTACTAATGATACTAATTACTTTGACATCTACGTAGAATATAAAGCATCAGATAAAAGTGATGATTTTAAGTTTGCTATTAAAGACGGTATTTTAAGTCTACAAGGCAAAGAGTTAGGAGCAGTAGGATTTCTTCCTTCTGGAGAAATACAAATACACACAGAAATAATAGAAGCAGCTTTAATAAAGCACTTTGAATCAGATATGAAAGAAGATATGAGATCAAAAGATAAAGAATTTGAAAAGAGCAGAGAAGCTGCCAGATTAGAAAAGCACCCAGAGAGTGATACCATCAAAAAGATACAGGCCTTACTCGGAAAAGAAAAGAGCTTAGGAGAAACAGAAGATGAAGCTAACACTTCAGGAGCTGTAGGTGCATACCTTACTCCAAATGCTTTTGGAAAGAAGAAAAAGAAAGATAAATTATATGAAGATCCATCCTATATAGATATAATTGGTCAGTTTGCTGCCCTTATGGCTACAGGTTATACTGCATATCAAGCAGTAGAAAAACTAGGAGATGGAAACGGAGATATAAGTATAGACAGTATTAAGAAAGCTATACATAAATACTCAGCCCCTAAAAACGAAGACGCAGAAGAAGATGCTAAAAATGATGCTGATTACGAAGCTGGATGGCATGACAATCCAAGAAAAGATGAAGATGTAGATGTAGGTCATCAAGACGATGAACCTAGCATGTTAGGAGCTTCAGCACTAGAGACAGCAGAATATGCAGCTAAATTATATAAGAAACTACAGAGATATGACCAACATGACGGAGAAGTAGATTTTCCTAACTGGTGGCAAAAGAAGCTAATCTTAGCTAGAGATTATATGTCAGCAGCGTACCATTATTTAGACTCAGAAGAGAAACAACCAGCCTTAGACCAATTAGCACTAGAAAGCGTTGTTAAAGAAGGCAGAGGCGATATGGAAAGAATTGTCGACCTTATTACTGATAAAGCAGCTGAATCAGGATTTACTGTACAAGAAGAGGCAATGGAAGTAATGGAAGCTATCGGAGAATACTACGAGATAAACTTTGAATTTGGTAGATTAGGAGATAGTCTAGAAGAAGGAGAAGGTAATGAAAAAGCAATTAAAGGTCAAGAGTTAGTTGATTACATAATGGGTAACTGGAATTGGTCAGAAGAAAAAACACTACATTGGCTAGGAAATAACTTTGGTAAAAACAAAAAACCTCAAACCCCTAAAGAAGAAGATCAAGACTATATAGACTACTTAAGAAGAAGTGGTAGAAATAAGTATGCAAAAGAACTAGTAGCCCGTAGCTCAGGTAAACTAAAAGAAGAAACCTTACAAGAAGAACTAACAGGAGATCAAAGAGAAGCCCTAATGGACTTACAGAACGTATTAGATCAAGCAGCTAATTTAGGAGACGAGGCTAGAGAGATAGTTAAAGATCATTTTCCTAGAGAATTGAGTGCAGGTGAAGCTTATGATGTATTTAGTTTTGGTTCAAGTTCTAATAGATACGATAAAACATTAGAATCTTTAATAGAAGATATTGAATTGGCTGCTGAAGATGATGATATGGATGATTTAGATGAAGGAGTTGCTAAAACTAAAAAAGCTCACGACCAAGTTGTTACTATAATGAAAGACCTTGCTAAGAAATATAAGGCAGGTGATAAATCAGTAGTTGACCAACTTAAATCATTAACAGCTACTAAAAAGAAATTAGAAGCAATGTTAGATAAAGATGTTGCAGGAACCGGAGTAGATCAAGAAGTAACTGAAATATAATAATATGAAAGGAAAAGACTTACGTAATTTAATTCTGGAATCATATAATGAAGTATTGGTAGAGCTTAATGAAGGTTATTTTGGAGATACTAGTGACGATGAAGACGAACCTACCTATGCTGATAAGCAAAGAGCTAATGTAATAGAAGCACCAGATGGTGTACATTATATTAGGGTAGAAAGAACTGAATTCATAGAAGCATTAGGTATTTTAGAAAATGCTTTTGAAGACAGTATAGTTAAGTTTGAATTAAACGATCCAGATACCATATACATTCATAATGCCGATAATGGTGATATGCATGATGCAGTAGAAGAATTACAGCAAAATGGTATCATAATCGATGAAACTAGTATAGATGACGAACTTCAAGAAATGGATATGAACGATCCAGTTCTTATGAAAACGAGAGCAGCTAAAAATAGAGCAGCTCAAGCTAAACATCCTGACACTAAATTTGCTGTAGGTAAACAAAACAATATAGAAAGAGCTGCTAAAATAAAAGACCTTGAAAGAAAGAGAGATCAAGTAATGAGAGATATGGAGCAGGAAGCTGAACCAGAAGGAGGTCCTATAGCAGATAAATATGGAACAGTATTAAATAAAATAGATCAAGTACTTCTAAAACTTAGAGGACCTAAGAATGTAAATTTACAAGAATCTCTTTTAGATGAAGTAGAAGATGAAGAACCAACACCAGAAGAGTTACCAGATACTGATGCTCCTAAAGAAACAGTATTAGAAGATTCAACTGATACCATACTAGCTAAATTTCCAACTGTAAGAGCAGCGTTAGTTAAATTACAAACAGAAGATTTTAAACAATTTGTTACTTCTATAGATTGGATATCACCTAGACCTTCTTCTTTTAGAATTAATCTAAAGAATGGTCAAGACTATCTCCTTAAATGGACAGGTAAAACATTTGAAGCAAATATACTAGGAAAAAGATATTATATAAATAATATTGCAGATTACCAGCAGGCCTTAGATAAATTAGCTATACTGTATAAAGAATCACCCATGAAAGGAGCAGGAGAAGAAGCAGCAGATGCTGACGGTGTAGATTCAGCAGATACCGGAGGAGGAGACTTTCCAGGAGAAGATGGTGGAGCTACCGGAGGTGACGCAGGAGCACCTGACGATGGAGGAGGAGATACAGGAGGAGCAGATTTAAGTGGAGAACCAATAGACTTCGAAGACGGAGAAGAACCAGAAGCATAATAATAATAATATGAAAAACAATTTTGACCTTAGAAATTTCTTAACAGAGAATAAACTTACTCCAAGTTCTAAAAATGAAGCATGGGGTTATGAATCCGACTTTGCTAAACACATAGAAAAAGGAGGAGGAGTACCTACTGCAAAAGTAGATCCTAAAGTTCTTCAAGTTAGCATGGGTAAAAATGCAAAACAAGAGCAGAGAGTAATAGATATTGCTAGAGCTGCAATCGCATTTATGGATGAACAACCGAAAACATCAGCAGAAGATGCTTTAAAAACAGTATTAGGTAATTAAATGAATCTTATAGACAAAGTATTATTAGAATGGTCATATAAGACCACTAAAGGATATCCTGACATTAATAGTCAAGAGGATATGGCTTTGTTTGAATCTATGTTTGGTTTTAATCCCTTATTGAATGAAAACGTAGACCTAGTAAATTTTATTACAAGTAATATAGACGGTTACGGTGATATAACAAGTAAAGGTAGTACTTCACTTACTTTAACTTTTTCCGATATACCTTCAACAGGAGGACAATCTACAGATTTACGTAAGAGTGTGTTTGATGAAATAGAAAATTTAGCTAGAGAAGAAAACGAAATAACTTCCTATAAATACAGTAATGCTGGTAATTCATCAGTTGGTTTCTGTACTATTACTTTTAGAGGTAAAGAGTATAAGATTTCTCTTAAAGGAACTCCTACTGCAGATAAAGCAGATACTGATATTAAGGAAGCATTAGTTTCTTTATTCTATGTAAGTGACATTACTACACCATTTACTAAAGATAATATAGAGTCAAGAGCAAATAACTTACTAAGTTTAACTAAGAATGGCATCCCAGGAGAGAGTTCTGAAGCAAGTGCTAAGGTAGCAAGTTATTTAGAAAGTATTGGTAGTTCTAATGCGTATATTAAATTTATCAACCAACCACTCTCAAGTGCATTGACACTGAAAGAAGGATACCCAGGAGCTAATTTAATTAGAACAGGTTTATTCGACGATATCAGAAAGAAAGCAATTAATCTTACTAGCTTACCAGCAGACAAATGGTGCCCAGGAGACGTATATATTCAGACAGGTGAAGTAAGTGGTTTAGAAAGTATACAATCCGTGGAAAATCTCAACGGCCTATTTAATGAAGAATGGAGCAGTACAAAAAGACCTTTAACAGCTATATCTCTTAAACAGCAAAATGCTCAAGGAGGAAAAGCTAAGGCACTACTCAGTGCATTTTCTAAAGTCAAAGATGACTACAACCTAACTAGTGACGAAATAGATTACGACATTGTTAAATACCAAAAAGGTATTAAAAGACTACGTAAGAAAGTAGAAGGTTTAGTAGGAGGTAATCCTAACATAATATATAATGTAGATACCGGTGAACTACCTTCCGAACCTACTTCTCAAATAAAAGACCCATCAAAATGGTTAAGAGGTAAGTATGCAGCTTTAAAGTCTATTGAATTTTTATTTAGGAAGTTTGCAGACAGTAAAGTAGATGATGCAATAGTAGCAATAGCTGGTTTTGCAATGTCATTAACTGGAGTTAATCCTGCATTCTTTAAAGTAGAAGGCCAATCATCAGGAGGTAAAGCTAAGTTATCTGTTTTCGCAAGAGGAGAGGTTATAGATTTATACGGTGATAACGAAGACAAGAAAGACCCTATAGAAGTACAAGATAGTACTACCTTTGGAGGATTAAAGTTGTTTTTTAAAATTACCCAAGGAGGTGTTCCATATTCGGTTGCTGTTAATGCAAGGAGTAATGGGAATACACAAGGTACTATTGAGATACAGAATATCTCTAAGATAGATTAAAAAACAAGTTATGGCACAAGACATAAAAAAGATAATAGCACAAGAATATATTAAGTGTGCTAAAGACCCGGCGTACTTTATGAAAAAGTACTGTTATATACAACACCCTACTCGTGGTCGTATCTTATTCTCTCTATACCCTTTTCAGGAAAAAGTACTACATTTATTTAGAGACAATCAATACCTTATCACTCTTAAATCAAGACAGTTAGGTATATCAACATTAGCTTCAGCATACTCCTTATGGTTAATGACATTTCATAAAGATAAGAATGTTTTAGCTTTAGCTACAACTCAAGCAACCGCACGTAACCTAGTTACTAAGGTTATCTTTATGTACGATCAACTACCTAAATGGCTTAGATTACCGGCATTAGAGAAAAACAAACTATCTCTTAGATTAAAGAACGGCTCTAAAGTACAAGCAAAATCATCTAATGCAGATGCAGCAAGATCAGAAGCAGTATCATTACTATTAATTGATGAAGCAGCCTTTGTAGATAACATTGATGAAACCTTTGCTGCTGCACAACAGACACTTGCTACCGGTGGGCAATGTATGGCCTTATCTACTCCTAACGGCATAGGTAATTGGTTCCATCAGACATGGGAGAAAGCAGAATCAGGAGAGAATTCATTTGTACCTATTAGACTACCCTGGACAGTACATCCTGAAAGAAACGAGGAATGGAGAGAACAACAGACTAAAGACTTAGGTCCTCGTATGGCAGGACAAGAATGTGACTGTGACTTCTTAGCTTCTGGTGAAACAGTATTTGAGCCAGATGATATGCTATTCATAGAACAGACTACTTTATCTGAACCAATGGAAAGAAGAGGAGCAGACGGTAACCTATGGGTTTGGGAGGCAGCTGATTACGGTAAATCGTATATGGTTGTAGCAGATGTAGCTCGAGGAGATGGACAGGATTATTCTGCATTTCATATATTTGATGTAGAAAATTGCGTACAGGTAGCAGAATATAAAGGTAAACTATCACCTAAAGATTTCGGTAATGTACTAGTAGGAATAGCATCAGAATATAATGATGCACTATTAGTTATAGAGAATGCTAATATTGGGTGGGCTACTATAGAACAAGCACTAGAACGTCAATATAAGAACCTCTACTACAGTACTACTTCTAATATGGAGACAGTTGAATCTTATATGTCTAAGTATGAGAGAGATAAGCTAGTACCTGGCTTTACAATGTCTGTTCGTACTAGACCTCTTGTTATTGCTAAAGCAATAGAATATATAAGAGATAAATCAGCAACAATACAATCTAAACGTTTACTCGGAGAAATGAGAGTATTTGTTTGGAAGAACGGAAAACCTCAAGCACAAACAAGATATAATGATGATTTAGTTATTGCTTTCGCAACCGCACTCTACGTTAGAGATACTGCATTAAAGTTGAGACAACAAGGAATGGATCTAGCACGAGCATCCCTCTCTTCTTTTACTAATTTAAATTCAAAAAACAAAGCTATTATACAAAATGTTGGTAGTCAGCTAGATAATCCTTATCTTATGGATACTAACAACGGCGAGAAAGAAGATTTACGCTGGTTATTTTAGTTTAACTATTTATATAATACAAACACATTAATATGGCGAACCGCTCATTATTTAGTAGACTGTCAAGATTATTTTCATCCGATGTAATAGTAAGAAATATCGGAGGGGATCAATTAAAGATAGTTGATACTAACAATATACAGAGTACTGGTAAATACCAGACTAACTCACTGATGGACAAATTTAGCCGTCTTTATATATACAACAATAAAAATATATTTAACCCTAATGTAAATTATCAGACATTAAGGATTCAACTCTATTCTGATTATGAGGCAATGGATACTGATCCTATCATAGCATCAGCTTTAGATATTCTAGCAGATGAAGCTACTGTAAAGAGTGATAAGAATGAAGTACTAGGAATTAAATCATCAGATGAGAATATACAAAGAGTACTATATAATTTATTCTACGATGTACTTAACATAGAATTTAACTTATGGAGCTGGACACGTAATATGTGTAAGCACGGTGACTTTTTCTTAAAGTTAGAGATAGCAGAGAAATTTGGTGTTTATAATGTTATTCCTTATACCGTATATAATATGGTAAGATTTGAAGGATTAGATCCTGAAAAACCTCAAGGTGTAACTTTTCAATTAGATCCTGATGGATTAGCTTCTTCTCAAGATCCTAATTATATACCTAAAAGAGATGCTAAAACAATACAATTTGATAACTACGAAATAGCACATTTTAGATTACTATCAGATACTAACTACCTACCTTACGGCCGTTCTTACTTAGAACCAGCAAGAAAGATATATAAACAAGTTACTCTTATGGAGGATGCGATGTTAATACACCGTATAATGAGAGCTCCTGAGAAAAGAATGTTCTACGTTAATGTAGGTAATATACCTCCTAATGAAGTAGAGAACTTTATGCAGAAGACTATTACACAGATGAAAAAGACTCCTTATGTAGGATCTGATGGTCAATATAACTTAAAGTTCAATATGCAGAATATGATGGAAGATTTCTATCTACCTGTTAGAGGAGGAGATACTTCTACTCGTATTGAGACTACTAAAGGATTAGAGTACGATGGAACAAACGATGTACAGTACTTACAAGCTAAGTTATTTGCTGCATTAAAGATACCTAAGGCATACTTTGGATATGAAGGTGATTTAAGCGGGAAAGCTACTCTAGCAGCAGAAGATATTAGATTTGCTCGTACAGTAGAGAGAATACAAAGAATTATAGAATCAGAGTTAACTAAGATAGCTTTAGTACATTTATATACTCAAGGATTTACAGGTGAGAGTTTAACTAACTTTGAATTAAAGTTAACTACTCCATCTATTATATTTGAACAAGAGAAAATAGCTCTATTAAAAGAGAAGGTAGATCTTGCAAACCAAATGAAAGACACTAAACTATTCTCTTCAGACTACATATATGAAAATATATTCGATCTATCAGAAGATGCTTACATGGAAATGAGAGACTTAGTTAGAGAAGATAGTAAACGACTATTCAGAATAGCACAGATAGAAGGTGAAGGAAACGATCCTGCTAAATCAGGTACTTCTTACGGTACACCACATGATCTTGCTTCTATGTACGGTAGACGTTCTACTTCAACACCGAAAGGCGGAGGACCAGATGATTTACCTCCTGGATATTCCGAAGTAGAAGAAACACCTGAATGGGGAGAACCAGGCCCAGAAGGAGGAAGACCAACTGAGAAGGCATCTATATACGGTACTAATAAAGGCTTAGGAGGACGTGATCCTCTAGGGACACATGGCATGCATGGAGGCTTTCCTTCAGACAATGACAATGTTATGGAAGGCCTAACAACTAAAACAGTTTACCATAAAAATAAAGATATGCTCAAAGATATTGTCTTTAAGAAAGATACGGTGAAAGAATCAGAAATGTTAAAAGAGGATAACATTAGAGATTTAGGAAACTAACCCATATTTATAATAGTAAACGTGTAGAATGAAAATAAAACACTCAAAATTACGTAATACTGGTCTTATCTTCGAATTGTTAGTAAAGCAGATAGCTGCTGATACACTTAACAATAAGGATAGTAAGGCTGTAGGTATACTAAAGAACCACTTCGGAGGAAGAACATCGCTAGTAAGAGAATTCAAATTATATGAATTTATATTAAAGAATAGAGGAGTAGACAGGCACAAAGCTGAAACTATACTTTCTACTATAACTGAGGTATCTCGAAAACTAGATCAGTCGCAACTTAAAAAACAGAAGTATGCTCTTGTAGCTGAAATAAAGAAATCGTATAATATAGATGATTTTTTTGCTATTCAAGTTAGAGACTATAAAGCACTTGCTTCCCTTTACTGTTTACTAGAAGGACAGAATGCTAAAACAATAGTATCTCCTTCAGATTTAGTAAATAATAAAACTACAATTTTAGAACACCTTACTTCCACTATACAGGATAAAGATGATGTTAAAGAAAGTTTAATCGAGGAGTATTCTAAATACGACAAAGATTTAAGATTATTAACATTTAAAATACTATTAGAAAAATTCAACGATAACTATAAAGAACTCCTTCCTGAACAGAAGAATATATTAAAACTCTTTATTACATCAGTTGAATCTACTTCTGCTTTACGTAAAATAGTTAATGAGGAACTTATTAAGATTAGCGATATAATCAATAAGTACGGAGCTAAAATTAAAGACGAAGTAGTAAAGATTAAATTAGATGAAATTTCTAAATCTATCAAACCAGTAAGTGCTAAAGAGAAAATTAAAGATAGTCATTTAGTTAATCTTATGCAATATTATGATTTAGTTAATGAACTAAAAACATTCTAATATGAAAAGATCTATTCTAATACAATTAGTAAGAGAAGTATTAACAGAAACTAGTACCACAAATACGGGAGGAGCTACAATGAAAGCAGGTCAAGGATCTGCTAAAGGACATGTAGGAGCATTCGGTACAGATGAAACAAAAAATAAAGCAACTAAATCATCAAAGAAAGACGGTTTAAAAGTAGTTAAGAGACCTAAAAGGCCCACAAGCACTAAACTTATAGATTATATATAAATGAGAACAGTAACAACAACAGAAAAATATAGAGCTGTAAACGAAGGAGCAATGTCTCCTAAAGAATTTGTAAGACAAATGCGTTTAACTCACCCACAACATATCAGTCAATTTAATGGCTACGACGATACTGTTCAAATATTAAAGAATAGAGGTCTATTATTTGAAACTTCAACTGTCAAAGTAGAAGCTAAGAAAGCTAAGGTAGAAGTACTTGCAGAAGAGAATTATAGCAAAAAGGGAGAACAACCTATTAACTACTCTTTAGATACTTTAGATAGAGGAATAAGAGTAGAATTAGAAACTGCAGGTGTAAATCTTCCTGTAGATCATATCACAGAAGATGACTATAATGCAGCATATAAAAAAGCTAAAGCTAATTTAGACAAAAATTGTAATCACTACCTAGATCTAATATCAGGAAATTCCGATAAAGTAGACAAACATGATAAAGCAGTAGAAGTTACTACTAACAATCACGTTGATACTTTTAACGGACTTAAAAAAGCAACCTTAAAAGAAGGGTTTGGAGATGGAATAGATGTTACTGCTCATATAGCAGATGATGAATCAGACAACGGAGTACCTAAGGATTTAAAATTAGAAAAGAAAAGACTTCCAAGAGGATTAAAACTAGTTAAAGAAAACTTGGAGAACATTATTAAACACATAAAAGACCATTATAAAGACGTATTTCCTGGTAATGAATTAAATGATATAATTCAAGAGTTTATTAAAATGCATCATAGTGACTTAGCTAGAGGAGAAGATCCATTAGAGGAGTTTAATCAATTCATTGATGCTAATTACCAAATGAAAATACAAGAAAAGCAATCCACTATGGATACTGACTCAGACTCTACCACTCTAACACATGATTGTGCATCTCACGTACTTCATGAAAAGCTAGGACCCGGTATATGTCTACATGGACGTCATACTTTAGTAGAAACAGCACCTGGAAAGGGAGAAGTTACTCATTATGATGTATTCTTTAAGAACAGTAATAAGATTGTTAAGAACCTTTCTGTTAATGAGCTGAACGTTGTATCAATGGAAGAGCATCACCACAAAAACGAATCTGAAGAAGTAGCAGAAAAGAAAGGTAAAGATCACGACGGAGATGGAGACATCGATGGAGATGATTATATGCATGCTAAAGATAAAGCTATTAAAAAAGCAATGGGTAAAGATGAGCAACTTAAAGAAGCTATTAAATCCATTATCAAGAAAACACTTATTAACGAAGCTGCTACAGCCAAACTATCAGATTGGGGAAAAGGCTACGATAATTTTCCAGGCGTTAAACCAGTAGTTAATGAATTAGAAAATATTGTAACAGAAATAGAGCAATTTCATGATAAGATGGCAGAAAAAATTGCAGGTGCATTTGCTAAAACATCTGAATTTAGAAACGAAGAAGGTTTAAAGATAGGTGCATTTATTTCTCCATCCTTAGAAGCTGCCTTTAAGCAGGATTTAAGACCGGTAATAAAAGGAGGATACACTTCTAAAGTATCTCTACCTAAAGTTAGAACAATCTCTAAAGCAGAAATTGATGCTCAACAAATGCAAGAAGCTCCTATAGAAGAAAAAGAATCTTTATTTGCTCCAACTGTAAACGGAACATTAAGAGAAAACAACACTAATTTCGACCTTAGAAAATTCTTAAAGGAAAATAAATAGAACCACATGACACAATTACTAGTAGATGTTACGCCATTTAAGTCCGTACTAAAAGAAGCGAAAGGGAGACCTGGAGTTTATGAAGTAGAGGGTGTTATGCAAAGAGCTAAAGCAGAAAATCAAAACGGTAGAGTTTACAAAAAAGAGATTCTCATGAGAGAAGCTAAGAAGTATGTAGATGAATTCGTTAAAAGAGGAAATGCTTTTGGAGAACTAGATCACCCAGAATCTCCAATCGTATCTTTAAAAAATGCTTCCCACGTAGTTAAAGACTTATGGTGGAAAGGAGATGATCTTATGGGTAAAGTAGAACTACTTAATACTCCATCAGGTAATATTGTTAAGGAGATTATAAAAGCAGGTCATACTATTGGTATCTCTTCTAGAGGAACAGGCTCAGTTAATCAAACTAATGAAGGACATTTAGAAGTACAACCAGACTTTGAATTAGTATGTTGGGACTTTGTATCTAATCCTTCTACTCATGGAGCATTTATGAATCCTATAACACTACAAGAAGGTAAATCTCAAGTATCTCCTTACTTAAATCTAGATTCAATACTCAACGATATACTAAGAGCGTAATTTAGTGGAACTTACTCCTTACTTACAGGGACTATTCTATTTAGTATGTCTGTTAATATGCTGGCAACTATATAAAATTAATAATAAATAATAGGTCTTAATGTCAAATCTTTTTATATACGGTTGCAGCCATAGTGCTCATAACCATTTAGAAGACTATGTTAATAAGATCACAGACACCCCACAGGACTATAGTAACCCTTGGTTCCCTACAGATATTGATGTTGATAACCCTGGAGTAGCTGCATCTTGGTATAATAGGATTTATAACGAACTCAATTTTAATAAGTTTAAATGTTATGCACTGTCTGGTACAAGTAACAACCTTATATTGCAGCAGATATTAGCGACAGCTAATGAATGGGAATCTAGAGATACTATCATTATACAAAGAACAGATGGTCTAAGACAATTAAATAGCGCAACCCTATTAAATAAAACTAATCCTAGAAAACTTAAAGAATATAAAGATAGATTTAATCATCAGTTAATAACCATTCATACACAGGAAATACAGACTATGGTTAAAAGATCAGGTGATTCTCTTAACTCTGCAAATTGTTTCTTAGATTACCATGAAGAATTTATAATTCCTTTTAAAAAAGACTTTGATTTATACTGGAATAATATCTTTTTAGACCTCATAAGAACCTTAAACAAAGCTAACCCACATACTAAAATATACTACTGGGTAGATGGAATTAGAGATAAGTTTGAAACTATATGGGAAGCTAGCAAAGGTGAATATCCAGATGGACATTGGTCACCAAAAGGAAATAGAGACTTTGCTGATTATGCAATAGATTGTATGAAAAATAATAAAATGTACTTTTAGTACTTGTTTTTATAAACCGTATATATTTATATAAAGAATATGCAATCCTTATATTGCATCAATATACAATAATTTCATATTACGATTCTAAATAATCGTAGAAACCCACAAATTTTTTAAAAATGGCAAACAAAGATTTATTCAAGCAAGCTATTGCTGAAGCTAAGTCTGTACGTGAAGCCGCTATTGCTAACGCTAAGGAAGCTTTAGAAGAGTCATTGACTCCTCATTTAAAAGACATGTTAGCTGCTAAACTTCAAGAGATGGAAGATTCATCGACTGAAGAAGAAGTAGTAAACGAAGTCGAAGAGGAAGTTGAAGAAGCTCATCATAAAGACGACAAAGACGAAGCACATGCTAAAGACGACACAGATGAAGGTTTAGTAGAAGTTGACGAAGCCGAGGATGACGCAGAAGAAACTGCTGACGACGCTGAAGAAATTACAGACGACGAAATCGACGCTGAGGCTCACGATGATGAGGCTCACGAAGAAGAAGTTGATGGAGATGCAGATTTATCTGACCTCTCTGTTGACCAATTTAAGGACATGATTAGAGACATTATCTCACAAGAAGTTGGAGCTGGAGAAGCTGGCGACGATCTTGGAGCTGAATTAGACGCTGGAGATATTGAAGGACTTGGTGATGAACCAGACACTGAAATTGACGCAATGGATGATTTAGAAGGAGATGCTGACGAGATTGACCTTGATGAATTACTTAAAGAACTTGACTCATTATCAGAAGCTCCTAAAGAGGACGAAGATATGGATGAAGCTCCTAAAAAGGATAAAGAGGAAGACACAATGGAAGAAGTAGCAGATACTAAAACCAAAAATGTTAACCATACTTTAAAAGAAGCTTTAGAAACTATCGAAACTCTTAAATCAGAACTTAACGAAGTTAATATTCTTAACGCAAAATTACTTTACGTTAATAAGATCTTTAAGGCAAACGATTTATCTGAGTCTCAAAAAGTAAACGTTATTGCTGCTTTTGATAAAGCAGAAACAGTTAAAGAAGTAAAATTAGTCTTCGAAACTGTAAGTGAAAACGTTATAGTAAAAAGTAAAAAGGCTAGCATTAAAGAATCATTCGGAAGCGCTTCAAAAACTACTGGAAGTACTAAACAAAGTACTGAAGTAATTAATGAGGTATCTGATGCAGTTCGTAGAATGCAGAAATTAGCCGGTATAATTTAATTTAAAAATTCATAAACAAAAATGGAAATTAACAACCTATTAGAAAGCTCGAACGGGTATAAAAACGTTCAAGCAGACGCCGTTAAATTAGCGGACAAATGGCAAGCTTCTGGTTTGTTAGAAGGTTTAGGAGAAAAAGAGGCTACTAACATGGCAATGATTCTTGAAAACCAAGCTAAACAAATCGTAGCTGAAGGAAACAGTACTAACTCAGGTGGTGCAACATTTACAGCTGGTCAAGGTGAGCAGTGGGCAGGTGTAGCTTTACCACTAGTACGTAAAGTATTTGCTCAAATCGTAGCAAAAGACTTCGTTTCAGTACAACCAATGAATCTTCCTTCTGGTCTAGTATTTTATCTAGATTTCAAATACGGAACTTCAACAGGTGGACGTGCTGCAGGAGATAACATGTACGGTAACGTATCTACAGCTGGTTCAAAAATTGGAAAAGATGTTGATCCTTCTGGAGGTCTTTACGGCGCTGGAAAATTCGGATACTCTATTAACACTGCATCTGTAGCTGCACAAGCAGTACCAGGAGCAGCAACTAGTGCTTCTATTGCATACCAAACTGATGCACCTCCAACTGACTTCTTTACTTTCGCTCATACATTCGCATCTGGTGATGCAATTGACGTAGAAGCAGTAAGAGCATTTAGAATTTATTCTGGAGCAGTAGACGTAACATCTCACCCAGCACTTACTACAGTAGACGCTAACGCAAGTACTCCAACAGTAACTTTCGTAATATCTAAATCAGTATCAGCTGGACTACCTGCTAACATGACAGGTTCTATCAAGACAGTAAAAGCACCAGTAGACAACGACAGAGGAGACTTTGAAGCTGATTCAACTGTAGCTGTTGATACTTCTATCAAGATTCCTGAAGTAGACGTAAAATTAAGCTCTGAGGCGATTGTTGCTAAAACAAGAAAACTTAAAGCTCAATGGACTCCAGAATTTGCACAAGATTTAAATGCTTACCATTCAATCGATGCTGAAGCTGAATTGACTTCACTTTTAAGTGAATACATTTCAATGGAAATCGATCTTGAATTGTTAGACATGCTTATCTTAGATGCTGCAACTACTGAAAAATGGTCTGCTGAAAACAACAAAGTAATGAGCGCTGCAGGAAACTGGATCACTTCTACTTCTGATTTTTACAATACTCAAGGACAATGGTTCCAAACATTAGGAACTAAAATCCAAAAAGTATCTAACAAGATTCACCAGAAAACATTAAGAGGTGGTGCAAACTTCCTAGTATGTTCTCCAACTGTAGCTACAATCCTAGAATCTATTCCTGGATATGCAGCTTCAACTGATGGTGATCAGCAAGAATTCTCAATGGGTGTACAGAAAGTTGGAAACTTAGCTAACCGCTTTAAAGTTTACAAAAATCCTTACATGACTGAGAATATAATCCTAACTGGATATAGAGGATCTCAATTCTTGGAAACAGGTGCAGTATATGCTCCTTACGTTCCATTATTGATGACTCCATTAGTATACGATCCTGAAACCTTCACTCCAAGAAAAGGTTTAATGACTCGTTATGCTAAGAAAATGATTCGCCCAGAATTTTACGGGAAGATCTTTATCGCTGACTTAAACCAAATCTAATTGATTTAATTTAATTAAGTAGTAAATTAAGAGAGCCCTTCGGGGCTCTTTTTTTTTGTTTATATGTAGGATCTAAAGTATATAGTTCGGATATTTATAATAACAAACTAAAACGTTATTATACATGCCTTCAAAACACCATACGGACGATGTATTCGTTCAAAAGAAGAGACCTAAAAGACCTATTAAGTTTAACGTTCAATTAAATGACGAACAAAAAGAAGCTAAAGCAAAGATACTTCAATATCCTATAACAGTTTTAAAAGGAATGGCAGGTTCAGGTAAAACTTTAGTTGCAACACAGGTAGCATTAGACCTATTATTTACTAAACAGATAGATAAGGTTGTTATCACAAGACCTACGGTGTCTAAAGAAGATATAGGGTTCTTACCAGGAAACATTAAGGAGAAGATGGACCCTTGGTTAGCACCAATTTATCACAATTTATTTATGTTGTACAGTAAAGAAAAAGTACAGAAGCTATTAGACGATGAAACAATCGAAATAGTTCCATTTGCTTTCTTAAGAGGTAGAACATTTTTAAACTCTCTTGTAATAGTAGATGAAGCTCAAAATGTTACCCATAACCAAATGGAAACAGTAATAGGACGTCTAGGAAAAAATTCTAAAATGGTTATATGTGGAGATATGGCTCAAATAGATCTAAAAGATAAGAGGGAAACAGGATTTTCTTTTTTAGCTAGGATAGAAGAACAAGTAGAAGGTTTTGCTACCCATAGTCTACAGTTAAACCATAGACATACTATAGTTTCACCTATTCTACAAGTATATCAAACCTTCAGAGATTAATCACTATTTATAATAAACTTTATTAAATGGCTAATGTATCAATATGGGACGGTAGTGCAACATTTGCAGTTGGAATGACTCCATTTGGATTCTACGATGCAGATACAGATTTTCAATCTGATGCAGTTAAAGTATCTAAATTTTGTGGAACCAGATTAGGATTTCCTCTAATGGATGTCGAACTACAATCAGGATCTTTTTTTGCATGCTTTGAAGAAGCAGTAACTACTTACGGAAATGAAGTATTTCAATATAAAATTAGAGAGAACTACTTAAGTCTTGAAGGAAGCACTACAGGCAGTGCATTAAATAATCAATTAGTTGAACCAACACTTGAAAGAGTAGTAGGTATAGGCGATTCTTACGGGGTAGAAGCAGAAGTAGGAGGTAATGTAACAATGTATACAGGATCTCTAAAAGTATCAGCCTCTGTACAAGAGTACAATATGGATGCTTGGGCAACCTCAGCAGGAATTACAGGTAGTATTGAAGTAAGAAGAGTTTTTTATGAAGCTCCACCAGCTATCATGCGCTACTTCGATCCTTATGCAGGAACAGGTACAGGAGTACAGTCATTAATGGATGCTTTTGATTTTGGATCATTTAGTCCAGGAGTTAACTTCTTATTAATGCCGGCTTCATATGATATACTTAAAGTACAAGCAATTGAATTTAATGATCAAATAAGAAGATCAGCCTATTCATTTAAATTAATTAATAACAACCTTACATTATTCCCAGTCCCTACTTTAGCTCATAATTTAAGATTTGAGTACTATAGGGTAGATGATAAAAGGAATGTCACCCCAAATACAGCTAGAGACCTAATTACTAATGTAGGAGAAGTACCATATACCAATCCTGTATACTCACAATTTAATAGTGTCGGTAGACAATGGGTATTCAAGTATAGTTTAGCATTAGCAAAAGAGTTATTAGCATATGTAAGAGGAAAATATCAAACCATACCAGTTCCTGGGTCTGAAGCTACATTAAACCAGAGTGATTTACTTGCAGATGCAAGGTCAGAAAAAGATGCATTGGTAGAGAATTTAAGAGAGATGTTAGAACAAACTTCTAGACAATCTCAACTAGAAAGAAGAGCTAGCGAGTCAGATAACTTAAGGACTATCCAAAACGATATACCTAATGTAATTTATATAGGGTAATGAAGTTAACACAAATACTATCAGAAGTAGAATTCATGACATACGAAGGTATGGTACAAATCGTTTATGAAGATAGCGATGCCAATGAAATAGGAGATCTAATAAGAGCATTACCAGGTGTTACTACAGTTACAATAGCAAGTACAGATGAAGAAACTAGTAAAGTTACTCTTAAGGTAAAGTTAATTACTCAAAAACAAGGTCAAGAAGCTTTTCAAGCACTAAAACAAAATGCAATAAGTAAATACCCACCAGTCAAAGATGTAGAGATAGGTGATAACACAATAGAAGAAAAATAATGCTATTTGGATCCAACAGAGATTTCGATTTACTAGTCAACATCAATAGAGAAGTACTAGCTGATATTATAGAACAAGAAATTCTGTACTATAAGTTATCTTTAGAAGATACTCAAGCTAATATATACGGAGAAGCACTTGAAAAATTTTATAACAATGCAGTTAAACTTAATTGTTTAATTACTAGAGGTGATCAAGTAGTAGATATCCAAGAGTTCGGCCCTGATTTAGGGAGAGAAGCATCTTTTGCTTTTTTAAGACCTGATTTAACAGACTCTATAGTAGTGCCGGAGATAGGCGATATTATTGCTTGGCACAATGACTATTATGAAGTAGATACAGTTAGAGAGAACCAGTTATTCTTAGGAAGAGACAGTAGTTATAACCTAACTAACAGTACTAGTGGATTCGGATCTTCATTATCTATTATAGCTGATTGTCATTTAACAAGAGGAGATAGATTAGGAATAGATGAAATTAGATAATTATGGCTGGAAATAAACCAACACCTAAATCACAAGAACAGTTATCCCAAGATCTTATATCAAACTATAAGAACCCAGATACTGATTCTCCTATTCAAGATAAAGCTCCTTTAAGTACAGCTAAGAATAGAGAGAATCAAATAAGAAGAGATAACGATAAGGTTAGAAACTTTACTATAGGCGTAAAAGATATAGATGAAGCTATCCACTACTACTTTAACGAAGTAATTAGACCTTCAGTAGTTCAAAACGGTAAAACTTTAAATGTACCACTAGTGTACGGATCACCAGAAAGATGGGCTTCAGTACAAAAAGACGGTTTCTATAGAGATAAAAATGGTAAGATGCAAGCACCTATCATTATGTTTAAGAGAGACAGTATAGAAAAAAATAGATCACTCGGTAATAAGCTAGACGGTAACAGTCCACATAACTACGGTATCTTTGAAAAGAAATTTAGTAAAAAAAACGTATATGATAAGTTTGACATACTAAATAATAGAGTACCTGAAAAAGAATACTATGCAGTATCTATACCTGATTATGTTAATATTACATACTCTTGTATTATATTTACAGACTACTTAGAACAAAACAATAAAATAATAGAATCAGTCAACTATGCCTCAGATGCATATTGGGGAGAACCTAATAGATTTAGTTTTAGAGCAATGATCGATTCGTATAATACAGTTACAGAAGTTTCTCAAGGAAACGAACGTATTAATAAGACAGATTTCCAGATAAACCTTTTAGGACACCTAGTTCCTGATAGTATTAATGCACAGACATTTAATGCAAGTAAATTTTTCTCTAAATCTTCAGTAAAATTTGGTTTAGAAACAGAAGGTAAACTATAAAAGTGATATTTATATAAGAGAGTTACACAAAGGTTATGCTTAAAATAAAAGAGCATACATGTCACAACAGTTTATAACCGAATTATCCGGTTCATTAATATTTAGAAGCGGTTCCAATGAATCGAGTATTAGACCAAGCGGAACAGGAGTATCTGTATCCGGTTCATTTAATATAACCGGTTCACAACTTACGTTTAACGGTACTGATGTTATGGCCCGTATTGGCTCATTAGAAGCCGGTGTAAATACTTCTGCATCCTTAGGTCCTTTAAATACACATTCAGGATCCCTCAATACATTTACAGGTTCAATACAAACTCAAGTTAATGCTTTACAAGCAGCAACAAGTTCGTACTTGACAACAACACCAGCAGGTACAGTTTCTTCATCTGCTCAACTACCTAGCGGGATAGTATCATCATCGATACAACTACCTTCTGGTATATTATCATCATCCACACAAGTAACTAGTTTAGGATTTATAACAGACGTAGCAGCCGGTACAATTTCATCTTCAGCCCAAATCTCGACATTAGGGTATGTAACCTCTTCAACGGCTGCTGTTTCTGATCTTAATGCTAAGACAGGGTCATATGCTACTACAGGATCTAATCACTTTAGTGGAAATCAATTCATAACAGGCCATATACTTCCTCAATCTGATGGAAGTAATAACGGTACATATGATTTAGGATCAGCAAGTGATCCATTTAGAGACCTATACATAACAACAGCATCATTAAACTTCGTTAAAGACGGAGTAGTAATCTCTAAGCTGACAAGTGTTAATAACGGTATTAAAATAGGTAATCTGGTAATAGGTACATCCTCTATAGACTTCATTGACTCTACAGGATCAATAGTTTCCACAGTAGCATCAGCAACGATTGACGGATCTGGGAATGCAATAAATATAAATTCTTCAACGGCAGGTACTGTATCATCATCCGCTCAAATATCCACCTTAGGGTACTTAACTTCTGCTTCAGCAGCAGCAACCGGCTTCGGTAGTGGTGGAGGGAGCTATACTTTAACTAATGCTAGGGTAGCAGCTCTAGAGGCAGGAATAATCTCCTCATCAGCACAATTACCAAGTAACATAATATCTTCTTCAACTCAAATAACAAGTTTAGGGTACTTAACAAGCACACCTGCAGGTACTATCTCCTCATCGGCACAATTGCCATCAGGACTTGTAAGTAGCTCAACACAACTCCCTGCTGGGATATTATCATCATCTACACAAGTATCAACAGCAGGATTTCTAACATCAGCTTCTGCAGCTTCTGCTGGATTTGGTTCAGGAGTAGCAGTAGCTTATAATGGTAATAGAATTGTTAGTCAAACTAACCTACCAGGTCTATTTAGTGCTTCATTTAATGCAGGAACTAGTGGAAGTATAACAGAATTTTTAGATAAAGTATTTTTCCCTAACACTACACCTTCTATATCTACAGGTAATCAAGTTCAGGAAGAATTTACGGCATCAGGATCAAGTATAGTAACTGTAGCAGCAACAGATGCTGAAGGACAAGCACTTACTTTCGGTGTAGGAGCAGGATATACGGATAATTTTGTTAAAGTAGCATCTAATGGTGCAATGACTTGGAATGCTTTAGCTACTGCATCAATGAATACTACAGATAGGGGAGATGGAAATGATGCTCATCCCGTTATTGTTACTGCAACAGATACATTCGCAGCAGTAGCATCAAAAACAATATACATAACTGTTACCCCAAACGCAGCTCCTAAGTTTAGAGAGACTTCTGTATCAGGTAACATTATAACTTCTTATGCAGCTAATGTAAGTGAAAGCAATGGTGCAGGAGAAATAACCAAAATATACTTCTCGGATGCAGAAAGTGATACTATTACCATAACATCACAATCTCATGCATCAGGAGACTTTAATATAGTAAAGTATTCTACTTATGTAGCAGTAAACCAAGTAACTTCTTCATTAAACTATGAAGGTACTCAAACTTATAACTTTTCTGTATCAGCTTCTGATGAACATTACGGGAATGGAGATGTAGATTCTATTGTTAGAATGCCTATTACTATAAATGTAGTAGATAACCCAGGACCTGTACTTAATAATCAAAGTATTTCTGGTGTAAATGAAAATAGCAGTGACGGAACATCAGCAGGATCAGTATCAGCAACAGATGTTAACGGAGATACTATAACATTCACCTCTTTTACTTTAGGAGGACTTAAAATAGATGGCAGTAGTGTTTCTACAGGTACCTATACCGGTGGCTCACAGCTGACTAACCCACATGAAGATCCATTTCAAATGTCTTCAACAGGAGTAGTTACTAGAAAAGCAGGAGTATTCCTTAATAGTGACCTAATTAACTCTTATATATACTCAGCTTCAGTAAATGATGCATATAACGTTAAGACTTCAGCAACTGTTACAATTCCAGTAGCAGATGATACTCCAGCCACACTATCTAACAACGCAACCTTCTATATTATTGAATCAGCACTATCTGGCTCATCAGTAACTACAGCTACATCAGGAATAGCAGGAACAGTAGCCGATTATAACGCTAATCAATCAGTTACCTTTAATGTTAACCCAACTAATAGATTCTCTATCAGTTCAGCAGGTAATATTACGGTAAATAGTAATATATCAGGATCAGCAGTAGGAGGAACAAGCATAACCGGTTCAGTAACAGCATCTAATGCATTTGCAACAAAGACTCATGATGCCTTTACGGTATCAATAACAAATAATAGCGGACCTACTATATCTGCTACACCAACTACTGCGAATCTTAACACAAACGGTGCTAGACCAAGTAATAACCTATATGTACTAACGTTTTCTGATCCAGAAGGAGATAATGTAGACCTAAATCAATTTACTTTTAGTGGAACTAACCTTTCATCATCTAAAGCAGGCGGTCAAGTATCAGTTTCACCTACTTCTAATCTAACAGCAGGAACTTATAACTTCACAGCATCTATAACTGATGTAGGAGGCTTTGATACGGTAACTAATAAAACAGAATTCAGTATAACACAAGCACCAACAGGTTCTTTAACAGGATCTGGTGCGTTTTATATAATAGAATCAGCAGTAACAACTAATAACATAGTTAATAACGTAAATGGACGTACAGGTAATCAAGCTTCTGCTAGTATTACTTACTCTCCACAATTTAATAGTGCAGGAGCAACAGCATTCACATCTTCCAACTCAGCAATAGCAATAACTAATGCTGGATTACTTAGTATTAATGTAAATTTAAGCGGATCAGCAACTTCTTCAGGAGCAACTATAGCTTCTACTATATCTTACCAAGATCAGTATAATAACATAGGGTCAGAGAATATATCTGTTGCAGTTACTACTAATCATGTACCTACTGCATCATTTACTAATCAAACATCGATATACAATACTAATCAAGCTGTATCTAATGCTAATTTAGTATCAGTAGCTATAACCGATATAGAAAGTGATAGTCCTTATGCGATAACACTGTCAGGAGCTAATGCAGCATCAATGTCTGCAGTACCAACTAACGGAATATCAAGTTCTTGGGAGATAAGAGCAGTAAATAACTTACCAGCAGCAACTTATACGTATAATGTAACAGTAACTGATAACTTTAATAAGAGTAATTCATATAATGGTAGATCATTTACTATAGCACAAGCAGATGACGGTACTTTATCTAATAACGGTACCTACTATATAATAGAATCAGCAACTTCATCATCTAATGTAGTTACTAGTGCTAATGGACGTACAGGAACACAAGGAGCAGTAAGTGTTGCCTACTCTCCTAACTATGCTTCACAGGTTGCTACTAGTTTTAGTTCTAGCAATGCTTTAATCAACGTACATCCTACATCTGGGGTACTTACAGCTGCACAAAATATATCAGGATCATCAAATGTTAGTGGATCAACAATAGCTTCTACTATATCTTGGACAGATCAATACAGTAATACAGATTCTACAGCAATAGCAGTAAACGTAACTAAAAATAACCCACCAGACATAGTATTTAGCGATACTACAGCTAATCATAATACTAATGGTGCAAGACCGGGTAATAATTTAACAACTCTATCCTTTACTGATACAGAAGACGACAGTATAGACTATACTTCTATAACATTAGCATATGGAGGAGCTAATTTGACAGCAGTAACAGCAGGAACTACTAGAATAATAAGACCAACAGCTAATCTAACAGCTAATACATATGTTGTTACTGCTAGTATATCGAATAACTTTCATACTAATACAGAACATCATTCAATTGCAGTTACAGGCTCTAATGCAGGTACTTTAGGCACAAACGGAACCTTTTATGTAATAGAATCAGCTACAAATTATCAACCTGTAGTAACAAACAGCAATGGACGTACAGGAACAACAGGTAGTTTATCAGTTTCTTATAATCCACAGTTTAATAGTGCTGCAGTTCAGAACTATACATCATCTAATTCAGCTATATCAATTGGTACTACAGGAGATATAACATTAAACCTTAACTTAAGCGGTTCAGCTACTGGTTCTGGAGCAACTATATCGTCTAATATTACTTTTCAAGACCAATACAATACTATTGGATCAGGAAGCATATCAATAGCAGTAACAGCTAATACAGCACCTACAGTAGTATCATTTACCGACGTACCGTCTAACTTTACAGCTTCTGTATCCGCAGGAACTAACTTAGTTAGTATGAGTATTCAAGATACAGAAAGCAATACACCTTTTAGTGCTAGCTTATCTGGTACAGATGCAGCAAAATTAAAGTTTAGTTACAACAATGCAGATTCATCATCAGCATTTATACAGGCAGCAAGTACTTTAGGAGCTGAAGTAATAGACTATAACGTAACAGTACATGATTCATTTGGTAAAAATACAAGTTACACAGGTAGGTCACTAACTTTGGTAGCAGCACAGCCTAAAACATTTGCATATGGACTCTCATGGGCAGCTAATCCATCATCAGAAGCACAGTTTATAGCAACAGCAGGAGATGCCGGTGCAGATGAAACAGCAGTAGTATCAGGATCAGTAGTTTCACACTTCCAATCAGGAGGTATAGGTTCTACATTCGGGACTTCTTACGGAGCACCTGCTACTTTAACATTAATTAGGACAGCATCCTTAACAGATCTATCAGATTCTAGTAATACGGGTACATCTCAATTAGGATACTTTAACTTTAGCGGAGGAGCTCAGCATGTAATAATTATATTTGCTAGTTCTAGTTTAGTTAAAGGTAAACCGAGAAGTATGTACGATGGAGTTCCTCCTGATAGTACAGGTACAGCAAAAGAATATTATACTTACGCTAAAAACGCATCAATTCCTGGAACTATGGGATCAGGAGTATATTATTTTGATACAACAGACGCAATAGATGGAGTATCAAGATGGGGAATGGTTTTTGGAGAAGGAAAAAATACAAATAATTCAAAATATTACCTGATGCCAGATTCAGCATCAGCACCATAATAAGATAAGGCATGGCAACAACAGCAGGAGACATATATGTAAGGTCAGGAACCACAGGAGCATTTACAGCCGTAGAGTACGTACAGGGTGGATGGATATCTGTGCCTTCTGCTTCCAATATGCTTGCATTAAACGAATCAAGAGTAAAAGACGGTCAAGTAGTGTATGTCCAACATACAAATAAGACATATGTTACTAGTAAGTTTGAAGCATTCAGTACTCCAGGATATTCAGGGTTTACTAACTCAGCCTCTTTTGACGAATTTTATTTTCCCTCTGCATCTTCAGGAACAGTACCAGCAGGTACAGTATCATCTTCTACTCAAATAGCAGGATCAGGATTCTTGACATCAGCATCTGCAGCAGCAGCAGGCTTTGGTTCTGGAGGAGGTGGTGGAGGATCTGGTGATATAACAGCAGTTTTTGCTGGAGACGGAATGGCCGGAGGTGGATCTAACGGTAACGTAACATTAAACGTTGATGCAGGCAATGGAATAGGAGTATCCGGTGGTGTTAATATACAGACTTCATCTAACCATTTTATTAACGGTGTAGTAGATTTAAGTATTTTCCAAACAACAGGATCTTATAAATCTACAACAAACAATATACAAGTAACAGGTTCTCTAACAATAAATCTAGAGGGAAGTACAAATACTTTTGATGTTTTATCAGGTTCAAAATCCCTATTTAAAATAGATAATGAAGGCACAGTCCAATTTGTGACTCAATCAGCAATTCCAACAGCTAGAGTTGGAGGAATGTATGTTGATACTTCTGGATCTTTTTTCATTGGAAGTTTATAATAATGAATAATCTAGCATATTTATATGAAAGACTTTAATAACAATAATATAACAACTAAACTCGATTAAATTATGGCAACATGGAAAAAAGTGATCGTATCCGGATCAACTGCCGAATTAGCTAATGTAAAAGTTACAGGTTTATCATCAGGCGTAGTAACAGGAGCTTCAGGCAACCTTACCACAACTGCTATAAACGGTACTGGAAATATATTAGGTACTTCAGGAGCAACTGGTGTAAAGTTCAACTCAGGACAATTCACTGGTTCTTTCAAAGGTGACGGAGCAGGAATCACAGGCATTGGCGCAGATACTGTAGCTAATGCATTAACAGACGGTAATGGTATAAATGACTTTACCTTTAACGGTTCAGGAGCAGTAGCAATATCCGTTGACACAGATGGCTCTACTCTAACAGTAGGAGGATCAGGTATAAAAATTGCTGATGACGGTGTTACTAACACACAATTAGCAAATATAACTAGAGGTAGTATAAAAGTAGGTGGTAGCGCAGATGCTCCAACAGACTTAGTTGCTAAAGCTTCTGGACAAATTTTAGTAGGAAACGGAACAGATGTTGCTTCAGTAGCAGTATCAGGAGACGTTACACTAGGAGCAGATGGAGCAGTTACGATAGCAAATGATGCAGTAACAAATGCTAAATTAGCAAATATAACTAGAGGTAGTATAAAAGTAGGTGGTAACAGTAACGCACCAACAGACTTAGATGCTAAAGCTTCTGGACAAATTTTAGTAGGATCCGGAACAGACATAGCATCAGTTGCTATATCAGGTGACGCTACACTAGCTTCAAATGGAGTACTTTCTATCGCATCAAGCGTAATAGGAGCAACAGAACTTGATCAAGTATTTACAGACGGTAATGGAGTAGCAGGTACATTTGGTACAACTACTTCTATCCCAGCATTAACTATTGATGCTCAAGGTCGTATTACTTCAGCTTCTTTACAAGCTATATCAACTTCATTTACAATTGCAGGTGATAGTGGAACAGCTAATGCCATAGATGGCGGTGAAACACTTACCATTGAAGGAGACAATTCAATTTCTACAGTAGTATCAGCTAATAAAGTAACAATTAGTATAGCTAACGGAGTAGTATCTGGATCGTCTATTGCTAAAACAGCTCAAGGTACAGCACAGTTAACAACTAACGGAGTAGCTGCATCGGCAGTAGGTTTAGGGACAGCAACAGGTGATAAACCTCAATTCGCTGGTGTAACTTTAACATCTCCATCACAAGGAACAGATTTAACACTTTCTGGTAACTTAGTAGTAAATGGTGATACAACAACTATCAATACTGCTAACTTAAATGTAGAAGATTCATTTATCTTACTTAACTCTGGATCATCTTCAGCAGCTGATGCAGGATTTGTATTCGCATCTGGATCTAGCGGAAACTCAGGAGCAGCATTCTTCTTTGATTCAACATCAAATAGACTTTCTTATGCTAAGTCAGCAGCATGGAATGCTACAGCATTAACTCCATCAGCTTATGCTTCTTTAGTTATTGACTCAGGAGCAGGACAAGCCACAGATGATGTTTTAACAGCTAAGAGAGGAAATATACAAGTAGACGGTAGTGATAATATTTTCATTTACGTTTAATAGGTAACAAGCTAAATTAATCGAGAATATAGTATAAGGGGTCTTAACTGGCCCCAAATACTTACTCAAATAAAAATTAAAATATAAACCATGGCCTGGAAAAAGATAATAGTAAGCGGCTCCTCTGCAGAATTAGGCGCTTTAACAACCACAGGACACATTACCAGTTCAGCAAACATAAAGGGAGCTAACTTTATAGGTAATGGTGATTCTTTAACATTTGCATCGAAGACAGTAGTCTCTGGCTCAGGACAAATTGATATCCACAATACTACCGGATATGTAGCAAATGAAAATATAGACCACTCATCAGTAACAGTAACTGCAGGTACAGGATTAACTGGAGGTGGAACAATAGCAGCAACTAGAACATTAAATGTAGAATCAGCCAACAACGGTATTGTTGCAAATGCTGATAATATTGAATTAGCAACTGCATCTTCAACATTTACAGGAGGTGTAACAGCAGTTAACCATGCAGCAAATATAATTTCTGGTGCAGCACAAATATCAGCATTAGGCTTTCTTGATGGAGCTGGAGACGGAATTATCTCTGGATCTACTCAGGTAGTAGCAAGCTTACTTAATCAAGCAACAAACTTCGGTAATAAACCCGTATCAGCTTCTGCTTTTAAAGGAGACGGTTCAGGGTTAACTGGCTTAACTGTTGCTCAAGCAGCTACTGTGATAACTGACTTTACAAGTCAAACATCGGTTGCCACTACTCACAACTTCGGTACGAAGAATGTAATGGCTACAGTATACGATAATAACGATGCCCAAATCATACCTGCTTCTGTTGTAACCACTAATACTAATGTTGTAACAGTAACTTTTGATTCAAGTACAACTGGTAGAGTAATTATAGGAAAAGGTGGACATGTAGTATCAGGATCAATTCCTTATGCTAACTTATTAGCCATTCCTGCTAATATTATATCTTCTTCAGCTCAAACTAAGACGTTTTTGCCAGCAGGTGTAGTATCATCATCCATCCAACTACCTTCAGGTATTGTATCATCTTCAACTCAACTGCCAAGTGGAATTCTTTCCTCTTCAGCACAAGTTCAAGCAATTGGTACCTTTGTTTCCTCATCAGTTCTCTCTTCACCTTCACAGGGTGTTATCAGAGTAGTTTCTAACGGAGTAACAACTAATGCTAATACTGGATTACAAGCAGCAGACGGACCATCATTCGCTGGTTTAACCTTAACAGGAGCAGCAGCAGGTACAAGTTTAACCTTATCAGGAGATTTAGTAGTAAATGGGGATACAACAACAGTAAACTCTACTAACTTAATGATCAAAGATAAGTACATATTACTTTCCTCAGGATCAACATCAGCTGGACCAGGTGGTCTTGTAATAGATGAAGGTTCAAGAAAAGGACATGCATTTGTCTATAATAACTCTTCAGTAAGATTTGGATTTACAAGTTCATTAGCACACAATGCAACATCAGCTACACCAGATGCTTTTGCTTCAGCAGTAGTAGATGTAGATGCAGGACATACAGATGTCCCTCAATATCAGAAAAATGGAAACATTAAAACCGATAGCGGTGTAATATGGATATATTCATAAAATTTCTTACTAGAATGGGTCTTATAACTAATGGTAAACGAATAGTAAAAGAGAGAACTGCTCCAAAAGGAGCAGAACTCAAATCGGATAACAAGGTTGTGGCAGAGCAACTAGCTAAAGCTTCGAAAGATATAGGTAAAGATCATCTCACTGCAGATGAAATAGATTTTTGTCTAGTTAAACTCCGAGAAGCTACTTATAGCGGTCATGAATTTGAAACTTTTTATAAAGTCTTTGTAAAGTTAACCAAATTAAAATAATTAAAGGCCTTCGGGCCTTTTTTTTATTTAAAGTTGTTAAGTTAAAGATATTTTCGTAATATTTATATTAAAGCTATTATCGGCCTCGTAAGAGGAAGTGGGCTCATTGAGTAACCAACCATAATAATAAGTAAAATGCCTAATTGGAAAAAATTAATTACTAGCGGCTCTGCAGCCACTCTAAGTAATCTTAATGTCACTAATGCCGTAACTGCATCTGCCTACTTAGGAGATGGATCAGCATTAACAGGTATAACCGTAGCTCAGACTGCTACATTATCACAGACATTTTCAAACCAAACATCAGTAGCAGTAGACCATAACTTCAATACAAGGAATGTTATTATACAAACCTTCGATGATAACAATGCACAGGTAATCCCTGCATCTGTTACATTAACTTCTGTTACTAGAGCAACCATAACATTCGACTCTTCTACATCGGGTAGAGTAGTAGTGGCAAAGGGAGGACATATAGTATCTGGTGTAAACGTAGCTCAAACTGCTACAATAACGGATACTTTCTCAAGCCAAACATCAGTAGCAACGTCTCATAATTTTGATACTAAAAATGTACTAGTTACCGTTTATGATTCTAATGATGCACAAATTATACCTGCATCAGTAACTACGACAGATACTAATATAGTAACTACAACATACGATTCAAGTACATCAGGTAGAGTAGTAGTGGCAAAAGGCGGTCATATAGTATCCGGTTCAACACCAACATACAGACAAAGTATTACAGGTGCTTCCTCTTATGCAGTCACACATAGCTTATCAGAAGATTATCCTATAGTTCAAGTATATAGTAGTAGTAGAGCACAAGTTATACCGTCAGAAATAACAACAACATCAGCAAATGCATTAGATATTACTTTTACTTCTACGTTTAGCGGTACTGTTGTAGTAAAAAAGTGATAGTTATAGAAGAAAAAATAGGTAAAAATTAATAAATAAAAATAGTGTTATCTGAAAATATTACATATTTATATTAAAGATAACTCTGACCAAAAACAATATTAAAAATGAGAATAGATAATCCACAAGTATCCAAACTCGAATTCCAAGCAGGTGCAGTAGTAGCTGATTCGAATTTTACAGGATCATTCACAGGCTCCTTTGTAGGAGATGCAACCGGAGCTTCATACACAGCACCAGTTCTATCATCCGCAGCACAAGGACAAGCAAAACTTACAACTAATGGTGTAGCAGCGTCAGCAGTAGATTTAGGTCTCCAAACTGACGATAGTCCTCAATTTACAGGAATTGAATTAGGTCATGCAACCGATACTACAGTAACTAGAGTATCAGCAGGAGTATTAGCAGTAGAAGGTACAACAGTACAACTACATCTTTCTGAAGGAGGATTTGCAAATGGAGATAAAACAAAATTAGATGGTATTGAAGCTAGTGCAGATGCAACTGATACAACTAATGTAACTTCAGCAGGTGCATTAATGGATAGTGAGGTAAGTAACCTTTCATTAGTAAAAGGTTTAACACAAGGTATCTCTGATGGAAATGTTTTAACTGCTAACGATGTAGTTGCAGATGATGATTTTTTAAGAATCAGTGGAGCAGAAGTAGAAGGTTTAACTGCAGCTGAAGTTAGAACTGCATTAAATGTTGAAAATGGAGCAGATGTAACAGATGCAACTAATGTAACTTCAGCAGGTGCATTAATGGATAGTGAGTTAACCGATTTAGCGGGTATCAAGGGTGTAACAATCTCAACACTACAAGTTAAACCATCAGAAGGAGCATTTGCAAGTGGAGATAAAACAAAATTAGATGCAATTGAATCAAGTGCAGATGTAACAGATACAGCTAATGTAAAAACAGCATTAAATGCTTCATTAGGCGGTTCAGCAAATATAGGTAATAGTTCAGATACAATTACCATACCAGGTGATTTAACAGTAACTGGAACAACAACTACAAACAACGTAACAACAGTTTCAACATCAAATGGTGTTGTATTCGAAGGTACTGCCGCAGATGGACATGATGCTACTCTTTTATCAGTAGTTGCAGGTGCAGATGTGACATATACATTACCAAACGCAACTGGTACAATTGCTTTAACAAGTAACTTGGCAAGTGTAGGTGATGGTGGATTAACACAAAATAACTTTACAAATGCTTTAAAAACTAGATTAGATGGTATTGAAGCTTCAGCAACCGCTGACCAAACTGCATCTGAATTAAGAAGTGCTATTGGAACTGGAAATGGGAATTTAGTACCATCTGAAGGTTCAGCAGGAACATTCTTAAAACATGATGGTACATTTGGAACTCCTTCATATACAACCAATACAAATACAACGACAACTTCTGATGTAACTTCAGCAGGTGCATTAATGGATAGTGAAGTAGATAACTTAGCAGAAGTTAAAGCATTCGATTCAACAGATTACGCTACAGCAGCACAAGGAACTAAAGCAGATGCTGCATTACCTAAAGGTGGTGGTGCAATGACAGGGGCTATTACAACTAATAGTACGTTTGATGGAAGAGATGTTGCAACTGATGGTACTAAATTAGATGGTATTGAATCTTCTGCAACAGCAGATCAGACATTAGGAGATCTAAACTTAGATACTGACGATGACGTACGGTTTGATAGCTTTGGAGTAGGTACAGCAGCATCTGGTACAACAGGAGAGATTAGAGCAACTGGAGATATTACAGCATACTATTCTTCTGACGAAAGACTAAAAGAAAACTTTGCACCACTAGCAGGAGCTTTAGATAAAGTAAACCAAATAGGTGGATACGAATTCGATTGGAAAGAAGGAATTGAAGAAATAGTAAGCAAAGAAGGACACGACATTGGAGTTAAAGCACAAGAAGTACAAGCTGTATACCCAGAGTTAGTTCATGAAAGAGACAATGGATATTTAGCAGTTGATTATGTAAAATTAACAGCAGTATTAATAGAAGCAGTTAAAGAATTATCTGCTAAAGTAGATAAGTGTAATTGTAATTAATATACATTAAACGTTATGGGATTAAAAATAAGTTGCGAATTAGAAACAAGTTCTGGACCTACTGATGAACTGTACATACGTATTGATACGTGGAAAATAAACAGGTCTGTAAGTGAAATTAGATTCACTACAACATCTTGGCTAAACAAAAAGTTTGGGAAAGATATGAACAGACAATATACATCAGAGCCTTATAATAATGCTATTGGTCTAGTATCTTCAAAAGTAATTTGCTATGATAATAGTAAGGACGGAGAAGAAAAAGAGATAGTTAATCTCTATAAGTTTCCAATAGCTACTAAAAAGAAAGTTACTGTTCCAGTTTATGAAGAACAGAGTTTTAAAAGAGAAGTACCTTACATAAGCTTCAATGAAGAAGGAGAAGAGTTAACTCTTTACCGTACCGTAGAAGAAAAGAAAAATGTAAAAGTAGGAGATAAACAAGAAGTAAGAGAGGTAATAGACTCCTCAATTATTGATAATTTAACAAAGGTTTCTTATAAACATCTAGCTTCCGAGTTAGGTAAGTTATTTCCTAAAGATAAAATAATAAAAGATTAGACATGGCAGTACAAACATACGGAACAACAAACATTTCTTTTAGCTCTTTTGATACATGGGCAAATAATATTAGCTCAGATTCGAATGTAACTATGAATGATGCACTGGCAGATGCCTCACCGAGCAACAGTAACCCAACTGCTGCAAGTGAGATACGAGACAATAATTGGTTTTATGGATCAATACAGGTATCATCTGGAGGATATGTAGATGTAGCAGGACCAGGAAGTTATGCTTTAGCAGATCAGACAGGTACAGTAGCATTAAAAAACTGTAATTTAGATGAAGGTAACTTAACACTTACTGCAGACGAAACAGCAGCATACCCTAAAACTTTTGTTAGATGGAGAGCTGGTGGATCAGGAGGATCACAAATTCAAACTGGTACTACTCTTACCTTGAATGCAGCAGCACAAACAAGTACTACAGTATTTTACGCAGAATTTACATAATAATTTGTAAGTAAGCAGTAAATTTCGTATATTAATGGTTATAATAGTTAAAACAATAGGTTGTGCAAGTACTGTGGGTATTAGAGAACATAAAGACAGATAAAGAGAAACATCTCTTTTATACTAAGCTTGATAGTTTATTACTATTGAGCTCTGTTTTTTTATATAAGAAGAATCATCCTAATGATACTTGTATACTATACTGCGATAAATCAACAAAAGACTTTCTTAAAACACTCAATGCTTTAGACCTTTGGGATGAAGTAAAAAATCTAGCAATAAATACCTTTATTGACAAGAGTGTATTTTGGGCTTCTAGTAAATTAGAAGTACTAAGGAATATAAAAGAACCAACTATAGTAATGGATAATGATTTCTTGATATATAAGAACATATCAGAAATGTTAAACGATAAACCTGTCTTTACTCATAAAGAAGACGGAACAATGTACTATCCTACAGCAAACGATCCTTTTATAGCAGAAATATCAGATATGATATCTAGACCTGTACCCCAAGCGATAAATTGTAGCTTTTGTTACTTTCCTGATTATAAATTCGCAAATAGTTATGCTCAATTTAGTTTAGAGATGATGGAGAGATTTACTAAATTAAAAGCTCCAAATTCTACTTTTCTTATTTTTGCTGAGCAACTTACCTTGAGACACCTATTAGATTACCATAGAGTAGAGTATACTACTCTAATGAAACAAGAATGGGTATGCGAAACTAAGGTATTTAGAGCAACAGAGAAAGGTATTATAGCACCTCCTAATCACGAACTATACTTTAAGCACTACTGGATGGATAAGCCTATAATCAGAAAAGACAAGAATACTAAAGAGTATAAAACACTTTATAACATATTAAAAAACCAACCAGAGTTAAACTTAGAACCTTTAAAAGAACTTAAAAATTGATAGGAGTACATGCTTATTGGTCTAACCCTGTATTAACAGGAACAGCAGGACACCATACAAAAGAAAGTATGGAAACATACTCTATGTTTAATTTTGAACTCTTACACTTTATATTATCAGCACTAATGTATAAAAAACATATTGGTGAAATACACTTATACACAGATGATACATTTAAGAGTTACTTAGAAAAATTAGGATATGATATATACTGGGATAAAATAGATACTAGTAAAACTAAACAGTTCAACAAACTAAATATTAACTCAGTTAATAACTGGACTGCCTTTAAAACCTGGTTAATAGGAGAGTTAGAATGTCCATTCGTTCTTTTAGATCATGATAATTTAATATACACCCCTATACCTGACGAACTATGGGATGCTGATGTTAGATTTGCACACTTAGAAGAAATTAATCCCTACTACTACCCTGATAAAGATAAATTAAAAGTAGAAGGATTTAAATATGATGACGATTGGAATTGGGATGATGAAGTATGTAACACAAGCATCCTATACTTTAATAACCCAGAATTTAAAAAGAAATATGCTGATAAAGCAATGCAGTTTGAACTATTAAATAATGTACAGGATCCTCATCTATCTCAGGTACAGTATTTATTTGCTGATCAACGTCTACTAATGATGATGATGAAAACTGAAAATATAGAATGGGGTACCTTTAGTAACCTTAAATTTTTACCTTTAGAAAAAGAAATTAGAGATTCATGGACTGTTATAGATGATAATCCATTAGTACAGTCAATAGGGTTTGATCATACCTGGTCTTTTAAACACCAACTAAAAGAAGAAACAGTAAACTTTAATAGACATAGTTCTAATAATTTAATACTTTATTTAGAAAGACATAAAAAAATGTTAGAAGATAACTTCCCTCAGTATTTAGATAATTTAAAACCACTCTATAATGTTAATTGAAAACTTTAATAAACACATACATCAAATTTGGTTTCAGAAACCAGATAGCAATTACGGAATAGGATGCATAGGAAATAAAGATTATATAGAGTTCTCTAATAGCCATAAAGACTTCTGCGATAAAAAAGGTTGGGGGTATACATTATGGAACGAAACTACTGTTCTTACTTTGATAAAGGAACATTTTCCTGAAAGATTAGAAGAATATAAGACAATAACAGGAGTAATTAAAAAAGTAGATTGCGCTAGATTAATGATACTTTATGTTTATGGGGGTTTATATTTAGATATGGATACAGTTATAAAAAGAGATTTAGATGAATTTCTAAACCTTACTACTATAGTAAGAGATGACTACCCTTTCTCCGATTGGCATATAGCTCCAGAACTTAAAATACAGAATTCTTATGATATTATTGTAGGTCAAGAAAAGACAGTATACGAGTACCACTATAACAAATACGGTTTAGTTATACCTAAATTAAATAACGCAGTAATTTTTGCCAAAAAAGAATACAGGTTATTTTTAGAGATTTTAGACTTAGGATTTAAAAGAAAAGGTAATACCATATTAAATTCTTTTGGGGTACATACTTTTTCATTAAAGCTATATCAAGAAATGAATAAACAAATAAGTGGTATGTTAGATGCAGATGATTATGCAGCAACTTCTAATATACTTACGACCCCTACAGTTTACTTCTACGAAGTAGATACTGACGCTGATTGGTATGAAAAAGGAGGAGGAAACCCAATACATAAGAATAGCCCTAACCAGTATATACTACATTTTTTTGATGGAGATTGGGATGAAAACACTTACGGTGATTTTTTATTGAATGAAGTACCGGGAGAAACATTAGACGCAGCAGGAGGAGATTGGTATGAAGATTAACCTAGTTACAGTAGTCGGGTACAATACCCCCATATTACCGCATATGTTAAAGCATTACGAGAATATGGTTGATAAGATATATCTCTGTGTTTACACCGATCGTCAGCATATTGGAGTTCTGAATGAATTAGAAGAGTTAAATATTAAACCATATAAGGTTGTAGTTGATGATAAATTTAACTGGTATCAAGTAACTAAGATTTATAACGAAGTAAAAAGATCCCGTCCAAATGACTGGTGGATAGTAGCTGATGACGATGAACTACAAATATACCCAGACACAGTTGAAAGTATAGTGAAACACTGTGATAACAAAGGATATGACTTTGTCACAGGAGGGTTCTTAGATAGAATAGGTACTAATGGTACTTTCCCCAAAGTACCGAGAGATACGGATATTCATAAGTTATTTCCTAATGCCGGTTTTTTTAGATATCCAATGTCTGGAGCCTGTCCTAATAAAGTAACTTTAATGAAAGGGTATCAAGATGTAACGGATGGACAACATTACGCTGATTTTAATAACGGTAGTAACAGTTGGGGGATAACTCACCCTAAAAGAATGCCTGTAGAAGAATGCTTTACACAGGTTCATCATTTTAAGTGGGATTCTACTATTTTAGAAAGATTACTATGGTGTTCTAAAATGCAAGATAACTACAAACATTGGTATGAGTATAGAGATATGTATGATGCAATAGCAGATAATGATATGAAATTCGACTTAAAAAAATCGGAGTATTTAGTTGAGAACTTAATTGAAAGTTCGTATATTGGTTATTCTACCTACTCTAAATGGAGTACATTAACAAATAAAATAGTTAAAATATGAGTAAAATAGACAAAAAAGCAGACGATATAGTATTAGAACAACGTAAAGTTAGAGCCCTAGAAAAAATATCCTTATCTTTAGATAGCCTAACTATGTGGTTTGAAGAAATAGACAAAGAAGGCTGGGGAGATAGAATGGCATGGTATCTTAGTCTCTGGAAAGAGCAGTACATAGATGAAGCTTCAACAACTAAGTCTAAACCGTCTAAGTCTAAAAAGAATGCATAAATTAGGTATAATTGTACCTTATAGAAATAGACCAGACCAATTAACTAAGTTTAGAGAAAGTATTAATCAGTATATTACTGATATTAGCTTTGAATTAATTATAGTCGACCAACAAGGTAAGAAAGAATTTAATAGGGGAAGGCTTTTAAATATAGGATTCAAAGAAGCTGAGAAACTAGGTTGTGATTATGTAGTATTTCACGATATAGACATGTTGCCCATAGATGTCGACTATAGCTACTCGGATAAACCTCTTCACTTAATTACCGATTTGGATTTACCTCAAGGAGTATCTAGGACACTCTTTGATGAATACTTTGGTGGTGTGACTCTTTTTCCTGTAAGTATATTTAAACAAATAAACGGGTATACCAACTTATACCAAGGATGGGGATTTGAAGATGATAACCTACTGCTCCGTTGTTTGGAAAACCATATTGCATTAGACGGTAATGAAACAGTACAAAAAGCAAGAGCAGCAACAGCATTAGAATTTAATGGTGAAGATAGTTATGTTGCAATACCTAACAAGTTGAATAGTTCAAGAAATTTTTCTATATTCGTATCTTTTAGTTACGATGAAATAAATACTAATCAGCATCAAATCTCAGATAACAACTCAATATTTAGCATACCAGGGTTTGATACAACTTTAACTGTTAATTCCTTTTTTGACTTGACATTTCAGTTTTGGAAAAAGAATTTAGAGTCTATATCTTTACCTACAAAAGGATTAAGAGCAGGTAGATATAATGCTGTAATTACTGTAAGAAGTAAAACTCTCAATGAAAATACTGATGATTTTATGCCACCTACTGTTAAGATGTACATTAATGGAGAACTAGTTGGAGAAAATGCATTTGATAAACTATCAAATTTAAGGAAGTCAAAATATATCTACTTAGGAGTAGGAGATCCCAATAGGGAAGAAAGAAGAAACTGGTTTAAAGGAAATATAGATACTTTTGCTACTTATAATACAGATTTAACAGAAAGGGAATGCCTACAGTTAGGAAATAATACCAATAGGAGTTTATTTGGCTTAGAATCAGGCTTGAGTTTATCATCATATTACGACTGTAAATTTGTAGATTCTGGGGAGCTTATAGATTTAAAAAAATCTGCTAACGGAACCGTAGTAAATTGTGAACAAGTAGATATTCATAAAACACCAGACGTCAAAAGACCAATACCTTTCAGAAGAAAAGGTAGATTTGAAGTATTACCTCATACAGAAAATGGATATAAAGATGGGTACTGGGTAAGTTGGTCTAGTAGGAATAACCAACTTAAGTATTTAGATAGTTATTATAAATCAGGAACCGGTTATCATAAAGATGGTCTAACTACTTGCGGGTATAAAGTTATTAGTAAAGATTCTTTAGATAATTATCACCATATATTAGTAAACTAATGAAACATAAGTTAGGAGTTTGTGTACCATACAGAAATAGAGAGCTACACCTTAATGAGTTTGTACCTAAAGTAGGAAAGTACTTAAAAGAACAGGGAATAGAGTTTCAGATGTACTTCTGTCATCAGGTAGATGATAAACTTTTTAATAGAGGAGCTACTAAGAATATAGCTGCTAAGCATGCTATAGAAGACGGGTGTGATTATGTAGTTTTCCACGATATAGATATGATACCAGAAGAAGGAGCTGATTATTCTTACCCTACAGAAGGACCTAGACATATAGCTACTAAGATATCTCAAATGGGATATAAATTAAAGTACCATGAATATTTTGGAGGAGCAGTAATTTTTACAAAAGAACATTTAGAAGCTACTAACGGATATTCTAACGGATATTGGGACTGGGGTATGGAAGATGATGATTTGTTTTGGAGATGTCATCTAGAAGGTCTTACTAATGATACCTGGTTAGATGCAGACTTAAAGGGTAACTCATATCTTTCATTCACAGGAGAAAATAGTTACGCAAAAATACCTTATAAAAGAGAGCATAAAGGACTAACCTCTAAAGCTCATACAATTTCTGTACTTGTTAGAAGTTTTCAACAACCTGTTAAAAATAAAGTTTTTCTCATAGGAGATAGTAAAGCTAACTATATAGAATACCCTATATTTAGACTGCCGGGGTATGACTATGGTATTTCGTTTAATAACTCTAAAGCTGTAACTTTAACATATTGGAATTCTTTTAATAAACATAATTACATGTGGGTAAAAAGGTACGATAAACATTGGAGTTGGGTTACTGCAGTTATAGACGATGAAACTCGTATGTCTCATTTTTACTTAAACGGTAGTGAAATCGATGCAAGAGCAGGACAGGGAAGTCATTCTCCTTTTAAATACGACGGTAAACTTAAAAGCTACGGATCAAATAATTTCTATTTAGGTACATCTCCTTCTCAACCTGAGGATAGTACGTACAAGTACTTTAAAGGAGATATAGCAAAAGTATTTGCCTGGAACCGAGCACTAACCCCAGAAGAGGTACAAAACATACATAAAATAAAACCTGAAAATAATTTAATATTAGATTATGATTTCTCTGAAGGACTAAAAGACGTAGAAGTATTTAATGCTGAATTAAAAAAAGAGGATATAAAAGTACCTAACTCTATACTACCTTATAGAAAAGATGGTAAAATGAGATGTTTACCTCATGATGATGAAGGTATAGTGGACGGTAAATTTAAAAAAGGAGATACATCAGCAGCTAATGAACGTAGGTATGTACTTGAAATGCAGCAAGGTAAAATAAATTATAAGGGCGACGGTATTAAACAGCTAAAATATGAATTCATAAACGAAGAAAAATTAACACCTTGGGCTAAGATGTTAAACATTAAATTTTAAGAGGATATTTATTAATATGAAGAAAAGTTATTTTGGTTCTGAAACGTTTTGTGCAATGCCTTTCGTAAACCTAACAACCGCCGCTGATGGAGCTTATAGGTTCTGCTGTATACAGAGAGGCACTATTAAAGATAAGGATGATAAACAGGTTTTTTTAGATAAAAAATCACCAAAACAAGTATGGAATGAACAAACTTTTAGAGATGTTCGAGAGAAGTTAATTAACGGCGAAGAACACGAAGGATGTTCTCATTGCTACTACCAGGAAAAAGTAGGAGAAAGATCATTTAGACAGAATATGACTGATGAATGGCTTGGCAAACTAGGAAGACCTCAGATGAGGAAATTAGTGCAGCAAGCTATAGAGAACAACTATAACTTATTTGATAATCCAGTTTACTTAGATTTGAAATTAGGTACTCTATGTAATCTTAAATGTAGAATGTGTAACCCTTATAATTCTTCGCAGATAGAAAAAGAACAGTATGAACTCTGGGATAAGGATGAAGACTATCAAGAAGCTATTAAATTTGACTACAATAATAAAGCACCAGAAATAGCAAAAAGATCAGAATGGTTTGAAGCAGATTTATTTTGGTCAGATATTATTTCTTATATTCCTGATTTAAAAAAGGTTTACTTTACAGGTGGAGAACCAACTATGATAAAAGGTAATACTGAATTTTTAAAGTATGCTTTGGATCGTGATAGAAAAGATATTCACTTATTTTTTAATACTAACTGTACTAATTTGAATAAAAAGTTCTTGAGTTATATATCTCAATTTGATAAAGTAGATATAAACGGTAGCTTAGACGGCCACGGAGCAATGAATGACTACATTAGATACCCTGCTAAATGGTCAGCAGTATCAGCTGTATTTGAAAAATATGCTAAACTACCTAATGTAAATTTAGGTGCTACACCTGTACTACAGACATATAATATTTTTAATATTGGAGAGGTAGTTAAATATGTTGAAGAAGTTAAATATAAATACCATAGAGAAGTATTTATTGATGTACTTTTAAATACTCACCCTACTATTCTAGATGTACAAATACTTCCTTATGAAATAAGAAAGCAAGCTAGAGATAAGTTATGGAATATATGGGACAAAATAGATCAAACTCACATGCACGGGTCTACTAAAGCAGGTATACAGACAGCACTAAATATTCTCGGAAAGCAAGGAGATCATAATAAAGAAAAAATTAATATGTTTTTAAAATATACTAAGTCACTAGATAACCACAGGAAACAGAAATTTTCGGATGCATGTCCTGAATTGTCATCATACTTAGAAAAAAATTACGTAAAAAGCGTCCTGTAATGAAAAACCAAACATTTTGTATACTCCCCTGGGTTCATTTAGCTACCTATACCGATGGTACTGGTCTGCTATGCTGTATTGCTAAACCCGGTGGAGAGAAAACAAACCTTAATACACAGACAGTAGATGAAGTTAGAAACTCAGACTACTTTAAAGACGCACGATTAGCTCTACAGGAAGGAAAGCAATTCCACGCATGTACTGCATGCTATAAAGAAGAAGCAGCAGGACTTAGAAGTCATAGATTACATGAAAATAGGTTTTGGCGAGACACACTTGGCCAGGAGCACATAGATTCTTTAATAGAGGATACAAAAGAAGACGGCAGTATAGATAACGATGTATATACAGTTGATTTTAGATTAGGAAATACATGTAACCTAGCGTGTGTAATGTGTAGACCTCAAGATAGTAGTAAATGGTATAAAGAAGCACAAATATTATCGGGTACACTTAAAACCGGAGCTAAATACGAATGGCAATCGAAAGAAAAAGTAGATAGAGATTCTTTTGAATGGTATAAAAATCCAAAGTTTTTAGAAAGTTTCTACGAAGCAAGTGGGGAAATGAGACAGATGATTTTTGCTGGAGGTGAACCCCTACTTATAAAAGAACATAAAGCTATTATAAAAGAGTTAGTAAAGAGAGGAACAGCTAAAAATATTAAAGTAAATTACCATACTAACGGAACTATTTACGATACTGAATTATTAGAGCTATGGAAACATTTTAAAAGGGTAGACTTATTTCTATCTTTTGACGGTATTGATAGAATTAACAAATATGTTAGGTACCCATCATTACATGATACCGTAGTGGGCAACTTAAAGAAGTATAATGATAATGCACCACCTAATATACACTTTAAAGTATTATACACAGTCCAAGCTTTAAATATATACTATATACCAGAGTTTGTTAAGTGGCTTTTAGATATGGATTTACCGAGGATCGCAGATTACAAAAGTAAAGATAATATAGCTGATATTATACATACAGGTATACTACATTACCCTCAATACTTATCTCCAAAAATATTTCCTCCTAGAGTAAAAAGACAAATTACTAGGAAATTAGAAAATTTTATCTTAGATTATGGAGATAGGATTAATTTAGATAGTATAAAAGGACTTTGTGCTTTAATGAATGAGGAAGACCATTCTCACTTATTAAATCAATTTAATGACTACTTGGAAAATATAGATAAATTAAGAAATTTAAATAGAAAAGAAGCATTTAAAGAATTAGATGATATGGGAATATTTAAAGATGCAAGAAGAGAAGTTGATCACGGCCCACAGTCTTAATATATAATATATGAAAAGCACAGAATCAGCATTACAGCCCCTTAAGAAGATTGTTAATTTAGAACCTAGCACCCTCCAGGTCACTTGGGTGATGAATAATATATGTAGTAATGCATGTACCTACTGCCTTCCATCACTTTATGCAGGGACTAACCATAACTACGATTGGCTAAATGCTAAAGAGTTTATTCGGACGGTAATAAACAGGTATAAATCTTCACATTGGAGTGTTTCCGGAGGAGAACCAACCATGTCTCCTTTCTTTCCAGAATTTATTCGAATGATTAAAGACTCAGGAAACACCGTGGGTATAACCACTAACGGAGTAAAACCCGTTAAGTATATGGAAAAAATAGCACATGACTTAAATTATATTGCTTACTCTTACCATCCGGAGTATACTAACGATCAAGAATTTATAGAAAAAGTATTAACTACAAACCCTATAAGTACTTCACCCGTTAGAGTTATGATGCATGCAGACCCTAAACTGTGGGATAAATCAAAAGCTCTTATTAAAAGATTATCAAAAAACCCTACAATTTCTTATGAAAGTGTAAAAGTTACTCCATATAAAGGGGTAGCTAAATATGCTTTTGATTACTCACCGGAGCAGTTAGAATGGTTTGGAGATATTAAAAGCAGTCAGTTTGGAAGAATGGAAACTCAGGTAGATTCTAGTCCAGCGATGAAAGCTCTTTTAATTGATGAAAATGATACAGCTTATGATACTGATAATATTAGTCCTGTTGAATGGATAAATCAAGGACTTACAAACTTTAATGGCTGGAAATGTAATATAGGTCTAGAAAGTCTTTTTATAGGTACTACTGGTCATATAGAACGAGGAAACTGTATAGTAGGTGGCATCATAGGTCATTTAGATAACCCTCAAGAGGTCCAATGGCCAACTAAAGCTGTCACCTGTAATGTAGACATATGCCATTGTGCTACAGATATGTTTATTTCAAAATCAAAACTTCATTCAGAACTTAAATAAAATTAAAAGTTATGCCAAATAGGATTATAAAAATAAAATTTAAAACCGAAGATAATTCTCCATTAATATTATCATACTACCTATTCCCAAATAACCCTATTGTGGATAGATGGTTTAAAATGACTCAAGAATCATTAGAGGAAGATTTAGAAATAAAAACTAGAATTACCAATAACGATTTTGATAATATAGGTAAACTAATGGAAAAAATTAATGAAATACTAGTATTCATTAATAAGAACTACACAACTCTAAATTCAGAATACGATAGTAAATTACCTATATTTACAAACGTAGAAGAACTGGATAATACGGTTTTAAACTTTTTACATGAAGAGTTTGAGGTATACGGAGATAGGATAGAGGAACTACAAGAAAAAGGCAAAGATGAAGTTAGTGGAGTCTACTACTACTGGAGTATGGAACTACACGAAGCTTTTCTTAATTTAAATGAGTTTATTCATATGATTGAAACAGCTATTCATAGTGATGAACATAAATTTCCTAACTTTAGTTGCATATATGATTTTTTACCAGTAGGTAAGTTTGAACCAGTTACCCTACTAGATAAGTTATTTTTAGGTGATAGTTTCGAATGGGGAGGACTCTATACAGGTTACAACACATTAGGTAAAGACTACTTATCAGTAGCACCTGAAAACGACTGGGATGTTATTGATCGAGATGAAATAAGAATTCAAGAAAGATTCGCTCCAGAGACTTGGTTAAACTTTGGCCCAGATATGTCGGACTCTATAAGAGAGAGTTTTTATACATGGTACCTCACATTAAAACCATCAGTACAGGATAAAGTACCAATTGAAGACTATTATAAATTATCTTTAGGTAGATATAAGTTAGGCCGTATTATATTAGATAATACCTTTACCGATTATGAACCAGATATTAAAAAATGGCATTTACCTGTAGGCCCCTCTTACCCGGCTTTAGATGATAGTGAAAATATTAAAACAAAATGGAACAAAGAGGTTTGGACTAAAGTAACCGGTATTAAACAAATTAACTTATATGATCCGAAGTAAATTCTACACTGAAAACCATACAAAAATATGGAGACCTGAACATATACCTAATAATGTATGGGAATCAGACTGGCCCTATGCTTTTTTAGATTTCAAAGATGACTTTGATGTTTTAGAAAAGGAAGCAATAGAGCTACCTAGTAAATTCTGGACAAGCCATAGAGCAAAAGATTCAAAAGGTTCTTACTCACATCAAGGTTGGGAATCTTGTACACTACACGGTATATCTTATGATAAAACTGAGAACTATGATAGATATGGATTTAAAAGTATAGAGGAGGCAAATTATACTTGGACAGATGTCTGTAAATATGTACCAAAAATAACACAGTTTATTAAAAACTTAAATTTTATAACATACGAAAGAGTAAGGTTAATGAAATTAGCACCAGGAGGATACATTATGCCACATAAAGACGGTAAAACTAGAATATTCGGCCCTTTTAATATTGCTTTAAACAATCCTGAAGGATGTGAGTTTGTATTTGAAGACTATGGAGTTGTACCTTTTAAAAAAGGAAGAGGTGTATTCCCCGATATAGGTAACATACACGCAGTATATAATAATACAGACCAAGAAAGAATACACTTAATACTCCATGGGGAGGTTAATCCTAATATTATGGCAGAAGCTGTAAATACAACATTCAATGGACTATATTAAAGATACATTTGAAAACACAAACAAGATAGGAATTTGTATCTTCCCTGCAGATACATTAACTAATTTTGATCTAGCTGATAAAATGGTTGATTTTACTAAGTTCTATATCCAAAGACTGAATACAATTTGTAGTACTCCCTTTAAAATTGAAATTCACCAAAGCATTGATATAGGACTCCAGAGACTACATGAAAAGTATGACCATATCTTATTTATAGCAGCAGGAGCAAGAATTTTTGATAGTACTATAATATTTGATATAAATAATGAAATAAACAATAATCCAAATTATATGGTTGCAGGCCATATCTTAGAGTGGAAAGAGCATTGGTATGAAATACACCATCAATTTGTGTTAGTTAATACAGAGAATTGGTCTAAAAGTAATAAACCTCTTTACGGAGGATGGGGTATGAACAGCAGTATACTTCCTGTTATACAAAGAAGTGTAGAGAATTTTCATGACGACTACACTCCTCTGTGGATCAAGGGAACAGGTAAAGAAGAAAAACAGTCCCATTCCAAACAGGGATGGAATATCCTGAGTGAGAGTATAAAAAATAACTTTGACGTACTGAATTGGTCCCAAAAAATAAGAAATAAAAGAACGTACTACTACCCTGAAAGCAATTCAGATAAATTTTTAGAATGCTTAAATAATAAGACTACAGATCCTTCACTTAATATCAACCAGAGAAAACTTCTTGCTCTAGGGTCTAATGTTAAAGATCAAATCTGGTTAACAAACTCAGAGAATATGGTACTATCTGATAAACATCCAGATAGGACTTACAATACCATTGTACTTCCAGCAGCAGGATTAAAATTTTTAGAACCATTTAAAAGTAACCTCTTAAGGGAAAACGGAAAATTAATTATCTACGATTTTAACAGTAAAAGTTTAGAATGGATTAAATTAATAAAGAATTCTACTGAAACAGATATAGAGGAACTAATTAGAACTTTTGAACATAGGTCTCAATTTCAAATATCAGGTAAGAAAGTATTCGCATACTTACCAGAAGAAACATTCACTGAGGATTTCCATAATAACATTAACGAAAGTTATAAACATTTTGGAGGTATAGAGAAGACAGTAGAGTACCTTAAAGCCTTTAGGGCAGCAAATGTTGAATTTACTACGATCGACCTAATTAACGACCCGACAGAATTAACTAGTAAGATTGAAAGTAAAAATGCATTTATTAATATTTCTAATATTTATGCTACAGATTTTACTAATACCTTTGTAACAAGAAAAAAATTAAAAGAAAGTTTCTATATACTACAAAGACATCTACCACATGATACAATATTAACAGGGTTTACTCCCGAATCTGAATATCTAGATGAACCAGTCTTTGATGAAAACGAACTAAAAAGAACAAATGCTTTAGAAAATTTATCTGGAGACAGGGATCAACTTATAGTTAAACACATAATGAAGGTTGATAAAGAGAAAAAAGATTCTCTAGGGCATGCATCAGCTCATATTGGACGTCCCGGTAATGTAAAGTACCACGATTTTGAAGAACCTGTAGCTCTCAGAGATTTTACTCCAAGCAACGGTAAAGAAAGGTTAGTCTTTACAATCTGCCCATCCTGGGGAGTAATTTTTCCTCCATATGGACTCTCTAAAATTGTAGGAGCTGCAAGAAAAGGAGGGTATGCATGTAAGGTATATGACTTAAATGTACAGTTATATCATAACTTACTCAAAAGAACAGGTCAAGACTACTGGGCTTCAGAGAAGTTTTTCTTTTGGGAAGACAAATGGTTTTTTAATGAATACCTATTAAAAGAAATTGAGGAGTACCTACACGCAGCAGCAGTTAAAATGCTTTCTGATAAACCTACTATGATAGGCCTTAGTCTATATACTACTAATGCCAATGCTAGTTTAGTACTAATAGAAAAATTAAAAGAATTAGACCCAGACGTCATTATTATAGCAGGAGGACCCGCAGTAGCCACAGAAGAGAACATGATGAAAACTCAATTTGCTAAGTACGTTAGTTACTTCTTTAAAGGAGAATCAGAAGAAAGTTTCTTAGAATTTTTAGATAATGAAGTATTTAAAGAGACCCTTCCACTAATGGGTAAAACTATAGGTAGCACAGATAGTAGACTAAGCCTTGATGATCAAGCTTATGCTGATTTTCAAGATTATGACCTTACTTCATACCTACATCAAGACGGTATTAGCATAGAAACCTCAAGAGGATGCGTTGCTCAATGTAGCTTCTGCGCAGAGACTTATTTCTGGAAATTTAGATCAATGGCACCAGAACGTACAGTTGAAGAAATGAAACACCACGTAGAGAACTACGGTGTTAAACGTTTTTGGTTCGTCGACAGTCTTGTTAATGGAAATATTAAAAGTTTTAGACAGTTAGTCGATCTTATTATAGCTAATAATTTAAATATAGGGTGGAATAGCTATAGCAGATGTGACGGTAGAATGGATAAAGAGTTTTTAGATACGGTAGCAAAATCTGGATGTACAGCACTTAGCTACGGAGTAGAATCAGGCAGCCAGAAGGTCTTAAACGATATGCGTAAGAAAATACAAATATGGGAAATAGAAAATAACCTTAGGGATACTTACAATACCGGCACTATATTTACACATGTAAACTGGTTAATTGGTTTCCCAACAGAGGAGTACATTGACTACTACCATAGTAATATACTAATATATAATACAAGAAACAGTATACATGAACTATCACCTGGTATGGGATGTGGCCCAAGTGCTTTAAGTGACTTACAGGAAAGGTTTGCAATTTACGATATAGCTTGGAAAGAGAAAGTATGGGATAATCAATTTTTAGGGGATTGGTATACCACAGGTTACCGTAATACTAAGATGACAAGATTTATAAGAGTTAAAATGTTTCATATCTGGATGGAAATCCTCAATGCATTTACTGAAAGCAAAGTAAGTAATTCTCAAAGGCATGGTGATATCCAAGATTGCTACACCTTTAAGACCTTAGGAAACTTTGAACATCCAGATTATATTCCCCAAGAGGATAACTTAAATTTTGCTCTTATTAAAGAAGTTCCATCATACTCAGCTCAGAGTCTTTACCTTTCTAATGAATACTTTTCAGTTATATATGGTCTTTACCGAATATTTAACTCTTTTGAACTGGTAATAAATTTTGAACCAGAAAAAGATATTATGTCTTGGGGGAGTATTGCAACAAATTATGCAAGTAGTATGGAAGTTAGAGTAGAATCAGACGGTACATTTAAATTTAACCTATATCATAAGTTTAAACATAAAGGACAAACTCCTAAAATGGAAGATATACTTAAATGGGAAAGAGATAATGAACACGGAGATTTAAGTTTTCAAGATACTATTGAACTTCAGGGTAATATAACCTCAGTAGAAGTAGACAAAGTAATTACTAAACCTACAATACATGAAATGTACCGTAAAAAGGATAGACCGGTAACATTAACACAGAGTAGAGTACCGCCTATTGAACTACCTAATATCGTAATAGAATAAATGAAGGATTTTAAGAATAAGATTTTATTAGTAAATGGATGCAGTCATACTGCAGGCTCAGAAATGGAATATGTTTATCAACCAAATTGTTACCATAAAGCATGGCCTAAACACTTAGGAGACCTATTGAAAGTAAAAGAGGTAGTAAATATTGCCCAACCCGGCGCTAGTAATGATACTATCTTCAGAACCACTCAAGATTGGATTATTGATAATGTTATACTAGGAGAAGAAAAAGATTTTGATTCAGTACCGGAACAAGGTAAAAACGCAGAATCTAGGAAACCGAAATATCTACCAGAAGATATTATTGTAATATTATTTTGGAGTGGTGTAGATAGGTATGAAGTATACGTTCCTAAAGACGAAAGTAAACCTGAAGGTCTGGATCAACTTTACCCACATAACTCACTCATATCATTATCACCTGCGTTGGATACTAATCGCTTAGAAAATTTAACTCCTGAGTATATACTAAATTTAAGTGAATTAAAAAAAGCAAAAGTTATGTTATTTGATAACTTATTCAGTGACTATATTATGCTACAGAAGATAGTAAGTATGAATCACTGGCTAAAAAGTTTAAATATACAAAAGTATCATGGAAATACTATAAATAGTTTACCCGGTTTTGATTATATTCCTAAAGCCTATGCTCACCACCCGATTAAAAAAACTTATATAAACCTATTAAGGATGTATAGAGAAGATAGTAAATACCACTATGCATTTTTAGATCACGATAGGTCTTTTTATGGACATATGAAACAAAACCCAGATATGAAGATTTCTGAACATGCAAAAGATCATCACTACGATGAAAAAGCACATAAACACTGGGCAACAAAAGTATATGACTTCTGGTTCAATCCTATCTTAACAGAAGATAAAGAAGAACACTACCATAGCAACCAATGTTAAATAACAAAAGAGTTTTAAACCAATTTAAATTAATAAACAATGCCGGATTTTATAGTAAGTAAACCAATAATAGCACAAATCAAACAATTACAGATAGATCAAGGAAAATTACAACAAGATTTCGGTAACCTATACGTACAGGAAATTACACTAAAAGAAAGAAAAGAACAAGCTGAAAATATACACAAGCACTTAAAGAATAAAGAGGTGGAATTAGCTGAATTACTAGAATCGACTTACGGTAAAGGACAGTTAGATTTAGAGAATGGAAAATATAATACTATTGAGTAACTTTTACGCTAATTAAAACATATTTATATTAGTAAAAGAGTCATTAGTTATTTTAGGCTGTTTTCGATATATAGACGATATTTATAATAGACTCATAATTTTAACATACAAAACATGGCAGAAGCATTAATCTCACCAGGTGTACTAGCACGCGAAAACGATGTATCATTTATCGCACCATCCCCAGTAGAAGCTGGAGCAGCGTTCATTGGTCCATCGGTAAAAGGACCCGTAGAAGTTCCTACACTTGTAACATCATACGGTCAATACCAAAGACTTTTTGGTACGACTCTTAAATCTGGCTCTAATAACTACGAATACCTTACTTCAATTGCAGTTAAATCTTATTTTAACCAAGGCGGTAACACAGCGGTAATTACTAGAGTAGTAACTGGTTCATTTACATCAGCAACCAATACTACTATAACAGCACAGACAGCATCAATTACTAACCCTTTTACCTTAACTACTCTAGGTAGAGGTACAATTTACAATGCAGAAGCAGGCACAGGAACAACTCACCAAAATAGTGATGGTTCATTAGTAACTGGTTCAGCTGACAACCTAAGATGGGAAGTATCTAACGTTAATACTAAAGTAGGTGAATTTAGCCTTATAATTAGACGTGGAGACGATAATACAAAAAATAAAATTGTACTAGAAACTTTTAATAACGTTTCTTTAGACCCGAATTCTTCTAATTACATAGAAAGACAAATTGGTAACCAAACACTATCCAAGACAACAGATGGAGACGGTGCTACTTTTGTAATATCATCAGGAGAATATGTTACAAGATCAAATTATATTAGAGTCGCTTCAGTAGCAAACAAGACAATAGATTACTTAGGTAATGACGGACTAACAGTAGGAGTAGCATCTGATGGCTTTTCTTATTCAGGATCTCTACCGTCTAAATCTTCTGGTTCTTTCTTTGGAGCAACTGGTTTAGAAGCTTCTTCACATAGAGCAATGAAATTTAATGGAGATATATCTAATCTAGATACTCAAGGATTAACAGGTCCTAACTATACAGATGCTATTTCAATATTAAACAACAAAGACGAATACGTATTTAACGTTATATCAGCACCAGGTTTAATATATGACTTCGCTACTCACAAAGCACCGATTGATTCTATTATCTCTTTAGCAGAGACAAGAGGAGATTGTATCGCAGTAGTAGATGTAGAGCAATATGGAGCAACAGTATCCAATGCAACAGCAGCAGCAAATACAATTAATAGTTCGTATGCAGCTACTTACTGGCCTTGGTTACAGACTCAATCTGAGTCTGGTAGAAACGTATGGATACCTGCTTCGACAGTTATTCCAGGAGTATATGCCTTTACAGATGGAGCAGCAGCACCTTGGTTCGCACCAGCAGGTCTTACTAGAGGAGGTATTGGAAATGTTATACAAGCAGAAAGAAAGTTAACGAGAACTCAAAGAGATACTCTTTATACAAATAACATTAACCCAATTGCAACGTTCCCAGGATCTGGTATTTCAGTATTCGGTCAAAAGACCTTACAAAAGAAAAAATCAGCTCTTGATAGAGTAAACGTGAGAAGACTATTAATTTCACTTAAGAAATTTGTAGGAGATGTTTCTAAAACTTTAATATTCGAACAGAATACTATCCAAACTAGAAACGCTTTCTTATCGCAAGTTAATCCTTACTTAGAATCAGTAGTACAAAGACAAGGTCTTTACGCTTTCAGAGTAGTAATGGATGACACAAACAACACTGCAGACGTAGTTGACAGAAACCAATTAGTAGGTCAGATATTTATCCAACCAGCTAAGACAGTAGAATACATCGTACTTGACTTTACAGTTGAGCCAGGTGGAGCAACTTTTGCAGGATAATTTAAAACGTGAATATTTATAATAAACGAAAATAAAATGGCAGTATTAGATCCAAACGAAATAATGTTTAAAGCCTTTGAACCTAAGGTACAGAATAGGTTTGTCATGTATGTAGATGGAATTCCATCTTTCATGATAAAATCTGTAACTGCACCTTCATTTGAGGATGAAGAGGTGAAGCTTGATCATATCAACACATATAGAAAAATCCGAGGAAAAAGATCTTGGAATAACATGGACATGACATTATATGATCCTATAACACCTTCTGGAGCACAAGCAGTAATGGACTGGGCTCGTTTATCTTATGAATCCGTAACAGGAAGAGCAGGATACTCAGATTTCTACAAAAAAGATTTAACATTAAATCTATTAGGACCTGTAGGTGATATCGTATCAGAATGGATTATTCAAGGAGCGTTTATTACAAACATGCAACAAGGATCGTTTGACTGGGCAAATTCAGATGCAGCAGAACTACAGATTACAGTAGCAATGGATTATTGCGTTCTCAACTACTAAACATTATAGTATTAAAAATAAAGCCCGACTTTTTGTCGGGTTTTGTTGTTTTATAAAGTTATTTATCTTATATTTATATATAACTATAGTTACACAAAATAAAATTTATGAGCACAGAGACTAAATTCCCAACGGAACAAGTTGAATTACCTTCAAAAGGCTTATTGTATTCTAAAGACTCACCTTTATCATCCGGAACGATAGAGATGAAGTATATGACTGCAAAAGAAGAAGATATTTTAACAAATCAAAACTACATTGAAAAAGGCACAGTAATAGATAAATTATTACAGGCATTAATTGTAGACAAAACTATCGACTACAGTACAATCTTATCAGGAGATAAAAATGCACTATTAGTTGCAGCACGTATCTTAGGGTATGGAGCAGAATACGAAATTACTTATGGAGGAGAAAAAGAAACAGTTGATCTTTCTCAATTAGGACATAAGGACGTAGACCTTTCAAAATTTAAAGATGGTAATAATGAGTTAGAGTATACTTTACCTTCATCAGGTACAGTGATAACCTTTAAGTTACTAACTCACGGTGATGAACAAAAGGTAGATGCTGAAGTAAGAGGGTTAAAGAAATTTAACAAAGATGCTTCTCCTGAATTATCTACTAGACTTAAACATACTATTACATCAGTTGACGGTAATGGAGATACCAAGGCAGTAAGAGATTTCGTAGATAACTTATTTCTTGCTAGAGACTCAAGATCTTTTAGAAAACATATGGCAGAAGTATCACCAGACGTCGATCTAACGTTCTACCCAGAGAACGGACCAGAAGGAGGGGTTACAATTCCGATAGGAATTAACTTTCTTTGGCCTGACGCAACAATATAGAGTAAACATATTTAATCAAGTTCATGATATAGTATTTCATGGAAAAGGAGGTTACAACTATAACACAATATATAATATGCCCATATGGTTAAGAAACTTTACTCACAGAAAGATAATTGATTTTTATGAAGCAGAGCAGGAAGCTGCTAAAGGAAAACCAGCTAACAGCACTCCATCAATGGGACCGAATATTAAAAAACCTTCATATAGTACAAAGGCTCGCAAATAGGCGGGCCTTAACTATTTATACTATATAGAACTACTACCTAATGGCAAAGCAGAACGACGACTTAAGAGAAAGACAGAAACTTCTCAAAGATTTAAATGCACTTGAGAAAAAGACTGGAGCAGATACCACTAAGATAGGTTCTGATAGAGCTAGATCTCAACAGGCTATAAATCAAGCTATTAGAGAAGAACGTCGTGAATTAGCTAATCTTGAAGGAACAGCATCATCTCTATTTGAAAGAGTCAAAGCAATAGCATCAGAATTTAAAGGTCAAACAACAGAATTAGGAAGAAGTAGGTCTGCAATGAGACAGATTACTAATGCTGCTGAGAAACTAAAAGATGTTGAATCTGGATCCGCTGATATGAGCCTAATTCAATTGCAGAGTCTTAAGCAAAAAATAGTATTACAAGATGCGCATGCTGCTTCCGCTGCCGTCAACATTATCTCCCAAACCACCGGTGTAAATTTAACAAAACAGTTAAATAATCTAAAATCAGACGGCAATTCTCATAATCATGATTCTGCATTAGACGCAATAATGAATCTAAAGGCATTAAAAGACTCGTCTGATGAGACAAGAGCACTTATAGCACTAGAGATATCTAGAAGAGGTATAGGAACAGACAATGTTGATATAACCCAAGAATTACTTAATAAGACAGAAGAACAAATACAGTTACAACTACGAATTAATAAAGCAATGGGATTATCCGGTGCTGCATTAGAAGGAGTAGGAGGACTGATGACTAAATTAGGTATTTCTTCTTCACAAGTACAGGATATACTAAAGGAGACAACTGAAGAAATGCGAGAAGCAGCTAAAGAGGGAAGTAGACTTCAAGTTGCTTTGATAGGTGCAAAAGGAGCTGCAAAAGCAATAGGAGCTGCATTAACAGACCCAGTAGTCATCTTAGGTAATATATTAAAAGCATTTTTAGCAGTAAATAAGGCACAGACAGACTTTCAAAGACAAACAGGTAGAACTGATACTAATTTTGCAAGTCTTAACACTAACTTAGCATCAGCTGCTCAAACACTAGAATTATCAGCCGAGGCAACTAGAAAATTAGGAATGCTTAGTACGTCTGTATTTTCTAAAGAAGATCTAAGTAGGTTAGCTGAAGCAAAAAATCTTTTAGGGTTAAGCAGCGATGAAGCTATTCAAATAGGCAGACTAAGTAAAACATTTGGAGGAAACGTAGGTACATTTAACGACAACATATATAACTCTGTTTCAGCATTCAATACATTAAATGATTCAATTGTTAGTCCACACGAGGTAATGAAAGACGTACTAAACGTAAGTGACGATATAGCTTTATCATTAGGCAATAGCCCTACTGCACTTTCAGAAGCAGCAGCAGCAGCACGTAAATTAGGTATAGATTTATCTAAAGTTAATAGTATAGCAGATAAATTAATGGACTTTGAATCTTCTATAGAAAGTGAATTAGAAGCTCAACTATTAACAGGTAAACATATAAGATTAGGTAAAGCTAGAGAACTAGCATTAAATAATGATTTAGCAGGATTAGCACAAGAACTAAGCAAACAAGGAGCATCAGCACTAGAGTTTGCTAATATGAATAGAATACAACAAAATGCTATTTCTGAAGCAATGGGAATGAGTAAACAGGAAATGGCTGAAATGCTAATTAACCAGTCTCAAGGATTAAACTTAACAAAGAAACAAAAAGCAGCTGCAAGAGGAATAACAATTGAAGCTTCAGAAGCTTTAGATGTACAGACTAAGTTAAATTTAATGGTTTCTAAATTAGCACAATCTTTTTCACCTGTTCTAGAGGTACTTATTCCTATTGTAGATGTACTCGGGTCGATTGTAAAACCTTTAGCTTATGCAATAGCTAAATCTATTGAATTTATAGATAGTTTTGCAAAAGGCTTTGGAGGACCTGTAGTAGGTGCAGTACTACTCTTTGGAAGATCTTTAATTATGTTGCCTTTTAAAGCGGTAGGATTCCTTTTTACTAAATTAGCAGGAGGAATCTCTCTGTTTTCCAAAAAAATTATAGCAGGAACAGCAAACCTACTCGGATACTCAGCAGCACAAACCACAGCAACCACCTCGTCAAGATTATTCGGATCATCATTCGCCTTATCTGCTCAAGCAATCGCAGCAGGTTTAGCGGTATTTGCCAACCCTGCAACTGCAGCTGGTGTAGGTGTGATAGCCTTAGGAATTATAGGAATTGGACTTGGATTAAGAGCAGCCGCACCCGCTATCGAAGCATTCGGTACAATAATCACATCTGTATTTAACGGTATTGCAACAATAATTCCGTTAGTAGCAAAAGAGTTTCATACCTTCTTAGATGGAATGACACTAGATAAATTAGGATTTCTCTACGCATTAGGACCGGCACTCATAGTAGCAGGATCAGGATTAGCGTTATTTGCAGGTCAATTACTTCTAGCTGCACCTTTGTTATACCTATCTTTACCTTTATTAAAATCTATTTCTACGTTAGCTCCCGACTTACTAAGTGTTGGAACATCATTAACTACTATAGCAGCAGGTATAGGACTAGTTGCTTCAGCATTAAATAAATTAGATACTGAAAAATTAGATGAATTACAAGATCTAGTTATAACCACAGCATTCGCCGCACCAATGGTGGCAGCAACAGGAGCAATAACAGATTTAATAACAGGTATTACAGGAGATAATGAAGAAACTAGTAATAATAATGTTATAAAAGAACTGCAGCAACTTAAAGCAGTCATGAAAAATAAAAGTTTTGATGTGTACTTAGATGGAGATAAAGTCCAAGCAGCATTAGCTAAAAATCCAGGACTAGGGTAGATAATACCTTTTTTACTATCTATTTATACTTATAATAATAATATAACCAATTAAATTTAAAATCATGGGAATCAAAAAAGATCAATTACCAAATTCCATCTTAGGATTGAAAGGTGAGCTTCCTGCATTAGGAACTTACGAAGACAACAGACCAGAAGATGCTTTAGGATCTAATATTGTTGATGCTACACCACCAGCAGCAAGAGACTAATAAATGGCGGAAAATAAAGGCCTTAAAACATCTCTGCTAAAAGGAGAACAAACTAATTTACGCTCACTTAAGTACAGTGAGTACCGTAACGGTTCTCCTATTATCGAAGATAAAATAGGTAATAAGTATAACCAAATCAATTCACGTATAACAGATACTGAGAGATTAGGTAAGTTACTATTATCTAAACAAGGTCTCAAATTTCAAGCCAATCAAGCACTACTTTATCAGTATGGAAACGAATTAAACTTAAAAAATCTTGGTAAGTCTAAGAAAGGTAAGTTTAATTTTAAAGAACTAGGTAAACGTATAGGTAAACAGGTATTAAATACCGCACTAAATAATGCTAAGACTACCCTGTCTATTCTGGCACAAGCACCAGTTAATGGTACAGGTACCCATTTTATACAGGGATTAGGAGCAAACGGCTACCTTAGAGAAGGAGGCCGAGAGGAAGCTAGCACCGGCTTAGGAAGATTTATTCAAAAAGTAAAAGATTTTGCTGATATCGGTGGAGGAGTAGACGGGGCATCAAAAGCTTTAAAAGGTCAAACAATATCCGGTAGATTAGAAGACGGAGGTATACTTAATAATAGTCAGTTTGAAAGTGATTTATCTATTCAAAACTCAGAATTTGGTAGCGACGTATCATTAGAACTTTTCGCAAAATATGCTGCACCATTAGGAGCATTTGCACTAAAAGCAATATACAGTTTGAGTAAACCACCTTTTGTGAGTAAAGCTCTTGCTAGATTTAACTTACCAGGAACACCAAGTCTTGCAACTAACAGTTTATTACTAAAAAACAATATTCCATTCTTAGGCTCTTTGTTAGATGCTTCTTTAGAAAAAGTTCAACTAACAGAACCAACAAACTCTAAACCTTTTGACCGTAATAACGGTTATCTCAACAGCGACGATGAAAACGCAGTTGGTACTACTAATTCAGGCAGAAGTAAAATTAACGTTCCTATATCAACTCGTATTGCAACAGAAAACGATGCTTTACTTCGAAAATTAGTTAACGACGGCACTACAACTAGGTCAAACAGAAAAGGACTAATAGGAGAAGCAGGATGGACTGATCCTAAACCAGATACTAGCGACTTAAATGTTTATAGGCCAGTAGGTACAAAAAAGAACGAAACAAACTATATAAATAGTAATATAACCTTACGTAATAGGTATAATAAAGGTGGTACTAATAGTAAACCGTCTCTTTATCCTGATGCAATAGGACTATTAGCTGAGCAAACACAATCAATACTCGGTAAATCAGAAGTAGAGGATATTATTCCTTTCGAATTTCAAATAATTACACCTAATGATGATGAAAGGTTTATATACTTTAGAGCTTTTTTAGATAGCCTAGCTGATAATTACACTGGAGACTGGGGCGGAGAAAGATACGTAGGTAGAGCTGAACAATTCTATACTTATCAAGGATTTGATAGAACAATAGACTTTTCATTTAAAATAGCAGCATTTTCAAGAGAGGAATTAATACCTATGTACCAAAAAATTAATGGACTAGTATCTACTACTGCTCCAACTTATAACACTGAAGGAGCTTTTATGAAAGGAACTTTGACTGCAGTAACTATAGGAAACTACCTTAATAACGTAAAAGGCTTTATAACAAGTGTAAATTTAAGCTGGAACACATCCTACCAATGGGAAACTAATAATCAAAGTGTCGGCAAAAAAAATCCCCTAGTACCACATGTTCTTGACTGTTCAATTGCATTTACACCCATACATAATTTTAATGTAAACGCAGAAAAAATAACCTCTAGCTTAAGAAAGTATATTGGAGGTAGAAACGCAAGTGTTGAGGTAGGAACCGGAGACTTTGGAAAAAGCCCAGATACAGGAAGAGACTTTAGTACTAACGCTACCAATGTAATCGATCCATCCAACTAATGGCTAATAGATATAAAGAAATAGAGGTATTAAAAACAGATGAAGGGAAAAGGTACTATAAAAATGCCATTTACCCAGACATACCTGTTACTGATAATGACTTATATGTTATTACAACAGGTAGTGATAGATACGATACTTTAGCACAGCAGTTTTACGGAGACCATAAACTCTGGTGGGTAATAGCATCAGCAAATGTATCTAAAACAGATGGGCTGATAGTAAAACCGGGTGTACAGTTAAGAATTCCTGCTAACGGTACAGCTGCTAAGAACCTATTTACTGAATTTAATGAGAAATTATAGTAGTTATGTCAAAACAAGTATTAGGTTCACCTATTCCCGATAAAGTAGCAAAACAAATTAAGGTACGAGGAGAAGCACTTTCATCTAATAATAAAACTTTAGATGAGATGGAAGCTATAAATTCAAATACTGGGTTTGCAATATTTAGATCTAGTGTTAACAAAGTTACTTATAATGATGCTCGAGATATCTTTAATGCATCTAAAAATAACTGTATAATTAATACGAATGTTAAAAGAGGGAGCCCAATTAAAGCACAGAATTACGAACTATTAGGAGGAACTTTAAACCCCGATAGTAAAACACCTAGATCAGGGATACTTAACAGCAAAGACTCTGATGATTATCACGGAGCTGCTGCTTTACAAAGAGATACAGAAGCTTACCTGAACTACGATAGTATGGGATTCAGACCAATGCCAGGATTAACGGGTATATCTGTAGCAACCAAAGGAGCATACGGTCAGTTAAGAACAGCAACAGTTAATTTTACACTTAACTCTCAAGAACAGTTAGAGGATGCTGAATTGCTCTTCTTTAGACCTGGATACTCTGCGTTGTTAGAATGGGGCCATACGGTATATATAGATAATGACGGAAATAGAGTTAAAACTGCAGGAGAAAAAATTAGCGAAGATCTTTGGTTTAAATCATCTGATAAAGCTGATGACATAGTACTTCAAATAGATAAACTTAAGAAAAAAACAGATTATAATTACGACGGACTCTTCGGATTTATAACTAACTTTTCGTACTCTTTTAATAAAGACGGTACATATAAATGCACAGTTAAACTTACTTCAAAAGGATCGATTGTAGAAAGTTTAAAAACTGGAGTACAGATAACCACATTTGTATGTAACCCTGGACCAGATGGTGAGAAAGGAAGAGACGACACTGAAGATATATCAGCCATGCACTTTCTCCTTCGAAATTTGCAAATATTTGGAAATGATATTTGGACCCATAATGCAGATAATGCTAAAGATGGTTATGACTACCCTTTGGAAATGGCACTTCGCGGTGAGATAAAGAAGCGAGCACTGGCAGGACTAAAAAAACCGTATGCATTAGGTGTCAAAATATACGACTATTTAACAGGAGCTCAATCTATAACTGATAAACAGCAACGGAAGCTTTATAAGGGATTATATAACCATGATTGTAGCTCTACTCCTTTAGAGTTTTTTGTAGTAAAATCAGAAGCAGTAAATGATGATAGTCCTAACACTATAGGGGGTAATTTACTTCGTTGGGCATCAATAATGTTTAATAAGTTTCTAACACCAGGTGAAAATTTAACTTACATTTCGTTCCGTACCCTACTTTCTATTATTAACTCAATAGAAATGCCTAAGAATGCTTCAAACGGAGAAGCGGTAGTATTATTTAGTGAACAACTAGGGGAAAAGTTTAAAACCTATAAATCACACTATAGTATAGCACCTACAAAAGCAATAAAATTAGGCACCCCGACATTAAATCCAGATAACGTAGTAAAAGGAAAAGGCTTTAATGTGAGTTTAAATGTAGCTGCCATTAAAAAAGGAGTACCTATAGATGACTGTTTATCAGTATTAATAGAAACAGATTCTATACTTCAAGCATATGAAGAGACGATGGTTGATGGAGAAAAGTCTATACTCACATTTATTGATTTAATATGTAAAATTATTAATGATGCATTTGGGGGTATAAACCATTTTACGTATATGTTTGACCAAAACTTGAAGATGTTCACTATAGTAGATAGAGGGTTCCCATCAGGAGGTCTTAAAGTAGGGATACCTATTATTGCAGAATCCGGATTAAATTCTACAGTCTTAGAATTAGGTGTAGAGAGCAAAATATCATCTAACACTTCTTCTCAAGTTTCCATAGCAGCTCAAGGATCAGTAGGGTCTGGGTATAACTCTAATGTTGAGGCTATGATGCAATGGAATTTAGGAGCAGTAGACAGACACTTTCCATACAAGGCAAATGCTAAAGCAGAAAAGGCATGTAAAATTGACAAAGAAGAATCTCAAAAATCCGATGAAGACCCCAAACTTAATTACACAGAATTACTAAGAAAAGGATACGATCAATTAAGTGAGGGTGTGACTAATACCTATATTTGGCCTATAATAGCAGAACAAGGGGCTAAAAATATAAAAGAACAATTGCGACTGGATATTGATAAAGAATTTAGTTTTGATCCACTACCTGTACCTATTGAACTGTCTTTAAAGCTACAAGGAATAGCAGGATTCAAAATAGGACTTACCTTTAGAATAAATAATACTATTTTACCTGATAGGTATAAAAGATTTGCGTATATTATAACAGGAATATCTCATGATGTAGGCGCAGATAATAAATGGGTTACAAATGTTAAAGCTTTAATGTATTCAACTGGAATGTAATGTATATACCTAAGATAAAACAAATAGTAGGAGGAAAGATCGGTGGGAAACTACTTGATAAAGTAACTGGAAGAGCTTTCGGCGGTAAGTTTGTGCAAGATTTTCTAGGTAATTTTTACAAAGGAGAAGAAGTAACAGCTGAATCAGTATCCCTAGAATTTGTTCCTGATATAGATCCAAACTTAGTTGCTAAAGAATTAGGATTGACTAGAGTTTATAGAAAACCTACATATAAAGACTATCAGAAAAAAACATACGATAGGTATTTTATAAGAGACATAAGAAAAAATAAAATTGTAGAAACTGATCCTAAACAATATCTTGCTGAACAAAAAGAAGGTAAATTATATAGAAGAACCTTAAAGGTACAGTGGAATATAGTAGGACTTGCAGAAGATACCATTATTAATGACTATCAGCACCCGGGGTTAAAACGTAAAAATCAAGACGTAATTGATCAATCGCAAATAATATTCCCAGGTATTGCTTTAATTTTAAACGATACTACTGAATTTATACTTACGGAAGGACAAGCTAACTCATTTATTCAAGCCGCAATAGCAGCTGAAAAAGCTAAGTTAAAACCTTTCGTACCTTATAAATCTAAAATTGATATTGAAGGTGCATTAAACCAGTTAAATGATTTATTGAATCCTAAATCAAAACCAATACCTCGACCTATTACCCCTAAGGTAGAAAAAGAAATAGTAGTTAAGGAGAAAAATATTGAGAGAGTTAAAAAGAAAAAAACACCGAGTCCTCAAAGAAGAAGGGTAAATGATCCAAAAGGAATGATAAGCACTAGAAGATCAGGAGGTAGAAGCGGAGGTTCAAATAGAGATCGAGATCAAATGCTGTAATAGTTTTTTTATAACTTATTTATTCTTATATTAAATAAAAAGGTTATACAAGTGTTTTATATAGTTGAAGAAGAGTCTAAACTCGAAAAATTACTGGAATTATCAAAAGATGGGTTATACGTAGATGTTATAACTACTAATAACTACTACCATCCTAAATTATCTAAAACTGTTGCAGTATATTTACGACCCGTCCATGATACTAAAGGATATATTATCCCTATCGACCATGAAGAAGGAGTTAACCTATCGAAATCTTGTGTCTCTGCAATTCTTTCGAAAATACCACTACTATATACATTAAACAAAAAGGATCTGTTATACCACTTCAATTTACAGGGAGCAATAGATCTATCACTGTTATATTCAATGACTAAGTACGATAGATTAGAGTATAGTAAGGAAATTAACAATAACCTCTATTCAAGGTACAGAACAATTGATGATATTAACAGAATCATACCAATTGCTAAATTACACGAATCCTGTGAGGATACATACAATTCAGTTAAACACGTAATAGGGTTTGATATACCAAAAGGGTTTGATTTTTATAATAAAACCGCTACTAATGTATTTTACTTAATAGAACAACCGGGTATAGGAGTAAATTATGAAGATTACATTAAATTATTTACACCAAGGGACCCTAAATACAACACACTTAATAAATCAGTACTAACTTCATACAATTTATATAATGCTACATCTAGACCTACTAATGCTTTTAATAGCGTTAATTTCGCTGCAATACCAAAATCTGAAGAACACAGGAAATCTTTCAGACCTAAAAATAACCGATTTGTTGAGCTTGATTTTGACGGTTATCACTTGCGTCTACTTTGTAATCAGATTAACTACAAGTTAACAGCAGAATCAGCCCACAAACAACTTGCTGAATTTTATTACGGAACTAAAGATATTACTGATGAACAGTATATACAGGCAAAACAGATTAATTTTCAAGCAATATACGGTAAAATACCAGAAGAGCATAAAAATTTAGAAATATTTATTAAAGTACAAGAGTACATAGATACTCTTTGGGCTACATATGAAAAAGATGGAGTTGTATATAATCCTCAATCAGGAAAGCCGTTTACTAAAGCATTAAAAGAGATGCATCCAGCAAAGTTAATGAACTATATGATGCAATCGTTGGAGACCTCAAATAATATTACTATATTAAAAGAAGTACTTAGGTATTTAGATAATAAGAAAAGTGAACTAGTGTTATATATCTATGACGCTTTAATTATCGACTTAAGTGATGATGATGGAGAACATATAATAAGTGAATTGCAGTCTATTTTAGAATGCAACTCGTTATACCCCGTTAAATTTAAGTATTCAAACAGTTTAGTTTTATAAAGTAACTCATATTTATATTAGAATGATAGACATTCAAGACACGAACACATTTAGCTACGATTTCGAGCCTATTAGGATAAACGACGATATGAGTAACAAATTATTTTGCACATTTTCTACAGAGCAAAATCTAGATTCAACTCTCACGCAAATACAGGAAAAATATAAGATCATTTACAACAAGATCTTTATACTGTATGCAAAGAGTCAAGATGAATACATCTGTACGTATAATGTAGACTTTGGTAATATTTCTAATTTTTTAGAGAATACTATCCTAGTACACAGAAAGAAAGAATCTAATACATTATATACAATTAATGCATTGAATACACTAATTAAAGAGTTAAATGGAGGAGTAGCAGACAATACTTTCCGAGTTAATTGGCCAGACTTCAAAAACTGTATACTTTTAACCAAAGGAGACGAATTAAAAAGGATAAATACTAAACTTTATAAGATATTAGAGTTGTAAGTTCGAAAAATTATTCTTATATTATAGAATAATAGGTTATTAATTAAATGTTATATATATGGATTTAAATGCAATCAAGGCTAAACTAGATGCCTTAAACTCAAATGGTCAGGAGAGAGAAAAAACTGACTACACCAAAATCTTTTGGAAACCTGAATTAGGAAAACAGACAGTTCGTCTGCTTCCATCATTTTTTGATCCGGCAATGCCATTCAAAGAAATGAAATTTCACTATGGAGTAGGAGAACGACCTATGGTAGCTCTATCTAACTTCGGTAAACAAGACCCTATTGAAGAGTTCGTAAATGAATTAAAAAAGACTTCTGATAGAGACAATTGGTCTTTAGCTGGTAAACTTAACCCTAAAACAAGAGTATTTGCTCCTGTTATAGTAAGAGGTCAAGAAGACCAAGGAGTAAGACTATGGGGATTCGGAGTTACTATTCAGAAAGCTCTATACTCTCTAATTGCTGATGAAGATATCGGTGATATTACGGACGTGATTAACGGATGGGATTTAGTAGTAGAACAAGTACAAGGTAACCCTTACCCACAGACTACTGTTCGTATTAAACCTAAGCAAACTGCTTTATCCGATAATAATACTTTAGTAGAAGCATGGTTAAAAGAACAACCAGATCCTATGGAGGTTCATAAACCTATGGCATACGACTTTGTAAAGAAGCAATTACAGAAATATCTTGATCCATCTGCAGAGATAGAATCAGATGCTCCTGCTGCTACTCCTGGAGTTGTACCTGCACCTACTACTACTGATTTTTCTTTAGAGACAGCTCAATCGCAAGGATCAACAAAAGCAGAAAAGTTTACAGATTTATTTAACGAGTAAAAAACAATAAATGGCAAAGAAAAAGGAAGTCCAAGAAGCCGCGAGTGCGGCTGTCAAGAAAAATTTTAATCTTGGTAATTTTAAAAAGAAGAAAGGATTCTCAAATGCATCCGTAAAATTTAAGGAGCAAGGTTGGATTCCCTTGTCTAAGGCATTTCAAGATATTACTTCACTACCTGGTATTCCAACAGGACATATAACTTTATTAAGAGGACATAGTGATACTGGAAAAACTACCGCGTTATTAGAAGCAGCAGTAAATGCTCAAAAAGCAGGTATTCTACCAGTATTCATTATATCTGAGATGAAATGGTCTTGGGATCATGCTAAAGAGATGGGATTAGAGTTCGATGAGGTAACCGATAAAAACGGTACCGTAACGGATTACGAAGGTCATTTTTTATATGCAGATAGAGGTTCGTTAAATTCTATTGAAGAAGTAGCGGTATATATGGCTGACTTAATGGATGAACAAGCAAAAGGTAACTTACCATATGATATGTGCTTCTTCTGGGATTCAATCGGATCTATACCTTGTGATTTATCAATTCGTTCTAATAAGAATAATAATGAATGGAATGCAGGAGCAATGTCTACTCAATTCGGTAATAACCTAAATCAAAAGATTCTATTATCTAGAAAAGAAAACTCACCTTATACTAATACATTAGTTGCTATCAATAAGGTTTGGACAATGAAACCTGAGCATCCGATGGGACAGCCTAAATTACAGAACAAAGGAGGTATGTCCATGTGGTATGACGCTACTTTAGTTGTAACGTTTGGAAATATTACTAATCCAGGTACTTCTAAAATTAAAGCTGTAAAGAATGGCTTACAGGTAGAGTTTGCTAAAAGAACAAACATTCAGATAGAAAAAAACCATATAGGTGGTGTACAATCAAGAGGTAGAGTTGTAATGACTTCACATGGTTTTATCGAAGATGATAAAAAAGCAATAGATAAATATAGAGATGCACATAAAGATCACTGGCTAAAATTAGTAGGTACTATAGATTTCGACTTAATAGAAGAGGGAGACCTTGAAGAAGAAAGAATCACACCTAATATTTTAGATTAATGGCAAACTATAGTAATATACTTAATAACTTAAAAGAGACCCCGCCCCGAGAAGTGAACGACCACATTTTAGTGATCGATGCTATGAATATGTTAATTCGTAGTTTTTCTCTTCTTAAGGCAATGAATCCATCAGGCCACCATATAGGAGGTCTGGTTGGCTTCTTGCGTTCTCTTGGTTACGTTACACGTACTTTTGATCCTACAAGAGTTGTAATAGTATGGGATGGAAAAGGAGGATCAGGTAATAGGAAAAATATTGATCCTAACTATAAAGCTAATCGAGCTACTAATAGGATAACACATTGGGGGTTATATGATACTAAAGCTGAAGAAACAGAAGCATTAATAGCACAGCTTTATAGGACTATGGACTATATAGAACACCTACCAGTCCAGCAAATTATACTTGACAAACTTGAAGCAGATGATATTATAGCCTATATAGGTAAACAAGCATCATTTTCTAATTCTAAAAAATTAACAATAGTATCTTCAGATAAAGATTTCCTACAACTTGTAGACGATACAGTAGAAGTATACTCTCCTATTAGAAAAGTACTGTTTACTAAGGATAATATAGCTGAAGAATTAAAAGTAGACGTTACCAACTACAACGTTGTAAAAGCTTTATTAGGTGATAATTCTGATAATTTAGCAGGAGTAAAAGGATTAGGGATAAAAACAATAATTAAAGAGTTCCCTAAATTAGTTACTGAACCTAATACTGGTTTAGAGTATGTTTACGAAGTCTGTGAAGGAAAATTAGACGGTAAAAAAATATTTCCTAAGATTATCACAGAATGGGATAGAGTTGAAACCAATTTTGAATTAATGGACTTGCATAAAACTGTACTTGACGATAAAGAAAAAGAGCATGTTATGGAGGTTATTAAAGCTCCCATTCCTACCCTGCGAGTAGGAGTATTTTTATCTTTACTAGAAATAGATAAGATAGAAGGTATAACTAAGAACACAGAAGGTTGGCTAGAAAATTTTAGAAGATTAACAACGGTAAATGAAAAAAGCAACAATAGTTAGCGGGTATTTTAACCCCATTCATAAAGGTCATTTAGAATTATTAGAGATTGCTAAAGGAGTAGGAGATATGCTAATAGTAATAGTTAACTCAGACTTGCAAAGGTATTTAAAAGGTTCTAAAGAATTTCAACTCGAAGAAGAAAGGTTAACAATTATTAAAGCAATAAAATATGTTGACTGGGCTATGGTATCTGTGGATATTGATAAAACTCAAATTCAAAGTTTAAAAGAAGTACATGCTATATATGGTGAAACTCACGTACTATCTTTTGCTAATGGAGGAGACCAGAATAATGATACTATTCCTGAATCATTAATATGTAAAGAATTAGGGATAAAGTTAATTGACGGATTAGGGCAAAAGATACAGTCAAGTAGTTGGCTATTAGACAAAAATTAATTATATTTATAGAATAATAAAACGGTTATATGACATTAAAAAGACTTCAAGAGTACGGTAAAGGTTTCCAGTTAAAAGTTTTAGGTTCTCTCCTTACGGATAAGACCTTTCTTTTAAATGTTAGAGATACAATTAGAGAGGAGTATTTTGATGCAGATTCACATAAGTGGATTATTAATAAGATTACAGAATACTTTGATAAGTACCACACCGTTGTAACAATGGATGTACTCAAAGTAGAGCTACAAAAAGTTGAAAACGAAGTGTTGATAGTTGCATTAAAAGAAGAATTAAGAACTTCTTATGAGGCATCTCAAGATGACTTAGAATATGTACAGGAAGAATTTACAACTTTCTGTAAGAATCAAGAAATGAAACACGCTATCCTTAACTCAGCAGACTTATTAAAAGCTGGTGATTTCGACGGTATAAGAAATACAATCGAAACTGCAATGAAAGCCGGGATGGATAAAAATATTGGACATGAATATAATAAAGATGTTGAAACGCGGTATAGAACTGACTATCGTCCTACTGTTGCTACTCCTTGGCCTATCTTTAACGATGCTATTCAAGGAGGGTTCGGACCTGGGGACCTTGGTATTGTATTTGGTAATCCTGGTGGCGGTAAGTCGTGGACTATGGTTGCTATTGCTGCTCACGCTGTTAGCCTTGGGTACAACGTTAATTATTACACTTTGGAACTCGGAGAAGACTACGTTGGCAAGCGCTTTGACTGCTATTTTACAGGATACTCTATCGATGAAGTTAATCAACACCGTGAGGAAGTACAGAAGTACGTAGATAACCTTAAAGGTAAGTTAATAGTTAAGGAGTACCCTCCAAAAGGAGCTACAGTTAACACTATTAAGTCACACATTCAAAAATGTATGGATATGGAACATAAACCAGACTTAGTTGTTATTGACTATGTAGACTACTTACGAGCACCCTCTAAAGGAAATAAGTTTGCAGAACGTAAAGATGAAATTGATGATGTATTTATTGCAACTAAAGGATTAGCTAAGGAATTAAAAATACCTATTATTACTCCTTCCCAAGTTAATAGAATGGGAGCTAAAGATACAATTATAGAAGGAGATAAAGCAGCAGGATCTTACGATAAGATGATGGTAGCAGACCTATGTATATCCTTATCACGTCAGAAAGAAGATAAAGTACTTGGAACAGGAAGAATACACGTCATGAAAAATAGATACGGCCAAGACGGTATGACTTATAACATAAAAATGGATACTAATAACGGTAGGATAGAATTTTTAGAGAAAATGTCAGCACAAGATTTAATTGCTGATGAAAATACTCCGAAGTATAATTTGGATAAAGATGTAATGAATAAAGTATTTGATAAAAAACTATAATTTTTAGGGCGAAAGTAGAATATATATTCTATTTATTAAATGTCCTCGACAGTCAAAGATTATCGAGGATTTCTTGTCTAAATCAATCAATAATATATAAAGATATATGAGTTTACTTAATGAAAGAATTGTTTATAAACCGTTTGAATACCCACAGGCATACGACTACTGGTTAAAACAACAACAAGCACACTGGCTACATACAGAGGTACCAATGGCAAATGATGTAACAGACTGGAAAAGTAATTTAAAACCATACGAAAAAAACGTAATAGGTCAAATACTAAAAGGATTTGCACAAACTGAAACTATAGTAAACGACTACTGGTCTACCTTAGTAACTAAATGGTTCAGAAAACCTGAAATAATTATGATGGGCACAACTTTAGGTTCATCAGAAACTATTCATGCTGAGGCATACTCTTTACTAAATGAGCAATTAGGATTAGATGACTTCTCAGAATTCCTACAAGATGAAGCTACTATGGCTAAAATAGAATCTTTAATGAATGTTAGAGATAATCATGATGGTACTGCAAACTGGCATGAAAGAGCTAAATCACTTGCAATTTTTTCTGCATTTACAGAAGGTGTTAATTTATTTTCTTCCTTTGCTGTTTTACTTTCTTTTAAAATGAGAAATAAGTTAAAAGGAGTAGGACAAATAGTAGAATGGTCAGTGAGAGATGAATCTTTACACTCTAACGCTGGATGTTGGTTATTTAGAACTTTAATGGAGGAGCATCCTGAATTCAAAACTAAAAAGTTAATTAAAGAAATAGAAGAAGCAGCACTATTAGCAATAAAATTAGAATTTGACTTTATTGATAAGACATTCGAAATGGGAGATTTAGAAAATTTAACTAAAGACGAATTAAAAAACTTTATTAGACATAGAGTTAATATCAAAATGAGTGACTTAGGGCTAACACCTATTATTCCATCAGAAGATATTGATAAAGGAGCATTAAAAACTATGAAATGGTTTGATGCAGTCATCGCAGGTAAACAACAAACAGATTTCTTTGCAAGTAGAGTAACAAATTATAGTAAAGGTCATTTAGACTGGTCAACAGCATTTTAAAATAAATTATGGGAATAGACGTAGACACTGCAACTTGGGAGGTAGGTAAAGATTATCCTGAGTGGATGAATGAAGTTTCATTAGCAACAATATCGAAAGGTTACTTACTACCGGACGAAACTCCAAAAAAGGCATATAAACGTGTTGCAGATACAATTGCCAAAAGATTAGATCGACCTGATCTAGCGAATAAGTTTTTCCGCTATATGTGGAAAGGTTGGTTGAACTTAGCCTCACCTGTTTTATCTAATACCGGTACAGATAAGGGACTCCCAATCTCTTGTTTCGGTATAGATACCCCAGATTCAATAAGAGGAATAGGTCTTACTAATGCTGAACTAATGAGACTTACTTCTTTAGGAGGAGGAGTTGGAATTGGACTATCTAAAGTAAGAGGTAGAGGAGAACAGATCGGAAGAGAAGGAATAGGACAATCAGAAGGAGTTATTCCTTGGGCAAAGATTTATGATTCTACTATTATTGCAACTAATCAAGGTGCAGTAAGAAGAGGAGCCGCTTCTGTAAACCTAGACATTAATCATCCAGATATTAAAGAGTTTCTAGAGATAAGAAGACCTAAAGGAGACCCTAATAGACAGTGTCTAAACCTACATCAATGTGTTGTAGTGGATGATACATATATGCAAAAATTAGAGCATAGAGACCCTGATGCAATGGAATTATGGGTGACTATACTGAAGTCTCGAATGGAAACAGGTGAACCCTATATTATGTTTAAGGATAATGTTAATAATGCAAATCCTGCTGCATATAAAAAGAACAACTTGGATGTAAGTATGACTAATATATGCTCAGAGATTACACTCCACACAGACGAAGAGCATTCGTTTATATGCTGTTTATCTTCAGTTAATCTAACTAAATGGCATGAATGGAAAAATAGCGATTTAATAGAAACTGCTATATACTTTTTAGACGGAGTACTAGAAGAGTTTCTTGATAAAGTATCAGGAAGAGAATCACTAGTAAGAGCAGCAAGATCAGCTAAAAAAGGAAGAGCTATTGGACTCGGAGTACTGGGATGGCATACATTCTTACAGAACGAAAGAATTCCTTTCGCATCTTTAGCTGCTACCTCTTATACTCATCAGATATTTTCACAAATAAAAAACCAATCAGAAGCAGCTTCAAGAAAGTTAGCAGACGAGTACGGGGAACCTCTTTGGTGTAGAGGAACTGGAATGAGAAATACCCATACTCTAGCTATAGCACCAACAGTTTCTAATAGTACGATCGTAGGAGGAATATCTGCAGGAATCGAACCAATACCAGCTAACATATTTACGTTTAATTCAGCTAAAGGAACATTTATAAGAAAAAACTCAGCTTTAGAGTCTTACCTTGAAGGAAAAGGATCAAACACAGAAGAAGTATGGGATCAAATAATGAAAGATAGAGGGTCTATAGCTAATCTACCTGAAAGTGTTATGCCACATGAAGATAAACCTATATTTCTTACTTTTGCAGAAATAAATCAATTGCAGTTAGTAGAACAGGCAGCAGCTAGACAAAAGTATATAGATCAAACACAATCTCTTAATTTAGCTTTCGATCCTACGGATAGTCCTAAGTTTATTAACGAAGTACATCAAACAGCTTGGAGATTAGGAATAAAAACACTATATTACCTACGTACTGATAGTGTAATCAACGGAGACATTGGAAGTAGAACGGATGAGAACTGTTTAAGCTGTGATGGTTAAATAAATAAGCTATTTATATTATATGAGCAAGTCAATTAACATACGAGAAAGTGGATCATTAGGTTTCGATTTAACAACTATAGAAATATACCATACTGCTATTACTGCTAGTAACCTAATAACGATAGTTTCTGCTTCAGCATTAACAGGTTCAGGCGTTACAATAAATGATATACCTGATGCTTATAATGTATTTTGGGGACGATCAAAAGACAATGCATGTATTAATACAACTGGTAGTTTAAATGTTATAGGAAATGCTAACCCTGCAACTAGATACTTTGATGTATTTGCTACAGATTCAAGCGGTAGGAACTCTACTGTTGAAGTAACCTATCCCATTGCAGCCGGACCAGTTACTAGTTCAATTGCTCAAAAAGTTAATTTTAATACATATCCTAACTTTACTATAAAAGCTAACCCAGTATATCCAACAACCTTTGGTGGATGGTTTCATGCAAGTTCAGGAGGTTCAGCAGTATCTACAGATAACCCACTATCTATCACTTTAACTACATTTACTGGATCAAGTCAATTTTACGGTAGATTTAGTTGATAGATTAATAATTATTTCGTATATTAATATAAACAAATAAGTTATAAATATGTCAAGAAACTCCGCAAAACAAAGAATTACTCAACTCAAAGAATGGTTAGCAGTAAATAGACCAACTGTTAAAACTGAAAGTAGACAAAAACGCTTCTCTAAAGCAGACACTTACAATAAAAAATAATAATTATGGCAAAGGTAATTAAAGTATACGCCAATTGGTGTGGCCCCTGTAAACTGTATGCGAAGACTTTTAGTATAGTTGCAGAAGAGTTAAAAGATGAACATGAATTTTCTGAAGTAAATATTGATAAAGATACTACAGGTTTTGCTGCTAAATATAAAGTCTCTAATATTCCTGCTACTTTAATAATTAAAGAGGATAATAGAGTTAATTTAGTACAAGGTAGATTAGATAAAAATGCATTAATTAAACTAATAAACACGTAATAATATGTTAAGAAACCCAAATAGTATTCCTTCTGGGGATACAGTTATACAAGATAAAGTAATGGAACCTTTTTTTATTGCTAAATCTCAATCAGGAGGTTATACAGTCTACGAAAGAGTTATTAAGGGAGAGAATAAAACAGAGTATATTAAAACTATTAGCTACCCTTCTAACTTCAATGCTGCTTTAAAAACAGTAGTAAAAGAGAGACTTAATAATGGAGAAAGTAAAGTATACGATTTAAATCAATATGTTAATAGATATGAAACTATACATAACGAGATAAGTAGTAGATTTAACTTTTAAAAATAGGATTCGCCTATATCCTTATTAATACCTGGCAAAAATTAAATTTATACAAATGGCAAAAAATGTTGTAATATCCTTATCGGGAGGGATGGATTCCTCTACTTTACTACTCAGATGTTTATCAGAGTATGACAATGTAACTGCAATATCTTTCGATTACGGTCAAAAGCATAAAGTAGAGCTTGAAAGAGCACAATCGTTAGTAGATTACCTAAATGAGAAAGATTTTGGTATCAAGTACCAGGTAATTAAACTAGACGGATTAGTAAACTTACTAAATTCAGCACTTACTGAAGGAGGAGCAGATGTACCTGAAGGTCATTATGAACAGGATAACATGAAAGCTACAGTAGTACCTAATAGAAACAAAATATTTGCTTCGTTAGTACAAGCAGTAGCTCTATCAGAAGCAATGGCTAATGGTAATAATACAGATATTGCATTAGGTATACATGCAGGTGATCATGCAGTATATCCAGACTGTAGACAAGAGTTTAGAGATGCAGATGACAATGCCTTTAGATTAGGTAATTGGGAAGCAGATAAGGTAGGGTATTTTACACCTTATTTAGAAACAGACAAATTTGGAATATTAAAAGATGGACAACAATTGGTTGAAGAGCTCGGAATTGTTTTTAATGAAGTGTACAAACGTACTAATACTTCTTATAAGCCCTATCCTAGCGGTAATAGCGATTACAAATCAGCATCATCTGTTGAAAGGATTGAAGCTTTTATCGCACTCGGTGTGGATGACCCTGTACAGTACGAGAACGAAACTGGACCGGTTGATTATAATGTTGCGAAAGCACATGTAGAAAAAATACTAGTCGACTACAGTACTGCTGCAGAATTAGGTTATTCTTAAATTATTGGGAAATACTTAAATCTATCATATGAAATTTATTAGAGCCCTATGGGGAGATTTAGAACATCATGATAGTAAACCAAGAAAAGAAATTATAAGATGCTCTAAAGAACAAAGATTTGATGAAGTAGTGTTCGTATGGGGCGAAAGCAATTATGATTTTATTAAATCTTTTGGGTATGAAGCTATATTAATGTCTAAAGATCCTTATGAGTACGGAACACACTACTTCTATGAATCACATACTTTTTTCCTGCATAAGCTTGTAGCTATAAAGACTGGAGTAGAGCTATACGAACAAATTATATTTCTTGACTGGGATATTTACCAACAGAAACCACTTGATTTTAATTTTTATAGTAGGTTAGAAGAGCAAAACAGTAAACTTCAAATACCTCTTTATTGTTTTCCTAATAACTACGAAGAGTATGTTCTTAAAGAATGGAAAGATATAAGCAGGGAAGATATAAAATACTTACATAAACACCAATCTGTACTCCAGAAATATAATTGGCAATGGGCAAACAACGTAGTAGTTCCTAACACATCCTTTGTATACTGCTCAGATCTAAGCATAGCTGAGGAATTTATTAGAATAAATCAAGAAGAAGATATTGAAATAGTAAGCGATGAAACGCCTGTAATGCATTATTTTTTAAATCAAGGTACAACGCTAGAGGCTTATATTAAGAAGTATGAGCCTTTAGTATCTAACGCAAAATTTGAAACTCATTTTAAACAAAAAGATTTAAATGACTATATAAAGTTATTTATAAGTAAAGATTTATACTTTATACATGAATAAAAAGGATTATATATGTGCAAATCCTTTCGTAAATTTAGAAGTCCATGATAAAACAAGTTTTTTATGTTGCCCTGCTTGGGTTAGCAAAAAATTACCAGAAAACATATCACCATTAGAAGCTTGGAACTCTAAAGAAGCGAATGAAATTCGAGATTCTATTCTCGATGGTTCTTATAGGTACTGTGATGAAAATCTTTGTTCACTACTTTCCGGCTTAAGAGACAAAACTGCACCTAAAGTGATCCGTCCAATGGTAGACAGAGGGAAGCTACCTGATACTTTACAAAATACAATTAACGACTATAAACAAGGTAAACCTATATACCCTAATACGGTTCAATATTCCTTTGATTATACCTGCAATTTAAAATGCCCTACCTGCAGAGTGGAAATTATTACTGCTAATAAGTCAACTATAACTAAAGTACAAAAGACTATAGAAGAGATAGAAGAGAGTTTAGGAGAGTACGTACAACTACTGTCTTTAACAGGAACCGGTGATCCTTTCGTATCAGTAGGATTTAGAAACTTCTTAAAGAACTTCGATAAAAGTAAGTATCCAAATCTCTACTGGATACACCTTCATACTAACGCTACTAAGTGGAATAAAAAAATGTGGAATAGTATGTCTAACGTACATGAATACGTAAAGAGCACTGAGGTATCAATTGATGCAGCTACTCAAAATACTTATGAAAATAAAGTAAGGTTAGGAGGAAAATGGAAAGAACTTATAAGTAATTTAAACTATATATACACCATTCCTACCTTAAAACATATAAAAACCTCTTTTGTTGTGCAAAATAGTAATTATCATGAAATGGAAGACTTTATTGAGCTAATAGTTGGTATATGTAAAGAAAAATCGGATATTTACTTTAGTAGACTTATTAATTGGGGTACTTTTAGTGAAGAAGAATTTAAAGAGCATAATATATTTGATACTTCCCATAGAAACCATGAAGATTTCGTTAATACTATAAAAAGAATTTTACCACAAGATAAAGTTCACAATAATTTCTCAGAACTGTTATGAAGCAATTAGGAATATCCGCATTTTATCACGACGCTGCAGCTTGTATACTAATTGACGGAAAAGTCAAAGTAGCAGTAGAGGAAGAAAGATTTACTGAAATTAAACATGACTTATCTTTCCCAATTAATGCTATAAACTTCTGTTTAGAAGAAGAAGGACTAACCATAAAAGATATAGATCAAGTATGCTGGTATGAAGACCCAATTATTAAAAAAGATAGAGTACTTACTACGTTTAATAAGAAATTTTTTAGGACGTATTTTCAAAGACGAAAGTTTCTTAAAGAGCAAAAAATACACGATATTAAGTTGCTTTTACAGAATATGGGATTCACCGGAGAGATTGTATATACTCCTCACCATGCTTCTCATGCTGCTTATAGTTACTATACCTCTCCTTATATTGATTCAGCAATTTTAACTATTGATGGAGTAGGAGAATGGGAAACAGCTACTGTATCATTAGGTATAGGTAATAGAATAGAAAAGAAAGTTTCAATTGATTTCCCTAATTCACTAGGTATGTTTTACTCAACTATTACTTCGTTTCTAGGCTTTAAACCTAATGAAGGCGAGTATAAAGTTATGGGATTAGCACCTTATGGAGACCCAAGCAGGTATAAAGAGAAGTTAGCTAGTGTATTTGAAAATACTACTAATAAATTCTATATTAAACAGAAGTACTTTACATGGGAATACTCAGATAAAATTATGTTTAATAAAAAACTAGCTTCACTTTTAGATCTACCTCCTAGATTACCTGAAGAAAAAGTTACTCAAGAACATAAAGATTTAGCAGCAGCATTACAAAAAATATATGAGATACAGTTTTTAAAACTTGTAGAAAGAACAAAATACTTAACTAAATCAAATAACTTATGTTTAGGAGGAGGCTGTGCGTATAATGGTGTAGCTAATACACTTGCTTATAAGTACTTTAAGTCTATCCATATCCCTAATGCTCCATCAGATGCTGGATCAGCAATTGGAGCTTGCTTTAGTAATATTTCAACGGAGTTAAAAAGGGAAGAAAATTCAAATCCATTCTTAGGACCAGAATACAGTAATAAAGAAATTTCCAAAGAGATACAGAACTATAAAGAGCATATTCAGGCATTTAAACTATCTGATTCAAAATTAATTCAAAAAACTGCTGAGTTAATTAATAATCAAAATATAGTAGCATGGTTCCAAGGTAGAATGGAATTTGGAGCTAGAGCTTTAGGTAATAGAAGTATCCTAGCCTCTCCATCAGATCCAGAAATGAGACAAAGACTCAACCTTATTATTAAAGAACGAGAAGGATTTAGACCCTTTGCTCCGTCTGTTATAGAGGAAGAGGCCTCCATGTGGTTCCACGTGAAAGAGAATATTCCCTATATGAATCAAGTAGTACAAGCTAAAACTAAATACCTACCTGCAGCAACACATATAGACGGTAGCTGTAGAGTACACACTGTAACACAAGCTCAAAATAAAAGATATTATGACCTTATTAAACAAGTAGGTAGGTTATCAAATAAAGCAGTAGTACTTAATACATCTTTTAACCTAAAAGACCAAACTATTACGATGACTCCAAAACAGGCAATAGAGAGGTTTATATCTTCTAAAATTAATTTTTTAGTTATAGGTAACTTTTTAATCAGAAAAACATGATTTTAGCTACAACTGCAATAAATAAACCGTATACAGAATCAGCTGAAAAACTATTAAAGATATTAGATAGAAAAATATACGATATTAGAGTGTTAACCGATGATCCCGAACGGTTCAAGGAATACGATACTACAACCTATAATAATATTATATTTTCATACTACGATAAGTTGATATATGCATTTCAATTAGCGTTAAAAGAAAAACAAGGAGTACTTTTTGTTGATGCTAATAAAATACATGCAATGACACCAGACTTCCACCAGCATTTTAAAGGAAGTGACGATTATTGTTTTGTAGGGTACTGGGACTACGGCAATTCTATATGGAAAGATACAGATATAAATGGTTCCTATTGGGACAAATTAACAGACTACTTAAAACTTGCAGATTTCCCTATAAATTTATTAAGACCATTACTAGAAACCGTATTTTACATCCCTTACGACAGTAGGTTGAGAAATGTTACTAAGTATATAGAGGTACTTAAACCTATAATAGAGTACAATAGTATGTTTGAGAAGTCTATTTATAACCATAGGGGCAATGGTGAAGGTATGGGAATAGCTTTTTCTTTACTACTAAATAATATAAAACCTAAGTTTTTCACTAAAAAACAAATATATGAACTTGATTCAGAAGATAAAAGCATACTTTGCTAATAGAAAAAGAGAAAAGAACTTTGAAAAAAGGATAGCTGAAATGAAAAAGAGAGATCCTTTCACCTATAAGAATTTTTAACCTATTTATTTTTATACAGTATACTCATGGCAAATTTAACAGGAAGTAAAATAAAGGATACCTACGGAAAAGTAGTACAGTGGACTAATAATAGATTTGAAGATGGACTTGGAAATGCACTTTCTGCATCTTTCAATAACCTTACAGGATCATTCTCAGGATCATTTGTTGGAGACGGATCTGGGCTAACTTCTATTGTTACTGCACTATCATCATCTGTATCTACAAAAGCAACTACCGCAACTACCGCATCTTATGTTAATAATGCGAAATACGCACTAACTAGTAGTAATACGTTTATAGGTGAGCAGTTAATTAGAGGAAAAATAAACCACACAGGTAGTTTATCTATTACAGGATCTGTAGAGATAGGACAACATCACTGGTACCCGGCTAAAATTGGGTTAAAAAATTATAGATCTGAGATTTGGATTGACCAAGCTTCAACTGACCAGTCAGCAGGAAACTTTGTATTTATAAAATCAAGAGGTGTACCAGGAGCTGAATCACCCGCACTAGTAGGCGATAATATATTTAGAATAGCAGGAAGAGTAGTAAACTCAGGTTCTACAAGAACAGGTAACGCTCTAACTTGGACAGATTATTCTGAACCTGTACAAATTACAGGAACTGTAACAAAATCAGCAGTAAGCTCTTCAGGAGCTAAGATAACATTTGCAACTCAAGAAACAGGAGCATATGGATCAACTGTTAGACTAACTATACAGGATAATGGTCATATTAATGCTGTATACCCACTATCAGCATCACTTTTCGTAAGTGCATCTAACGTATTAACATTACAGCCACAACATCCTCTTCCATCTGCAGGATTAGCAGCCGGAGCATTCGCAGTATCATCAAGTAGTCCAATTAAACCGTATTTTTATAACGGTTCAACTTGGAATGCTTTATATTAAAATAAACTAAGGGGTAGTTGTTTACTACCCTTTTTCTTCTTATATTGTAATATAAATATAAGACATAGTGTCACAGCACCACTTTAAAAACACGAAATATGAATAGTATAATTGAAAAAGAACTCTACGATGTAGAGTCAAGAAGAGTTACAAACGAAGAGTATCTACTCAACAGACAAAACTCAAACCCTTTACCAGACTCCTTTATTAACTACCCAGACGCAAAAAAACACCAGATAGTGTCGTTTATTAAGTCAGGAATTCGTATATTTGGTTATATACTTATACCTATTAACTTATTAGCAGCAGCTAGTGTTTTAATTGTTTCTGAAGTAATTGGTATAATAGAGGAATTAGTATGATAGAAATTTTAAAGCACGCAGTAGGCATTTGCGGGGATCATTGGCATCCTAACGCACTTACCTTACTAGCAGGAAGTCCAATGGTATTGGCAGCAGTTACATATATAAAATGTAAATGTGGAGGAATGTTTAATCATAAAAAAAGTTGTAAGCATGAGTAAATTTAAATCAACAAAAGTATTTGAAGGATTCAGTACAGTCTTTAGACAATGGAAAGCTGAAACTACTCACTGTAGGTTTTTACACGGTTACGGTATTTCTTTTAAAATTTGGTTTGAAGGAGATTTAGACGAAAGAAACTGGGTATGGGATTTCGGAGGAATGAAAAGGGCGAAAGGGAAGATTGATGGTATGTCTGCTAAAGAGTGGATGGACTATATGTTTGACCATACTTTTATAGTAGCCGAAGATGATCCTTTCTTAGAATCATTTAAAAAAATGGATGATGCAGGTGTAGCTCAAATAAGAGTAATACCAGCAACAGGAGGAGAAAGATTTTCACAGTTTATATTTGATAAATTAAATCCTTTTATTGAGGCAGAAACTGAAGGAAGAGTAAAAATATCAAAAGTAGAATTTAGAGAACACGCTAAAAATACAGCAACATATGAGCCTAGGTAGAGTAGTAGATTATGATAAGAATTTACCTATTGTAGAGATATATACTGCTGTTCAATCTGAAGGATCAAGAGCAGGGTACCCTACAGTAGTAATTAGAACCACAGGATGTACTCACAGATGTTATTTTGGAGAAGGTGGCTGGTGTGATAGCTGGTATACATCAATACATCCAGATAAAGGTCAATATAACTTTAATGACATTATTAAAGCATATGAGAAAAATCCTCATATAAAAGAAATGATGCTTACAGGAGGTTCACCTTCTATGCATGGTAAACTGGTTAATGAACTAACACATTTTGCAAATGAAAAAAATATTTTTATTACAATGGAGAATGAAGGTAGTCATTTTGTACCTACGGATTATCCTATCAATCTGCTTTCGATCAGTCCCAAGTTCTCTAATTCGGTACCTGTACTTGGAGTGGCAACACCACAAGGTAAGATTACTGACGAAAGGATGATTAAACAGCATAATAAGTTTAGACTTAATTATGATGCAATGAAAAAGAGTATAGCATACCATGCAGACTACCATATTAAACCTGTATGGGACGGAAAGGATGATTTCGCATTACAGGAGATATTAGAATGCATAGGTATTTTAGAAGTACCTCAGGATAAAGTCTGGTTTATGCCAAGTGGAGATTCAAGAGAAGCTTTATTTAAATCTTACCCGGTACTATTTGATTGGGTTAGAGATAATGGATATAGGATGACTTGGAGACCACATATTATAGCATTTGAGGATCAAAGAGAAGTATAACCTAATAAATAACTTATAATGAAACTACAAGTAATTAAACAAATCGTAAAAACTTCTAACGAAGATGAAATTAATATTACTTTAAAGGTATTAGAAGACATCTCAGAAGCAAGAAAAGTTACTAGTGAAGAACTAGACGTGATTGGGGAGATAATGTCTAACCTATATGGTGCTCTAATAGTTACAGAGGATATAGCAACCGGAACATCCTCTACAGATGCTGTAAACAAATTTATGAAAAAAGTTACTTTATGAGCTACATTATAGGAAGTCCCTGTATTAGTACATGTGATACAGCTTGTGTTGCTGTTTGTCCTGTAGATTGTATACATGGTCCTATAGATATTGAAGGTGCAGGAGCAGAAGTTGCGAATATGACTAAAGAGCAATTGATAGGCAAAAGCCTATATATTAACCCAGACGAATGTATAGATTGCGGAGCCTGTATTCCAGAATGCCCAGTTGAGGCTATATACGAAACAGAAGAAGATGCAATAGAAGCAGGAGAATTAGAAGCAGTTAAAAACAATTATAAATTTTTTGGATTAAATTATGAACCTTAATAAATTAGTAGAAGAAAATCCTAACGATCAAGAATTAGGAAGTAAAGTAAGAGAATTATACTGGAAAAGTAAAGATCAGAGTTATATAATCGATAACCAGTTTTGGACAACAAATATTGTATGAGCGTAAAGAAAGTTTTTTTAACGTGGGAAGATATAAACTCCCTTCTAGATAATATATACCAACAGACAAAAGGACAGGTAGGATACGTTACAGGAGTACCAAGAGGAGGTACGATTTTAGCAATACTCTACTCACATAGGTTCGGAATTGAGTATATGGAAAACCCAAGCAATCATTATCCAAGCCTATTAGTACTTGATGATATAGCTGATACAGGAGAAACTTTAAAACAGCTTCAGTATAAGTTCCCCCAACCTTTATATGCAACACTTCATTATAAAAAACAATCTACATTTAAACCAGATTATTTTGCACAGCATATAGGACCTGAATGGATAGTTTACCCTTGGGAAAAAAAAGATTCAAAAACCATACAAGGTTATTTGGATACTACAAAATAAAATCGTATATTTAAGTATAAATAAGTTATAAGAATGGCAAAGAAGTTTATAGAAGGAACAGAATTAGTTCAAGCTGGATTCGCTAATGGTATATCCAGTCAATTAGCAAAGAAACAACTAACCGAAGGACCTGAAGCAAGGTTATCATCAGAAGAGAAACAAGAGATTATTACTAATGCAGCAACAGCATTTGGTGACTTCTTAACCGCTCTTGGAACTGACTGGGAAAACGATCCCAACTCTTCTGATACTCCTATGAGAGTAGCTAAAGCATACGTTAATGATCTATGGAAAGGTAGATTTGAACCTTTAGACCGAGTTACAGCATTCCCTAGCGACGGCTACGACGGAATCGTACAAGAGTCTAATATACCTGTAACGTCAATGTGTAGTCACCACCACCAAACAATAGGTGGGACTGTTAGCATAGCCTATATTGCTTCAGAGTCTGGGAAGGTTGTTGGATTATCCAAATTAAATAGAATAGTAGAACAATTTGGAAGAAGAGGAGCCATTCAAGAACAATTAACAGTTGCCATACATAATGCTGTTAATAAAATTTGTGATGGTAATTTAGGAGTAGCAGTTCAAATTAATGCTACTCATAACTGTGTAAGCTGTAGAGGAGTAAAGCATCAAGGAGCTTCAATGCAGACAGCTAAGTTAACAGGAGCATTTTTAGATGAGGATTCTGCAAAAGCAGAGTTTTATAAGAATATAGAATTAGCAAGTATATGCAGACATTAGAACATGATATAAGACCTTGGGGGGAGTATCAAGTTTTACTTGATAGTCCTTTTTGTAAGGTAAAAATGATTACAGTTAAACCTGGCGGACAACTATCCTATCAATCTCATAAACATAGATCAGAGACTTGGACTATAGTACAGGGAATGGCAGGATATACTTTAGATGGCTCAGATAGTGTTTTGACGGAGAAGAATACTGTTTATATACCAGAAGGAGCTAAACATAGAATAAGAAATATTAATAACGTACAGGATAACAAAGATATGATTTTTATTGAAGTGCAGCATAGTAATGCAGGTATATTTGATGAATCAGACATAATCAGATATGAAGATGACTATAATAGAGAATAGTTGTATAGAAGTAAAATTAATCGTATATTAAATTAAATTAAAAAAGCATTATTATGACATATTGGCAAGTTACTACCCAGTTTGAAAGAGAAAACGATAGAGGTCGTATTCAAAAAGTAAAAGAAATTTATTTGGTTGACGCTATGGGCGGTACTGAAGCTGAATCTAAAGTTTATAAGTACTTAGAAAACGAAGGAGAAAGAGATTTCAGAATCATAAGCCTTACAGAATCAAGAATTTTAAAAGTAATCTAATATGGGTGAGCAACTATCATTATTTGAAGTAGAAGAAAAAGTATTACCCGTATGGGTTAACGGAGTTCCTTTCGTAGATGAAGTAGAAGAGTTTAACAAAACGTTTAACAAACCTAATAACTATGAACCAACTATCCCTAGTGAAAAAGAATGGAGATTTGTTTACGACTTTATCCTTGAAGAGCTCCAAGAATATAAAGAAGCTTGCGAAAGAGGAGACATTGTGGAAATTTTGGATGCTTTGTGCGATATTACTTATGTTTCCCTTGGGAACGGTACTATGCTACATGGCCTTAAGAACAAGATATGGCCAGCATATCAAGAAGTACAAGCCTCTAATATGTCAAAAGCTTGTGAAACTGAAAAAGAAGCCATACAGACCGTCCGCCAAAGAAGTAAGGAACAAGGTGAGGCCTGTCATTTTGAAAAGATTGAGGAAGGACGGTATATTGTCTACCGTACTAGAGATAGAAAAGTAATGAAAAGCACTAACTACTTCAGACCGGACCTTAAACAATTCTTTACAGATGATGAAATTGTTAAAACTAGACCACAGCAACACTTAGGGATATGAATACATGGAAAGAAAATATCGTAGTAGTAGAAGGAGTAGAAATGATCCCAGTAGAAATAGCTGAAAAAGCTATTAAAGAAGTAAGCAATTATACTGCTAAGCTTAATAATGCTGCTTTAAAAGTAGATAGCTCAATAGAATTATTAAATAACGCTTTAAAGGAAATTAATAAAGATGATTAAGATTGCTCATGAATCTCCGAATAGTATTTTTGATGAAGTTCAAAGACTAACTGATTATGACTATGCATTAGTACATTTACTAGAAGAAGATCCAGAATACTTAAGGCAGTTTGAAAAAGCAGTAAGAAAAGGAAGAGAAGTAATATTAGACAACTCTATTTTTGAATTAGAAGAAGCCTTTGATGCTGATAAGTTTTCTAACTGGGTACAATTGCTTAAACCTACATGGTATATAGTACCAGATGCTTTAGAAAATGCTGAAAAAACTATGTCGCAAATGGCTAGCTGGTTTAAAAAGTATAATAATGTACCGGGTAAGAGTATAGGGGTGGTTCAAGGTAAGACTTATCAGGAAATTAAAGACTGTTATAAAGCTATAGATGAATTATCACCTTGTGATATGATTGCTATATCCTTTGATTATTCGTATTATACTGAGTCTTTTCCTCATCCTAATAAATACGTTAGTTGGATGCTAGGACGTGTTAAGCTACTTGGAGATTTACTTAGAGACGGTGTTATTAATAAAGATAAACCTCATCACTTATTAGGATGTTCACTTCCCCAGGAATTTTCGTACTATAAACATTTAGACTACAGTTGGATATACTCTTTAGATACTTCAAATCCTGTAGTACACGGATTAAAAGACATAACTTACGGATCTGATGGCTTATGGAGTAAAGAATCGCAGAAGTTATTCGAACTTATTAACACAGATATTGACGATATAGAAATACCCACCGTATTAAATAATATACAGAAATTTAGGTGGTTCGTTAATGGATCAACACCTATAGCAGGAATATGAAAGATATAAAAATTAAATCTGGCAAACAAACCTGGATTGCTTTTTTCTCTCAAACAGGAGCAGAAATAGCTGATCTTGCTGAAAGCACAGGTAAGTGGCCATCCCGTATTATTACTAATGAGAGACCTAATGATGCTAGAACTATAGATCCTAGAATAGAAGAAAAAGGATATTTTACCTTTAGTAATAAACCTAAAGTGAATGAATATCTAGACGTACTTCAGTATTTTCCAGATGCGATTATTACATTACACGGTTGGCTGAGAATTCTACCTTCTGAAGTTACTCAAAGCTTCAACATATTTAACGGTCATCCAGGACTAATAACTGTCTACCCAGAATTAAAAGGAAAGGATCCTCAAATTAGAGCTTTTGAAGCTAAGCATGAAGTTATGGGATGTGTAATACACAAAGTAGTAGAAGGAGTAGATGAAGGAAAAGTTCTAAAAGAAATTAGGTTTAATGCATTTAGTATAACTGAAGAAGAGATGTGGAAAGTATTTAAAGATAGGTCTCTATATCTTTGGATTGAATTTACTAATGAATTATTCGGTAATAAAAAATAAAGTTCGTATATTGTATTAAATAAAAAGGTTGTATGACAAAGAGAATTGCGTTAGTAGGAGCTAGTAGTACAGGTAAGACTACTGTGTATGAATTACTAAAGAATAAATTACCAAAGTACGACTTTGTTAACGAATCTACTAGAACGGTAGGTTCTTATGGTTTTCCTATCAATGAAAAAGGAACTGATGCTACTCAATTAGCTATTAGTTGTTTTCATTTAGAAGCTTTATTACAACCTTATAATCAAGTACTCGATAGATGCTTTATGGATGTTGTAGTATATACAAGATTTATGGATAACGTATCAGAAGAGACGTGGAAATATATAGATGCTACTTGGAATAGGATTAAAAACGAGTATACTCATTATATTTATTTTCCTATAGAATTTGATTCTGTAGATGATGGAGTTAGAAGTATAAATGAAAAGTGGAGAGTAGATATTGATGAAGAGTTTAAAGCAGTATTAGAAGACGTACGTCAACCTTATTTGACGATAACTGGCTCTCCTATGCAAAGAGTAGAGCAAATATTAAATTTTATAAATGTATAAATACGGAGCAAAATTATTAAGAGTAGTTGATGGTGATACAGCAGATGTAATGATCGATCTAGGATTTGATACTTGGGTTAGAGCCAGATTAAGATTTAAAGGAGTTGATACTTGGGAAAAGAGAACTAGAAATTTAGAAGAGAAAGCTAAAGGTATAGAAGCTTCTAAATTTACTGAGAAATATATGGAGATGAATGATGGTAAGTTTGTTATTCAATCTTACGGTAAAGGGAAGTACGGTCGAATACTTGCTGAGATTTTTATTGATATCGACGGAGAAGAAACCTCATTAAATAAACTACTGGTAGAGAATGGCCACGCTTATCAATACGAAGGTGGTAAAAAACAAATATTTAAAGGATAATTATGTCAGAAGTTAAAAATTACGAACAAGTAAAGGATATTGCATCCAAACATTTAGGAACTGTAGGCGGAGCAGGTTATAAAGATACTTACTCTCCAGAACTTTTAGTTAAGATACCAAGATATCTTAATCGAGAAGGATATGGATTAACAGGTAAGGAATTCGTAGGTGTAGATACATGGAATGCTTATGAAGTTTCTGCTATTACTACAAAAGGTCAACCTGTTGCCGGTATGGTTAAAATAGTATGTCCGGCTGATAGTGAAAACCACGTTGAGTCTAAATCGATTAAACTTTATCTTAATTCATTTAATATGACTAAGATAGGTGACAATGCAGCAGACTGCATCGCAGGAATTGAAGCAAGAATAAAGAGAGATTTAGATGAACTACTTGATACTATAACTACAGTTAGTTTCTATTCTTCTGATTTTGAAATGGAAACCTTGTCTTTTTCTGAAGAATTCGAAGAAATTGGAGAATTAGCTAATTTAGATGCAATCGATTTTACAGCATTTAAATCAGATGCTAATCAGTTAGAAGGTTCTATTGATGCTCGAGAACTTAAGGTTCGATCAAATTTATTACGTTCTAATTGTAGAGTAACTGATCAACCAGATTGGGGAGATATATTTATCTTTATCAAAGGAGATGAAGTACCTACCGCAGAATCTCTTGCTAAATACATAGTTAGTCATAGAACAGTAAGTCACTTTCATGAAGAGATATGCGAAATGATTTATTCTCACTTAACAGAAAGATTCAAACCAGAACAATTAATGGTTGCTTGTCTGTATACCCGCAGAGGAGGAATAGATATTAACCCTATTAGAGCAACCCACCAAATGCTAATACCAGAGTTTTTTACTAACCCAATGTTTTGTATTAGAAAAACTCTACGTCAATAAGTTATGAACATAGGAATTGTAGGACAAGGCTTTGTAGGTGATGCAATCTATAAAAAGTTTAAAAGCTATTATGAAGTATTTACATATGACCTAGATAAGGATAAGTGTAATTCTACTTTAGAAATTATAGTACAAAAATGCGGAATAGTATTTTTATGCTTACCTACCCCAATGGAATCTTCAGGAGCTTGTAGTACCGATATACTAAGACAAGCATTAGACGATCTTAATTTCTTGGGGTATAGAGAAACTATAGTAATTAAGTCTACTGTACCACCGGGTACCACAGATGAATTAAACTCAATTTACTCAGATATGAGTATCGTATTTAATCCTGAATTTTTATCTGAAGTATCAGCAGAAGAAGACTTTAAAAATACTACTAGAGTTATTTTAGGAGGTCCTAGACCTTCTACTACTTTACTTAAGCAAGTATATGTTAAAGTATTTCCTAATGCTACTATCGTAAAAACAGGTGCAGCACATGCTGAAATGGTTAAGTACTTTACTAATGCTTTTTTAGCAACTAAAGTTACTTTTGCTAATGAAGTATACAGGTTATGTGAAGCTATAAATCTAGATTACGATAAAGTTGTTGAATATGCTACTTTAGATCCACGTATTGGAAAAGCACATCTAGCAGTACCAGGCCCTGATGGGGAGTTAGGCTTTGGAGGACATTGCTTACCTAAAGATCTTAACGCTTTAGTCTATTTATACAAAAGCAAAGGAATCGACCCTATTTTTTTTGAAAGCGTATTAGAACTAAATGATACAGTAAGAGAGAATAAGGATTGGTTAGAATTAAAAGGTAGAGCAGTAGTATGAGCAATATAGAAACAGTTATAGAAGAAGAAAACGTATTAATCGCTAAAAGAAAAGCTCCTGGAGATAATTGGGTTCTGGAAAGAGACCAGTCTACTGTTATTGAAGGATTAGTTCCGGCATTAACGGCATATTTGAGAAAAACTAAATTTAAAGGGCACTATAGGTTAGAACCTCTCAACGGTAAACTATATGCTATTATAGAACACGAAAAAATTGTAGAAGAAAAAGAACCTGAATTATTTGACCTTTATGGGGAAGGAATTTAATGTCGAAATCTAGATATATAAAGAAGTATTCATTAAAGCACCAGTATTTAAAATTGGAACTTGAAGATATTAACGATATATGTGAAAGTCATTTAGAAGATTGGAATAAACGTTTTGGAAAGTACTTTGTCAAAGATAAAGAGATGTTAATAAATACTGAAACTGGAGAACTGAAAGACCCAGAAGAGATTGAAAATACCCCTAAATCTAAAAAACATAATAAGGTTAAAAAGTTATTCAGAGAACTATCAAAAAGATTACACCCTGACAAAGGAGGTAAAGAGGAAGATTTCTTATCTGCAAAAAAAGCATATGAATCTAACGATATGTTAGAATTATTAGAGTTAGCTGGATTGAATGATGTTAAGTTTGATATTGAAGAGGAAGATGAAGAGCTACTAGAGGGAAGTATTAAAAGTCTATCTAAACAAATAGAAGTTCAAAAACTTAGTATGATATATACCTTTTATACTGGAGATATATTAGCTAAGAGACATGTAATATCTCAATTAGAAACTATGTGTGAAACGAAAATTGATAAGAAAGATTTACCTGAAGAAATGTTGGAGAATTGAAAAATTATTCTTATATTTAGATATAATATAGCGCTGTAGAGCAGTGGCCAGCTCGCTAGGCTCATAACCTAGAGGTCGAAGGTTCGAATCCTTCCAGCGCAACTAAATTAAATAAAGGTTATATATGAAGTTAGAGAAAAAGTATTACACAGTTCAAGATAGTGAAACGTTAGAATTACTTCACCAACATATCCTTGACTCAGATACAATTGCAGTAGATACAGAGACTACTGGTCTTAATCCTCGTAAGGATAAAATTATAGGATGGTCAGTATCAGGAGATGAAGGAGTAGGTTTTTACCTACCTACTCTAGTATGGGATTACCATAGAGAAGAGCTTATGCTCCAAGAAATTAAAGGTACCTCTACTGAGGTTATTTCTAAAAACTTATTAAAGTTACTTAAAGGAAAGAAGTTAGTATTTCATAATGCTTCTTTTGATGTCCAGTTTATCAGTAATTACTACGGTATAGATTTATTACCAGACGTATGGGTTGATACAGGATTACTTGTTCATACAGTTTATGAAGAAGGTGCATTTGGTTTTGGTAATCCTTTTGGTCTAAAATCTATTGCTATTATGAACCAAGAGGCATTAGGGCTTGATGTTGAAAAAGCTGCTAATGAAGAACAAGTAGAACTAAAAGAAAGCATAAAGAAAAATGGAGGATCCGTTACAAAAGAAAGCTTTCAAATATATAAAGCTGATTTGGATATACTTTCAAAATATGCTGCTGCTGATACTGACCTTACCCTTCGTATTTGTAATTTATATTTGGATAAGCTTAGAGATGAGGGCTTGGAAAAGTTCTTCTTCGAAGATGAAGTAATGCCTGTTTATAGGGAAGTAACTGTTCCTATGGAAGCACACGGTGTTGAATTAGATATGGACTTAATTGAAGAAACTCATAAAACTATATCTGAAGATTTAAAAATTAATAAAGAGATAGTAATGAAATCTTTATTAGATACTGACGAAGCTCAAACATGGGTGATGGGAACAGCTCTCAATGCATACCCTGTATCCCATAAAGGTAATTGGGCTCAGAGCCTTATTCAAAGATACTCTATACCTTTACCTAAATCAGATAAAACTGGTAAATACTCTCTGACTCAAAAAAATATAGAAGCTTTTGAACCTTCTACGGATAAAGAAAGAGTAGTAAAAGAGTTTCTATTGACCGGTAATGAAGAATTAATAGAAGAGGTAGAACGTTACCGTATTTCAATGGCTCTATGGAAAGAATCAAATAATGGAGAGTATATTAATATTCAATCTAAAAAGCACTTAGGTGAAATAGTCTTTAAGTACATGGGAGTAAAACCTATTACTGCAGGAGCTAATACTAAATCCGGTAGGGATAAGTTTGATATGAGTATGGTAGAGACCCTAGCTAAAGACTATACCTGGGCTGAGAACTTACGTATATATAATAAGTTACTTAAGATCAAATCTACTTACGTAGACAGGTTTAGAGACCGTCAGGAAGACGGTAAATACTATTTCTACTTTAAGCAAAACGGGACTGTATCTGGTCGATACGGATCAGATGCTCAACAGTTACCTAAACCTTTAGAAGAAGGTGAAGATGCTCCTATTATTATGAAGTATGTAAATATTGTAAGAGCTTTCTTAATAGCTGGAGAAGGTAGGAAGGTTATTGATGCAGATTATGAATCTTTAGAACCTCATTGCTTTGCATCAGTTTCAGGAGATGAAAAACTTCAAGAGATATTTGCTAATGGTTGGGATTTCTACTCTTACGTTGCTATTCAAACTGAAAAGATGAATGAGCAGACAGATAGATTTCCTAATGGTGTATCTGCTGATAAAAAAGCTGATAACTACTTAAAAAAGTTAGATGTACTAGCTCGTAATAAAGCAAAAGCTTATTCACTAGGAGTAGCTTACGGTATGGAAGCATATGCATTAAAGATGACTTTAGGAGTTGATCAAAAGACTGCAGAAGGACTAATTAAAGGATACTTAGACGGATTTCCAGGATTAGCTAAATGGAGAGAAAACTCTAGAATACAAGTTAAAGAGCACGGTAGTATTCAAAACTTTTTAGGAAGGATACGTCATTTACCTAAAGTAAAGAGGCTTCATGAGAAATTAGGTGATAGATTAATGGATTGGAGATTTAGAAAAGATTTAGAGATGCAGATACCTGTTAAAACTGATATGAAAACTGGTAAGATTACTTCTCCTAGAGACCAAGTAACTCAAGCTTATAGAGACTACCGTAACGGACTTAATAACTGTTTAAACTTTCAATTACAATCCCTTGCTGCAGCAGTAGTAAATAGAGCAGCATTAAAAGTTAACTTAAAGGCTAAAGAATTAGGAATAGATGCTAAAGTACAGGCACAAGTTCATGATCAACTTATTATTAACTGTGATGCTAAAGATGTAGAGATGTTTGCCCCAGTAGTACAGGAGATTATGGAGAATACTACACATCTACCAGGAGTAACTTTAAAAGCACCTCCAGAGATTTCTAATAATTGGAGAGATGGACATTAATAGAATTATGAAAAAACAAAAAAAAGGAGATTGGAGATCAAAGAGAGTAGGGTACGTAGAAGATTTTTCGGAACGTAGTCTCCAAATTATAGAAAACATTTTAGACAATAAAAGCGATCCTCTTGCATGGAAACCTAAGCTAATGAGCGTTAACGTACAAAACGTAGATGTTCCTTACTTAGAATTTATTACTAAATGCAAATAAACTGCTATTTATATTAAATAAGAATAGACCCTAGAGCAATTTTTATTTTATTTTAACCGGAGATCTTAGGACTCCACAAAACTACATCAATATGAGTAATATTTTTCAAGAACGTAATCCGTTCGACATTTTAGTCCGCAATTTTTTGCAAAAGACTCAAAACTATCAAACGTTAGAAGAGTCAAAATTACCCCACCCAGTAGATATTTACGAAGTAGAAGACGGCCTTGGCTTAGATATAGCCTGTACCGGTATTCCAAAAGAAGAAATCGAAATCTTAATTGAGGGTAATATTATTAAAATCAATTATAACAAAACAAAAGACGATTGCCAATGTGAACCAGACTGTGATTGTTCACAGACGGAATACATTTATAGAGGAATCGCTAAAAGATCTTTTAATTTAGGTTGGAAGATTGATAGCAGATTTGACCTACAAAAAGCAAAAGCTGAGTTTAAAAACGGCTTATTGCAAGTTTCAATACCTTATGCTAAAGGAAAAGAATCAAAAACTTTAAAAATTAGCTAAATTAACCCGCTCTAGGGTTTGCTCTTATATATAATAATCGTATATTAATAATAAATAAAAACGTTACATATGTCAAAACAGTTACAGCCTACAAATGATCGGATACTAATAAAGCCGATTGATGAAGGGGAACAGACTTACGGGTCTATAGTTATTCCCGATATGGGAAAAGAAAAACCAGAAATGGGAGAAGTTTTAGCTATCGGTTCAGGCCGACAATCAGAATTAGATCCTTCTAAACTTATTTTAGTACGTTCTTGTAAACCAGGAGATATTGTATTAGTCCCAAAACTAGGTACTTTACGAATAGACTTTGAAGGAGAAGAGTACTACATAGCACAAGATAGAGAGATTTTAGCAGTTATAAAAGAAAGCAAAGATGAGTAAATCAATTATTTTTTCAAATGATGCAAGACAGAAATTAGCTCAAGGAGTTGATGCACTTGCAAACGCAGTAACGTCAACATTAGGACCATCTGGCCGTAATGTAATTATCGAACAAGCACAAGGTAACCCAGTATCTACTAAAGACGGAGTTACAGTAGCAAAGTCAATTGAATTAACAGATCCACAAGAGAATATTGGAGCACAGATAGTTAAACAAGCTTCCATTAAAACAGCAGAACAAGCTGGAGATGGAACTACGACATCTACCTTATTAGCTCAGACAATATTAAATGATGGAATGAGTAGGATGTACGATGGTGCAAATGCTGTAGATATTAAAAAAGGAATCAGTAAAGCTGTAAATGTAGTTACTGATTACCTAATTGAAAACTCTAAAGATATTACAGATGAAGCTTTAATTAAACAAGTTGCTACAATTTCATCTAATAATGATGAAGAAGTAGGTACTTTGATTGCAACCGCAATTGATAAAGTCGGAAGAGATGGAGTAGTTACTATTGAAGAATCAAGAACAGGTGAAACTTATTTAGAGACTGTTGAAGGAATGCAATTTGATAGAGGTTATAAATCTCCATATTTTGTCACCGACAATAATACTATGACAGCAGTACTAGATGAACCTTTAATCTTAATTACGGATAAACGTTTAACTAATATTAAAGAGCTTTTACCTATCTTAGAAGGTGTTTCTCAACAGAACAAGTCATTAGTTATAATAGCTGACGATATTGACGGAGAGGCATTGTCTACTATGGTAGTAAATAAAATGAGAGGTATCTTACCGGTAGTAGCAGTTAAAGCACCTGACTTTGGTGATCGTAAGAAAGCTATTCTACAGGATATCGCTACCTTAACAGGAGGTCAAGTAGTATCATCTGAAAAAGGTCAAAGATTAGATAAATTCGATACTAAATGGTTAGGTACTGCACATAAAGTGACAGTAGGGAAGGATAATACGACTATTATCGATGCTAAAGGAAACGAAGAAGACATTCAGAAACGAATGGAGGAAATTAAAAATGCAATCGATAAATCTACTTCCCCTTATGAAAAAGAAAACTTACAAAGTAGGTTAGCTAAATTTATAGGAGGGATAGCTATTGTATACGTTGGAGGGCATACTGAAGTTGAAATGAAAGAGAAAAAAGATAGAGTGGATGATGCTCTACATGCTACTCAAGCAGCTTTAGAAGAAGGTATACTACCAGGAGGTGGAGTAGCTTTGCTAAAAGCCTCTAAACAACTTGTGGGTATATTAACAGATGATGATAGTGAATATAACTTACATGAAAAAGCAGGAGTAGAAATAGTAATTGCTGCATGTGAGTCACCTTTTACTAAGATACTTACTAACGGAGGATTATCGGAAAATAAAATCGGAGATATTGAAGAAGAGTTAATTACTAACGGAGATTTCTGGTACGGGTATAACTCACGTACTGATACTTTCTACAATATGGATGATATAACAGGAATTATTGATCCAACAAAGGTTACACGTCTTGCCTTGGAAAATGCTGCATCAGTAGCTAGCACTATGCTAATTACAGAAGCGGTGGTATCAATTAATAAAGAAGACGACAATAAGGGTAATGTAGGAGGAGTAGATCCAAATATGTTGCTAGGTTAATTAAATTAAATATAATAACTATGGCAAGTAAACAAGAATTATTTGATCAAATCGAAGCTAATTTTAACACTTTAGCTGAGAACAATGAAGGTTCTACTAAAGCTTCACAACAAAGAGCTAGAAAAGCTGCAGGTGAAATCAAGAAATTGATTACAGACTACAGAAAGGCTTCAGTTGAGGAAAGCAAGTAAGGTACCATTAAATCAAAGCCCGCTTCGGCGGGTTTTATTTTTTAACTATGAAAGACTTAAATTGGTACTATATTATTTTAGGAGCCGCGATTACCGTAATTGCTCAAGTAGGAGCATGGTTTCAACACAACCTACAGTTTAAATACCCAGAACTTGACGAAAAATGGTGGGGTATGTATGCTCTATCAGTTCCATTAACTTATGTATTCATATTAGCTACTAAATATAACGTAGAAGGTTATGGATCAATATGGGGAGCTAGGTTTATAGGCTTTGCAATTGGGATGATAGTTTATGCTATTATGATTCAATTATTCTTCGAGGAAAAATTTACCTTAAAGATAGCAGTACAGTTGCTTCTTTGCTTTATAGTGCTAGGGGTGCAGTCTTTCTGGAAAGAATCAGGTGGGAAGTAGAGAGGGCGTCGTTCCTTCTGCCACGCGCGAATTTAACAAAAGTTAATATTTATATATAACAAAGCAAAGTATGTTAACGACGAAAAAAGGAGATAAACACCTTAACTATCGATTCCGAGATAGTACACAATATTGGGAAGGAAGTGATTCAAATAAAAATTTTTTAATTAACTATAAAGAGGCTAAAGATAATAATTGGCCTAAGTTAAAAGATTACGATTATTATGTTGAGAATCCAATTGAGTATAAGTATAATAAATATGGTTTTAGAGCCGATGAATTTTCTACCGAGCATAATGGGAATATTTTTTTAGGTTGCAGTCACACTTTTGGCACCGGACACTACCTTGAAAATACTTGGAGTCATATACTAAACGAGCAAATAGGCGGACGTTTCTACAATATGGCAGCTCCAGGCTCCGGCATACAGACCGGTTTTAGAATGTTGGAACAATATATCGATAAAGTAAAAGCAGATAAATGCTTTATATTCTACCCTCACCACGACAGGTATGATTTTTCTTTAGGGGAAGAAGAAGAAGAGCACAATAAACCTATATATAACCATTGGGAGACGATGTTCCCTCATCTTGATTACGGTTTTTATGATATTACATGGGATGACAAGTCCGGAAAAGCTTTACGTAGATTATTGCTTGACCAAGACTATAGTTATTATGTACATCGTTCAAATCTGCTCGCGATCTTATACCTATGTGAAAAAAATAATATTACTCCATACTTTTGGCAAGATTTTCATTTCGGATGTGTAGAGTATAATGACATGGCCGAATTCAGTAAAGTATTTAGAGTTAATCCAAATTCGCCTGTAGAGGAATCAAGGGATATACATATGAATGTAGGTTGGCAGTATAGACTTTATCTGGAAATGAAAAATATGATTGACTCGGGTAAAACTGCTACTTTAGAAGAAGTAGATATTCAATGTGAACGTTATAATAAAACTAATCCGTGGTGGTAATGAATTTAAAAGATTATATTAAAGATGTTGAAGACTTTCCTATCAAAGGAATAGTCTATAGAGATATTCAACCTTTATTAGAAAAAGAGTATGTATTTAACGACTCCGTCAGAAGAATGGCAGGTTTGGTAGAGTATGAAAAAGTAGATTATTGGGTAGGAATTGAATCAAGAGGATTTATATTTGCATCTGCACTATCGATATCTCCAGGAAACGGATTAAAACTTATAAGAAAAGAAGGTAAATTACCCCCTATTAACTTAGTCACTCTAAACTATAAATTAGAATACGGAGAAGATACTATTCAAATGATGAAAGGAAAAGGGAAGGTAGTGATTGTTGACGATATATACGCAACGGGCGGTACTATGAAAGCAGCAATAGAGTTATGTAAAATGGCTGGATATGAAGTTCTCGATACTTTATGTTTAGTTGATATCGGTATCGAGAAAAATCACAACACTAAATGTCTAATATCTTATTAGTATCGGCTACTAAATTAGAGCACCATGATACAGAACTTTTTGGTATTCCAATCCATATTATTGGAGTAGGTAAAGTTGAATCTGCTTTAAATATAAAAAAATTAATAGATAACTACAAGTTAACTCATGCTGGAGAAATACCGCACCATGTTATAAATTTTGGCTCTTGTGGAAACCTAAAAAACCATAAAGTAGGAGAAGTACTTAAAGTTGGTGTAATACACGATGACTTCTACGGTTGTGTAGTTCCGGAACATCTGCCAATTAAAGTATCTGATTCCCCTACTAAGTTATTTACTACCGATATCTTTTATGATATAGAAGGAGTCTACAGTAATAACTATACGACTAAGATACGAGAATGTGATATAGTAGACATGGAAGGATATTCTATAGCAAAAGTTTGTCAGTCTGAAAATGTTTCCGTATCTTTGTATAAATGGATAAGCGATGATGGAGAATCCTCTCGTTGGCTGGCTAACGCAGCAGCCGGATATAATAATTTTAAAAACGTTTTACACAAATGGTTAGAACAGCAGAAATAGTAACACCAAATCATCCCGATAAAATATGCGATAGAATCTCAGATGCAATATTTGATGAATGTCTTAAACAAGACCCTAATACTAGAGCAGCAATTGAAACTATGGGAGGTCATGGAATTATAACTGTAACTGGAGAATTAACGACATCGGCCTTTGTCGATATACCTTCAGTTGTAAAAGGAGTCTACGGTAAAGATATTGGTGTGCAAACTAACATTGTTCGTCAATCACCAGAAATATCTCAAGGAGTTGACACAGGAGGAGCAGGAGATCAGGGTATTATGATAGGTTATGCTTGTGACGACAACGACGAAATGGTTCCACAAGAGTATTACTTAGCTAGAAAATTAGCCAAGAAGATATACAAGGTTTATCCATTTGATGGAAAAACTCAAGTAACTTTAGACGGCAGTGGGAACGTAAGTGTTGTAGCTTCATTTCAAAATGCACCTAAAGAAGAACTCCTTAAACTTATTGATGAATTTCTAGTAGAGTTTAACTTAAACTTAAAAACTGCTTTTGCGAATCCTGCAGGGGATTGGTCATTAGGAGGATTTGATGCTGATGCTGGACTGACTGGAAGAAAATTAGCAGTAGATAATTACGGTCCTAGAGTTCCTCTTGGAGGAGGAGCATTTAGCGGAAAAGACTGTACTAAAGTAGATAGATCAGCAGCCTATATGGCTAGAAGAATAGCAGTAGACTACTTAAAAGAGTTTAAAGCTAAAGAAGTAACAGTAAGATTAGCTTATGCCATAGGTCATGATCAACCATTGGAAGCTACAGCTATAGTAGACGGAAGCTCTTCAGTAATACGTGATTATGATTTAAGTCCTAGAGGTATTATTAAATTCTTAGGGTTAAAAGAGCCTATATTCAGTAAGACAGCTGAATGGGGACATATGGGGAACAAATTTAATTGGCTATAAGATGAGCGACAGTGTAAAAAAATGGCATGAAATGCAAGAAGATAAAAAACTAAAGATTTATGAATCCCCTGACGGAGGTGATACTATTACTGAACGTCCATTTGGAGGAGATATATCTGAAAGATCAGTAATTCAACACCCACAGAAAGTATCATTAGAACTAAAGAAAAAAGCTTATACCCTACTCTGTGAATACGATGAGGAGGTAATTCGAGTTGCAATGAAAATAATTGACATAGGAGAATAGTTGTATAATTGAATTAAAGTTCTTATATTTAATATATGTTTGAACCTTATAAGCCTATACATTCCGTAAAGTGGTTAGAAAATTATTTATCTACTAATTACTATAAAAAAAAGTACGACCGATTTATGTGGTGGAGATCCTATACCCTAAGAAATAAACCTCTTAGTAGTCTACACCCATTGAAAGATAGAATTACTAACGGTGATTTTAATTTAGGATCTTATACTTTTGAAATAGAATTAGTTCAGCATAGAATAAATGAAAAGTATATTAAACTAGGTCATGACCAAGTGCAGTATATAGAAGCTATATCATTAGACAACGCAAGGATTAAACGCTTGCAGGAAGATAGAGATAAGGACGAAAAAAATAAGCTTGAAGAACTTAAAAAATGTTTTTTATTTTATTTTAAAATGAGTAAAGAGCAGTACGATAAAGAGGTTATAAAATCTCATAAAGACTTATTAACATTCTTTTTTAAAGTAGATAATAAGTATAAAAGTAGAACTTTACGGGTTAAGCCGGTCCCTAAAAATTGGTGATATTTATAATAAAGTTAATATTAACAAATTCAATTAAATGAAAACAATTTTAATTACTATTTTAGTTGTTGCGGTTATAGCCGGAGCAATTTATATTGCCACTAAGTATTTTAACTTATTTAGCGATAGAGATGCAGATGGAATCCCTGATGAAGTTGAGGATACTGTAGAAGAAGCAAAAGCAAAAGTTGCTACAGCGAAGAAAGCTGTAAGGAGCCGTGCAAAGCGAGTAAAAGAGGAACTCACCGATGTTGCAGAAGCAGCAAAGGATGTAGTGAAACAAGTAAAAGATGTTGCAGATGCAGCAAAAGGAAAACCAAGACGTGGTAGAAAGCCTGCCGCCAAGAAAACAACTAAAAAATAAACTATGAGTTGGATTATAATAATAGTAATTGTAGGAGCTGGAGCAGCATACTACTTTACACAGGTAAAAGGTAAAAAAACAGTAACAAAGAAAACTACTAAACCAGTAGCGCCGAGAAAACCAAGAGGAGGATCTTCTTCAGGAGGTTACTACGGAGGTAAGAGATAAGAGAATCTTATGGATCAAAATTTAAATGTGGACATCAATCAAACTACCCCAGTTCTTTGCGAGGAGTGCAACGAAAACCTCTTCGAACAAGCAGTTATCATCCGAAAAGCCTCAGGTATCCTCACAGGTACCGGCAAAACCGGTTACGTACCAATCCCAGTTTTCAGCTGCAAAGGATGCGGACATGTTAATGTCGAGTTCTTACCAAAGGAAGCTCAAAGCTTCTAAAGGATGGAACTATAGCGGTCTTCATGACTACTACTAAAATTAAGGGAACACAAAAGTGTTCCTTTTTTTTTGTTCTATTTATGATGATATACTAAGAGTTTTATGAAAGTATTTCTTTTCTTATTGAGCTTTTTTATTAGTTTTTCAATTTTAGGACTATAGTATTCCTAAAAACATAAAGTAAAAATTAGATTAAAACAAGCATTATGTACATTGTCTTAGAACTCCTTTTAAGACGTACACTCTCCCTCCCTCTTCTTGTTAATTAAAGCTATTTATTTATAAACCATACTATAACATAATATGAGACATATAATTCTTTTAGTTGCATTTTTCATAACTAGTTCTGTTAATGCACAATTTTTTGAAAATTTCTATAAGGACTTTTTAAAGTACAGTACATTTTATGTTGCAGGAGACATAACAAATGCATACGAAAATACTAGAAAAGATTACTTCGTAGCTAGACCAGAAGAGGGAGGTCTTTATGATATACCAAAAGTAATAGATGTAACTGAATACTATGACTATGACTATAGAATAGGATTCGGTATAAGAAAGCTAGGAAGATACGATTACGAAAATAAACCTGGAAACTTCTGGACAGGTAATGCAGACATAGAAAAACAAACAGCTTTAATTGGACCAGAGTCGGCAGTAAAAGGATTTGAATACCTTATACATTGGGAAAAAGAAAGATTAAGAGGAGAAGAATTTACTAACCATAGGTACTTTTTAAGACATACAGGCAAATATCATATTGCTAAAATAGAATCAAGAGAACAAGGTAATGTAGGATTTAATTACCAATCAGCTGAATTAAGAGCTAGAATAGGTATTGGAAAGAAATTCTCTTTATCAGCAGGTGTAATCGGAAGAACACATCAAACAGTATATGGAGTAAATCCTATTGAAATTTACCTTAACGAAACTGAAATGGTAGAGGCCGATAATGGAGAAATGATAGAAAGACCTGTTAATCAATGGTTTGAATTAGGATACGAATACGGATATACAGACCACTTTACTACCTATTCTGACTATGAAACACAAGAAGAAACACAAAACTGGATATGGAAGGATGAATTAGGAGATATAGTAGCTTATTCTGATATAGATTTTAGAAATGGAGTCTTCGGTGAATTAATGAATAGGTATAATAATGAAATATGGGATGACCTAGCAGGATTCAATTTAATATCACCAATTATAGGGTTTGATTTTTACCATTATAAAAGTAACTTCTGGTTACATGCTTACGGTAACTACCTTCCAGGGTTTCATAAATATATCAGTGGATCTGAAAACTTTAGTTACCTTAATAGAGAAAATTGGGGTAAAGGAGGATTGAGAGAAGATGCTGCACCACTTCAATGGGAAGATTATCAATTCGGAGCTAATTTTGGATTCAGAATTACCAAGAACATAGGAATATTTGCAGAAGGTGAATATACTAAGTTTTGGGATACTAAAATATTTAACACTTCCTTTGGAATTAACTATACATTTAGATAATGAAAAATATACTTTTAACAATAAGTTGTATTATTTTAATTTTAAGCTGTAGCAAAGACGATCAAGTAGAAACTTTAATACCTGTATTCGAAATTGCTCTTGATGGAGAGTCATTTGACCCCTATGAAAAGTATTCTGTAATTAATACATTCGGTGGTGTAAAGGAAGAAAATGGTATTACTAAAAAAATATTTATTCTTTACTTACAAATTGATGACGGTAATCCAAGATTAGATAGACAGCATTTTGCAATGTACCTATTAGATACAGATGCTAATGATGACGAATTTTTATTAGATAAAGGAGTTTATACATGGCAAAATATTAACAACAAATATGCCGGAGTAGAAATACCAGGCCCAGATGACTATATAGTATGGAACGAAGTACAGGTTCAAGATGCTGGTCAATTAGGAGGAGCACATAAAGGACTTATATGTTTAACAGCAGTCGGTGAGTTTTATAATCCTTATATTCAAAGGAATATGACTTTAGATTTAAAATTAGAGAATATAGAAATTGGATTAGATATTAATGCTACTCCTTATGGATATTTATTAGATTAATAATATAACAATGGCAAAAAAAGTAGATAACGTATCAGTAGGAGTAGATATAGATGGTGATGGAAAACCAGATTTCGCTTTTGATCTAAAAACTATAGGAGGTATACTTATATTAATCTCAACTATTATAGGTATGTGGTTTACTCTTAAAGCTGATATACAAGAAGCTAAAGAGCTTCCAATACCCCCTATTGAACGAATGGAGTTCGATATGAAGGATGAACTTATTAGACAAACAATAATGGATACTCAAGAAGATGTAGAAGCTATCTTAAAGGAGTTAGAAAAAATTGACGATAGATTATATGAGCTTCAAAAGCAGCAATAATGAAAAAAGTCTTAAATATAGTTTTAATAATGTTATCGATGATAAGTTACTCTCAAGATACTCTTGAAGACGGTAATTTTGAATCAAAGGTAAATGAAAAACATTCATTTGGAGATGATCCTGAATTTAATATAGTAGTAGTTGAATTTTGGGCTAAGTTTAATGAAGCAAATGCATTTTCAGACTGGGATAAAATCAAAGGTGCTAAATATTTTAGAGTAGATATAGCAGACGCTCCTGCTACAAAAAAGAAATATAGAATTAGAATGGCTCCTACTTTAATTATATTTAATAACGGAATTAAGGAAGAAATATTTAAAGCAGGGTTAGATTTAGAATGTCCTGTTAATTTAAGTGAACTACAAGAATCTATAGAAGAAGTTAAAACCGCAAATAAATATTAAATTATGGCAGACGCAATACAATGCATTATAGCAATCAACAACGTAAAAACATCAATACAGGGTAATGACCCAAGAGGGTGGATGAAAGCATGTGCAGAAGAAACTTTACTTAAAGGTAAACAAGCTAAATACTTTAAGAAGTGTTTAATAAAAAAAATAGAATCTACTAAACAACATATTGAAAACCCACAAGGTTATGCAGATGAACTGTATAATGAAATCAAAAGTAAATGTAGTTAATTATGGCAGATATAACAGAAAAACAAAAAGGAGTACGTAGAAACAGGTTCGTTATCACCACCGTTGTTCTAGTCACTTTTCTACTTATTATGGTAGGTATAGGTATAGCTTTATTTTCTGAAGCAGCAATGGGCTCAGAATGGAAGGAAATACTTTTACTTGTACTGGGTGCATTTATTGCTTCATATGGTAAGATTATAGACTTTTGGTTTAATGCCAGCGACGATGACGGCGTACCAGGAGAATCAATAGAAATGACAGATGCAGATCCACATACTATAACTGGTCCTAGTTACTGTGATAACTGTGGAGATTCAATAGATTACGATAAATTTTAAAATAAGTTATTATGCCAATTGTTCCAAAAGGACTGATACTACACAGTATGTCAGAATATCTAGTATATGAAGGTAAGACACTATATGCTAAAGAATTTATAAGAGAAATAGGTTTATCCGTTCATGGTTATATTAAACCTGACGGTACATATGACAAACATATTGTGTCTCCAAGTAAAGCCTTTCATGCAGGTAAATCAGAATGGAATGGTCTAAAACATCTCAACTCACATTACTTAGGAGTTGAACTATTAGTAGCAGGAGTAAATGACTGGTCATCGTTTAATTCTAAAATTAAGAAAAAAGGTACATACACAAAGCATCAATTTGATACTGCTGTAAATGTATTTAGTTTCTGGATGAATAAGTATAATATAGATATAGATAACATAGTAAGACACTCAGACTGCTCCGGTGATCACGTAAGAGGTAAAGGGAAAGGTAAACCTGACCCTGGTAACGCTTTTGACTGGGAAGCATTTAAGAGTACATTAGTTGCTAGATCAAAGTAATTTTCTTATATTTATACTATATGAATAAGACATTAATACAGAACGTTATAATTGCTATTGCTGCTATAGTGTTGTACAGAATGATCTTTGCTCCTACTGATATAAAAACAGATGTATCTAAGTATGAGTCTCAAATAGTAGCTTTAGAGAGTAAGATAGATTCTCTACAAGTTAAAAACATTACGCTAGAAGTACAAGCTGATTCACTTGTATTAGAGCTAGCAAACTACGATAGGAAAATTAAAAACTTAAATATTAAGATATATGCTATCAAAAAAGAAACACAGAAACAGCTTGATGCTGTTAATCTTTACAGTAATGATAAGCTGGAACAGTTTTTCACAGACCGTTACAGATACTACAAGGATAGTATTAACTAAACCTATAGCTAAGTTAGTCGTAAAAGACTTAATCAGCTTTGATGGATTAGAAAAGACTAATAAAACATTAAATCAATTGATTCAAGAAACCAATAACAGGTTAGATAAGTCACTTAAATTAAACACTAACTTATCTCAGCAAGTTAAAAACTACCAATTAATTATTAGCGATAAAAACGTACAGTTACAAACTTCAGATGTTCTTTCTAATCAGTTACAAAAAGAATTAAAGAAAGAGGCTCGTGCTAAGAAACTATACCAGATAGGTTCAGGCATCGGAGTATTTGCAACTTTACTTTTACTAGCTCAATAATGAATAGAATTAAAAGAAACTTTTTCCCTACCATTATAGCATTAACTGCTCTCTCTGTAAGCGGCTCAGCTGCTTTTTACTCCGTAAGTGGGTTAAGTAAGCTATTTGCAGGAGCTACACTAGAGGTAATTATAATGGCAGGTTCATTGGAGGTAGCTAAACTAGTTATAGCTTCACTCTTATACCAGTATTGGGACACTATAAATAAGCTTCTTAGAACGTATCTCTCTATTGCTGCTGTAGTTTTAGTACTTATTACTAGTATGGGTATATACGGCTTTTTAAGTGCAGCATATCAAGATACTTATAGACAGCTAACAATTAAAAACAATCAAACAGCTTTCTTAACTCAAAAGAAAGACTTCTACAATAAAGACGTTATACGATATGATCAGGAACTTGAAAGAATCTCTAATAACATTAGCACTTTATCTAATGCGAAAGTTTCAAACATCCAAGTACGAGACACCACGGTATCTTCAGGCTTTCGATCAACAATCTCTACTACAGAGCTTAGGTTATCCCAAAAACGTATCGAAGTGGAAGAAGAAAACCGACAAAAGGTTCAAACTAAACGAGAAGTGGCAGCCGATTCCTTACAAAAGTATCAAATCGAAATTCTGACTTTAGAGAATAATTCTGAAGTAGCAGGAGAGTTAGGTCCACTTCAATACCTTTCCGGATTAACTGGTACTTCTATGGATAAGATTATCAACATATTGTTGTTAGTAATTATATTTGTATTTGATCCTTTAGCTATTTCATTAGTAATTGCAGCAAACTTTGCATTCGACAACGCTAATAGGAAGAATCTATACGGTGAGTTAGAAGAGGAAGAACCTCCTACTAAAAAAAAAGATGAGACTGTAAACGTAAACGAAATAGAGGTAGTAGACCCTATTACTGTTATAGCACCTAAAGTAAAAGGAACATTACACTCACCTAAAATTATAAAAGAAGAAGATTGGATAATATCAGATGAGAATGATAAACCAATTCCAGAGAAGAAAATTATAAAAATATTACAAAAATCTCCTTCAAAAATAAGAGTACTCTATTCTGATAATACTGAAGCTTGGCTAGATAAGAAAGATATCGGTGGAGGTATTAAAAACGAAAAGGAAGAAAATATCATTAGATATTTGTAGACCCAAATATTTTTTCGTATATTTAAAGAATAAACAGTAAATAAGTTATATATGGCAATGCCCTGTCCTTCGTGTAAGAATCCACTCGATTTAACACTTCAATACATATTAGATAACCCAGTCTCAGTTTGTCCTCATTGTGAGGTAATAATGAACTTTGAAACAAGTGATATTGCAACTGATACTTTAAGAGAGGGTTTACGAGAGATGGAAAAGATTAAAAATAAATATTCAGATATTGCTAAATTCTCTTAATTAATTATATTAAAAGTGAAAATCTTATATATTTATATTAGTTACAGAAATAAAGGTTTATACTTATCTGCAACATAATAAAGGTTTTCATTTTATTAACTAAACAAACAAAATAAATTATGCCAATTGCAGACCAATTCAGAGGACTTCCTATCGAAGACCTAATCGTATCACCTTTAATCGGAATGGCTAAAGGACAAGCAGCATTAAACGATGTAGCTTGGAATTACATTCAAGAAGTAGCTTTTGAAGCACCAAAAGAAGGTAAAGAAGGAGATGCTCGAGAAGCAAAACAACTTAAGATTGCACTAAATCGTTTTGTTGCAGACCCAAAAGGTGGAGCACCACAATTACAAATAGTTCATTCTCAAATCCCAATGCTACCATTAGTACCAATCCCATCTTTAGCAATAACTAAAGCGGATATCAGTTTTACTATGGAAGTGAAAGAAACAGTAAAAGATCACTCTAAAACGGATATAAAATCAACTGTTGATGTAAAATCTAAAAGTTGGTTTTCCCCAGTTGAAGTAACAGTACATGGTGAAGTTTCAACTACAAGAGAAAATACAAGAGAGACTGATAATTCAGCTAAGTACGAAGTAAATGTACATGCAGAACAATTACCTCCAACAGAGGGTATGTTAAAATTATCTGATATGCTGACAACTCTAATGGATCCTATTACTCAGCCAGCAGCTGGAGGTAAAGGTGGTTCAGGAGAGTAGTAAACAATTAAAAAATAAGTTATGGCAAAATTAAAGATTGAGGAGTTAGTGAGTGGTCTCTTAGAGGCCGCTCTCGTAGCTTCTAACTTAAGTGAAAGACAACACATAAATTCATTGAGACATTATTTCGATGATGAAGGTAATCCAGAAACAACTTCGGTGAAAATACAAGGTAAGGATGTTGTAATACCTCTTTACATATTAGCAGACCACTCTTCAATAGGTCTTGAAAAATTAGAAATAGAATTCGATGCAAGGTTAAACTTTGGTGGTACCAATACATCTTCTTTAAAAAAATCATTATTAGGTATCTTTAAGAAAAAAGGACACACCGAACATAATATAAAGGAAATTCTTGTAGATTCAGATGGAGGCAAGCGTTCAACTACGGCTAAAATCAAAGTTACATTCAAGAATGATAGGAAACCAGAAATAGTATCACGACTAGTTGATAAGTATATCCAAACAATTGATTCAACAGTACATACTGAGCTTACATAGGGAAAAAAATATCATTAGATATTTGTAGACCCGAATATTTTTTCGTATATTTAAGTATTAAACAATATATAAGTTATGGCACAGTATAGACTAATAAAGATGCTTAAAAAGTCTTTCGAAACTCAGAAAGAAAAAGCATTACTTACATTTGAACTATTAATGGAAAATCCTGCTGGTATAGGAGATCATTCTACCGACGATTTTTATAAAAACGCAGAAGATGCTGCAAAAGCATTAGCAGAAGCTGATGATGTATTACAAACCCTTAAAAGATATTTTGACAAATATGAGTAGTAGAGAGATAATGAACGCAATGCACGGAGAGCCTGTAAAAACAGCAAGAGAGATTTTAAAAAGTGAATACCCTACAATACATGATGGTTATCAATCTATCATAGATGAACAGTTTGAATTATTTGCTAAAAAACATTTAGATTATGGAATGCATAATGTTAGTGCTGGAACTAATTTAGACACAGATGATGAAACAGAGTTCGCTATGACTGGCCTTTGGTACAGACTTTCAGATAAGATTAATAGGTGGAAGAATATGATTATCTCTGGTAGAAAAGCTCAAAACGAAACTATAATAGATACGTTTCAAGACGTTACTAACTATGGAATAATAGCTCAGCTAGTCCAACGCGGTATGTGGAAAAAGTAAAAGGTATATGAAGAAGATATATCATGATGCAGTTAATACTAAAGCTATACCTGCAGTGAAAGAGGTATGGGAATCTAAGATTAAACAATCTAAGAAGAATAAACATATTTCTTATTCTCAACTTTCTACTTACGATAGATGTCCTAAACAGTGGTACTTAACTTACGTTAAGAAACTTATACCCTATGAGGGTTCAATACATGCTTCTTTCGGAACAGCATTTCACGAAACCCTACAAGAATGGTTACAGGTACTTTATCATGGTAAGGTAAAAGATGCTATGGCAATGGATGTAGATGCATTGTTATATGAGAATATGATTAAAGCATACAAGTCTACCAAAGCACAGAATGGACATGAGCACTTTGCTACTGCGGAAGACTTAAGAATGTTCTGGTTAGACGGTAAACATATTTTTGAATTTATCAAGAAAAAAAGACGTGCATACTTTAATACTAAGGGCGTACATTTAGCAGGAGTAGAGACGCTCTTATACCAAGAGTTACGTCCTGGAGTAATGTTTAAAGGCTTTATTGATTTAGTATTTTACGATGCAAGAGTAGATAGGTGGAAAATTGTAGATATCAAGACCTCAACTAGAGGATGGAGTGCTTTAGATAAAAAAGACCTTAACAAAACTCAGCAACTTATACTATATAAAAAGTTTTTTGCAAAGCAATTTAATATTGATATTGATAAAATTGATGTGGAGTACTTTGTTGTTAAAAGAAGAGTACCGGTTGAAGCAGAATTTGCAGCAATGCAAAGAAGAGTTCAAGAGTTTAGCCCTGCTTCCGGAAAAGGAAATACTAATAAGGTACTTAAGATAATGCAAAACTTTATTACTAAGGCAGTGGATCATCTAGGTAACTATATAGAAGAAGATCATAAAGCTAATCCTACTAAGGATAACTGTAAATGGTGCAATGTAAAAAAGATGAGGCTTTGTCCTGAAGCAGTTTTATAAAAAGGGTATATTTATATAAGTATATATTTATATAATTAAAAACAAAGTTATGATTAAAAAAGAAGAAAAACTAACTTCGGTTAAAATTACACAGCCTTTATTCGATCAATTTAAAATGGCAGCTTTACAAGAAAACTTTTCTTTTAAAAAGCTTGCAGATCGTTCTATTTTTCTCTATCTTACTGATAAGGAGTTCAAAGAGAAGGTACATAAGACTAACAAATTAAATCTCAGAAAATAAATGAAAGAGTTAGGTTATATTAAAAAAGAGGAAAGAAAAAATATTCTCTTACTATGCGACGATATTAGAATGCATTCAGGTATTGCAACGATGGCAAGAGAGATTGTAGTAAATACAGCACAACATTTTAACTGGTATAACTTAGGAGCAGCTTTAAAGCATCCAGAAGTTGGGAAAGTTTTTGACTTATCAGGGGATATTAATAAAGGCAAAGGGCTAGATGATGCTGAAGTAAAAGTCCAACCTCATAATGGATATGGAGATGCTAATCTAGTTAGACAATTAATGTCAATACATAAATTTGATGCTATATTCATCTTTACTGATCCAAGATACTGGACTTGGTTATTCGAAATTGAAAGAGAAATAAGACAGGAGATACCTATTATGTGGTTAAACATATGGGATGACTACCCTGCTCCAATGTATAATAAACACTATTATAACTCAGTAGATTTATTAATGGCTATTTCTAAACAAACTAAAAACATTAATGAGATTGTCTTAGGTGATGATGCTGATAGTAAGATCATAGAATATGTACCTCACGGTATAGATGAAACAGTGTTTAAACCTATCGATGTAACTACACCTGACTTTGATAAATTTAGAAAAGGATTATTTGGAGATAAAGATATCGAATACGTAGTGTTTTATAACTCTAGAAATATACATAGAAAACACCCTGGTGATACTATTTTAGCATATAGTGAATTCTGTAATAGAATAGGAAAAGATAAAGCTAAAAAATGTGCGTTAGTAATGCATACAGCTCAAGTAGACGAACACGGTACCGATTTAAAAGCTATTAAGAAAACCTTAACAGATCCAGAATTTGTTAACATTTATTTCTCTACAGATAGACTTACGCCCGCACAAATGAATCTACTGTACAACTTAGCCGATATTACATTACTAATGTCTTCTAACGAAGGATGGGGATTAGCATTAACTGAATCTATGATGGCAGGTACTATGATATGTGCTAACACAACAGGAGGAATGCAAGATCAAATGAGATTTACTAATGAAAAAGGAGAATGGATTAACTTTACTCCAGATTTTCCTTCTAACCATAGAGGAACTTATAAAGATCACGGTGAATGGGCAATTCCTTTATACCCTTCTAATATATCCTTACAAGGCTCACCTGCAACTCCTTACATATGGGACGATAGATGTTCAATAGAAGATGCTTCATCAGCATTAGAGTTAAATTATAACTTAACTAAAGAAGAAAGGAATAGAAAAGGATTAACTGGACGTAAATTTGCAACTTCGGATGAAGCTCAAATGTCTGCTTCTACTATGAGTAGTAATGTTGCTAGATGTATGAATAAAACATTTGATTCCTTTAAACCGAGACCTGTTTACGAAGTAATTCAAGCAATAGAAAGACCGTCAACTTTAATACAACACAACCTAATTAACTACTAAGATGAATAGACCGTTATTAATTATAAGTGCACCAGTAGATACATATAGTGGATATGGAGCAAGAGCAAGAGATATTGTTTTAGCACTATTGAAATTAGATAAATACGATGTACAGATATTGGCTCAAAGATGGGGCAATACAAGAACCGGTTACTTAAAAGATCATAAGCTAGCTGCTATTAAAAGCAGAATAGTTCCTCAAATAGCTTCTAAACCACAAATTTGGATTCAATTAACCGTACCTAATGAATTCCAAGCAGTAGGAGAGTTTAATATTGGAATGACTGCTGGCATGGAGACTACTTTAGTAGCTCCTCAATGGATAGACGGTATGAATAAGATGGATGTAAACTTCGTATCTAGTATACACTCTAAAGATGTATTCGAAAGAACATCTTTTGATATGAAAAATAAGAAGACAAACCAATTGGAAAGACAGGTAAAGTTAGAAAAGCCTATTGAAGTACTATTAGAAGGAGCTGACTTAACTAAGTATTTACCTGCTAAATCATCTATTGATCTATCAGAAGTTAAGGAGTCATTTGCTTACCTAGTATGTGGACATTGGATGCAAGGTTCAATGGGACATGATAGAAAAAATATAGCCTATACTATTAAATCTTTCTTTGAAACTTTCAAAAACTCATTAGGAAAGACACCTGCACTCATAGTGAAAACTTCTAGAGTAAGTTCTTCAATAATGGACAGGGAAGCAATATTAGATCAGATAGATTCTATACGTAAATCTGTTAACGGTAGTAAATTTCCTAACGTATATTTAGTACATGGAGAGATGTCTGATACTCAGGTAAATGAGTTATACAATCACCCTAAAGTAAAAGCTATGATTAGCTTAACAAAAGGAGAAGGATTCGGAAGACCTTTATTAGAGTTTAGCTTAACTAAAAAACCAATCATTGCATCAGGGTGGTCAGGACAACTAGATTTTCTTAAACCGGAATATAGTTACCTACTACCTGGAACTATTCATCCTGTTGATAATTCTGCAGTAGTACCGGATATGATTCTACCTGAAGCTCAATGGTTTCAACCAGATCCTGGATCAGTTGCTAAGGCGTATAAAGAAGTATTCAAGCAGTATAAGAAGTTTGAAACTAAAGGAAAACAACAAGCACAATTCTCTAGAGCAAACTTCTCTTTTGATACTATGGTTACTAAGTTAGATGAGTTACTAGTTAAATACTTACCGGTATTTGCAGAAAAGACTCAATTAGAAATGCCTAAACTTAAGTTACCTACTTTAAAGAAGAAGACTCAAGAGTTAGTTTTACCAAAATTAAAATAAAAAAAATGGATAATTTAGTTATATGTAAAAAATGTGGCGGAAATGCCTGCTACGAACAGCACATTGATGAGAATACTAAAACTTGGCTCTGTATGGGCTGTGGTTTCTCTACAAGTACAGTAATGACAGAAGGATCAGCAGCAGTTAAGAACACATTAGAGACCTCCCCAGAGCTATACAAAGATTTAATGTATGTTGGCGAAGACAAAAATGTATGGTTTCCTGCTACTATTACCTTACCGGGTAAAGGAATGGTATTTTTAGATGGTGTAAGCAAAGATAACTGGTTATGGTCAGCAGTACTATCAATCGATTTATCTGAAAAAGAACTAGCATCAGGAAAATATCCAGCAGACCAAACTATTAAAATGGATATGACTAATGCTGCTAAGTTTAAACAAGATGATTTTATGACTGCTCTAGAGGCAATCGGATTCTTTCAAGCAATTGAATAAGGTTAAAATATGAAGCATATACTAGTAACAGGAGGAGCAGGGTTTATAGGAAAAGCACTACTTACTATTCTCTCCAAGGACACTAATAATAATTTAGTATCGTTAGATAATTATTCTACAGGTACAGAGGAGAACCATGTAAAAGGAGTTCAATACCTCAGAGGATGTATTACTGAGATTGATAAGATTTTAAAATCTACAAGGTGTGTAGATATAATATACCACCTAGCAGCACAGTCTAGAATACAACCTTCCTTTACTGATCCTGAAAAATGTTTCTTTTATAATGTAACAGGAACCTTAAAGGTACTTGAGTTTGCTAAGTTAAATGAAGCTAAAGTTATATATGCAGGATCATCATCTGCTAGCAAATTAGATACACCAGGAGGTAAATCACCCTACTCTCTTTTTAAGTATCAAGGAGAAGAAATATGCAACCTCTATAGAGAAGTATTTGGGTTAAATGTCGAAATAGCTAGATTTTATAACGTATACGGTCCAGGAGAAATTACAGAAGGACATATGGCTGCTGTCATAGGTAAGTTTAGATATGCTTTAGACAATAAACTTCCTTTGAGTATAGTTGGGGATGGAGAGCAAAGAAGAGACTTTACTCATGTTGATGATATTGCTGAAGGTTTAATTGCTATAGCTGAATCCAAAGCATCGCAACCTCATTGGCAGCTTGGCACAGGTATAAACTATTCTATAAACGAAGTAGTTAAAATGTTTGGAAATAATATAAGTACGGAATACGTTGAAGACCAGCCCGGAAATTATAGAGAGACTTTAGCTCAATTAACTAAACAAAATAAACAATTACTAAACTGGGTACCAAAAAGATTATTAGAAAACTATATAAAAAACCTATAAAGTGAAACATACATTAAGATTTAATCCTCCTAAAGAATGGAAAGGACCTGAAAATAGTAATAAGCATTTTCTAGGTTTATGTGAACTGGTTAACACTATACAGATTAAATTAAATATTGAGGACAAATTAAAAATGGTTGAGATAGGTAGTCATTTAGGTGAATCAACATTTGTATTTGCTGCCTCTCAAATTTTTGAATCTATTAATTGTATAGATCCTTTTGAAGGAGATGAAGAAGCTTTAAAAATATTAAAGAGAAGTTGGAAACAAGTTAAAGAAGAGTTTAAAATTAATACTAGGTACTTTGATAATATAATTTTACATGAAGATTATAGTTTTGAGGTAGTCAAACAGTTTAAAGATAAGTCATTGGACTTTGTGTATATTGACGGAGACCATAAATACGATAGTGTAAAAAGAGATATTAAATTATTCCTACCTAAATTAAAATTAACTGGAATAATTGCAGGTCATGATTATAACCTACCTTGCGTAGATGTTAAAAAAGCAGTAGATGAAATATTAGGCAAACCGGATTTAGTCACGATAGATGGAAGCTGGGTAAGATACATGAAGAGACCAACTCCGTCTCCATCTGAATCTAATCGTATACTAACAAACTTCAGATAAGTTAATATGAAAATAAGTTACGCTATAACAGTCTGTAATGAGTTTACAGAGATACAAAAGCTAGTCAACTTTCTAAGAAAAAATAAAAGACAACAGGATGATATAGTTGTACTTTACGATCAAAAGAACGGAGAGGAAGAGATAGCTATTTGGCTTACTAAACAGAGTAAATACCCTAATGTACAATTCTGGAGAGGATTAGACTTCGATGGTCATTTTGCTAACTGGAAAAATCAACTTACTGATTACTGCAATGGAGATTATATATTTCAGATAGATGCTGATGAGATGCCCCATAGTGCTTTAATAGAGAATCTACCTGCAATATTAGAAAGTAATCCTGATAATGAAGTATTCCTAGTTCCCAGAGTAAATACTGTTGAAGGGTTAACTGAACAGCATATTAAACAATGGCAATGGAATGTAAACGACCAAGGCTGGGTTAACTACCCAGATTACCAATGGCGAGTATGGAAGAACAATCCTAATATAAGATGGGTTAATAAAGTACATGAACAACTAAAAGGTCATAAATCATATGCACTGTTACCTGCTCAAGAAGAACTTTCTTTATACCATCCTAAAGATATTAAGAGACAGGAAAAACAAAATGCCTACTACGACACTTTAAATTAACCCTATTTATATATATGGACATCGCTAAAATCTTTAATAAAGCTAATAATGTAGAAGGAGTATTCCTAGATGCTACTTTCTTCGAAGGTGAATTTAGCGATAAAGTATTTACTGCTATAAAACAAAATAATATATTATCCAGAAACTTCACACTACTTGGTTCTAAACACTTAAGGTATACAAGTGATTTTAAATCTAAACTCATAAACTATTCTAGTCAACGAGCAACAGTAGTTGAGGGAAAAGCTTCTACTAATATAGTAACAGCAATTAAAGCTAATAAAACAGCTATAATTAGAATAGGATTTAATAAATTAGATACACCTGATAGTGCCTCAGCAGTAGATATATTTAAACAAGCTTATGAAGCAGCCAGAATAAATACCTTACTTCTTATAGATGACATATCGCCAATCGGAATTGAGCTTCTAAAGATTTTCTGTGCTAATAATTTACTTAAATATAAAGTTGGTAAAACGAAAGATTATCTTTATATTATTAAAGGTGAAGTGGTTAAATTAAAACCTAAACCAATAGAGGAGAAAGTAAATAATCCTTTAACACCCACCCCAGTTAAAAAGGGTAAGACTATACATAGTACTCAAGTTAGGTCAAGAACAAAAGATCTATCTTAATTTATGGGTTGATCACAAATTTAAGTAAAATGAAGAAAAGGTTATTAGATTGCACACTTAGGGACGGAGGATATTATAATAATTGGGATTTCAAAATAGAAATGGTCCAAGATTTAATATCAAGTCTAGATTTAGCAGGAGTAGATATTATAGAGTTAGGTTTTAAATCTCCAATAAAAGGAGGAAAGTTCCGTAAATGTAATGATAGGTTTATTTGGGAAGTACTAGAACATAAACTTCCAATTAACTCTGAATTAGCATTTATGATTGATGCTAAAGACTTTATAAATGGAGCAGAAGTTGACTTTTCTCTTATTGATGATGTAATACATGACGCTAAACATTCCCCCTTTAGTATATGTAGATTGGCTATTAAACATAACGAAATAGAGCATGCATTAGACATAGGGAGATACGTTAAGGACAAGGGCTATACCTTATTTGTTAACCTAATGGGTATAACGCTTCTAAGCGAAGAACAAATAAAAGAGTTTGGAGCATTCACTAAAATAGATCCCTCAGCATTATACTTTGCAGATACTTACGGTAATTTAGAACCTAAAGACGCTTCTAAAATTATAGAACAATTCTCACAATTTGGCCTTCCTATCGGAGTACATACACATGATAACTTAGGATTAGCATTTGCAAATTGTTTAGCATCTATGGAAGCAGGAGCAGAAATTATTGATGGCACTCTATTAGGAATGGGTAGAGGTGTTGGAAATGTTAAGACTGAACAGTTAGTTACATACATGCAGTTTAAACATAACTTATATAATGGAACTTCTATACAGAAATTTATCTCTAAATGGATGAGACCTTTACAAGAGGTCTACAAATGGGGTTTTACACATAACTATATGGTAAGCGGCTTAAAGCATATACACCCTCTATACACTCAAGCACTTCAAGCATCATTTTTAAACTCTAATAGAATAGAAGATGTAATACTAGGGATTGAAGATAGTTTAAAATATGACTTTACTAAAATAAAAGATAAATTAGAACCTAAAGTAGCAATTGTTATACCAGCAAGATATAAATCAACTAGATTTCCTGGGAAACCATTAGCACTTATAGATGGTAAGGAAATGATAATAAGAGTTGCTGATATAGCAGCTAGTGCAATAGACAAAGATAGTGTCTATATAGCTACTGAAAATGAAGAGATTGTTAAGGTAGTAAAAAGTTACGGGTACAGAGTTATACTAACCTCAGATAGTTGCTTAACCGGTACTGATAGGGTAGCAGAAGCAGCATTAGAGATTGATGCTGATATTATAATTAATATTCAAGGAGATGAACCTATGTTAGATCCTAATGATATTAAGAGAGTAATACAAGCTAAACTAGATTACCCAGACCATATTATTAACTGTCAAGCTTACTTAAACGCTAATGAAGATGTTACTGATAAAAAAATTCCAAAAGTTATTACTAATATTAATGACGAGTTACTATATTCAAGTAGGAATCCTATCCCAGGTACTAAGCTTGGCAATGGATCTAGACCTAAAAAACAAATATGTATTTATGGTTTCGATAGAGAGCATCTAAAAGCGTTTACTTCGCTTAATAGTAAAACTCCTTTAGAGGCAGAAGAGGATATAGAAATATTAAGATTTATAGAGTTAGGGTATAAAGTAAAGATGATAGAAGTAGACGGATCAACACTTGCAGTAGACTACCCAACAGATATTATTGAAGTAGAAAAACTTTTAACTTAAGTATTTATTGATATGATAGATTTAACAAAAGGAAAAGATTCTATATATCCGTTTTCATTTACTGAAATCGATAAAGTTTTTGATGATGAAACCTTTAAGAAGTTAAATGAAGAATGGCCTCAGAAATATAGACAGACGGTAATGGGAGGTAGAAATCAAATGTCTAATTCCAATAAAAACTTTATACAAGAGGACTATGAAAAATGGTTAGGGAACTCTCCAACCTGGAAGAAAGTTTATAACTTATTAAATACTGATGAAACTTATAAAGCTCTAATCAAGCACCATAAACAAGCAATAGATCAATGGGATACTAGTTTCGATGATTATGATCTAGAACCTGAAAATAAAAAAGGTAAACTATACCTTCATATTGACTGGTCATCTGCTGGGAATAAATACAAAAGAGAAGTTCACGCTGATGTTCCAAGAAGAATTATAAACTTTCTTATATTTTTTAACAATAAAGATTGGGAAGGCGGAGATTTTATCGTACATTCTAGTGATAAAATAGATAAGTTTATATGGAATAAAGAAAAAAAAGATCATTACCCGGTACATAAAGTAGTAGAAGCAAAAGCAAACACAGCTTTCGTATTTGCATCAACTCCTAACTCCTTTCATGCAGTCTCAGAACAAGCAATAACTAGAACACCGAGACGTTTTATATATGGAGCTTATACATTAACAAAAGGATTAGCTTACAAGAGCGATAGACCAAAAAGATATTTAGATGAAACTAGAGGAGTATAATAAGATACAGCACTCAGAAAACAGTAAACAAATTGCAATCGATTTTGATGGTGTAATTCATGGTAACTCAAAAGGCTTTCACGACGGTACAGTTTACGATGAACCTATAGTAGGAAGTTTAGATGCAGTAAAACATTTTTATAATCAAGGTTACTCTATAATAGTCTTTACTGCCAAAGCTAAACCAGATAGACCCTTAGTTAACGGTAAAACAGGAGCACAATTAGTATGGGATTGGTTAGGAAACTATAATTTTTCTTCGTATATTAATAAAGTAACAGCAGAGAAGCCAAGAGCTTTAGTTTATATAGACGATAAAGGTTTAAGATTTAATAATTGGGAAGAAACATTAAAACAGGTTGATGAACTCACGAACACAGGAACTTAAGAATAAAGTACTTAGTTACGACGAACCTGAAAAAAGGTTGAGTGTATTAAAAGATGCATACAAAGGAGAAACAGCATACATTATAGCTGGTGGACCTTCGTTAAAAAACTATTCTAACGAATATCTTAAAGAAGCTTTAAAAGATAAATTAGTATTATCTATCAAACAATCATATGACTTACTAAGAGATGAAACAGATTTTCATATTTTAAATTTTACAAACTTTAGAGAGTATGACTGGACAGGAAATAAATCTATAGTACTATGGGAAATATTTGAGCAGTTTCATTACGAGATGATAGAGAAAAACAATATGGAATGTGACTTAGTACTTCCAGTTTATAGAAATAACCAACATACAGGAGGAGGAGTAGGGCCGGATAAAATGATATACTCAGTAGCAGAGAAAGGAGACTTTGAGCATTTAAAATTAGATCACCCTGAAGTAGGAATGAATCAACCTTGGGGACCTGGTATAATGTATGAAATATGTATTCCTTTAGCTATGCACTTAGGGTGTAGCAAAATTATATCTGTAGGCTGGGATATTGGGGACTTAAATTCCTTTAGTAACGGAGTAGAAGATGATACACAGAGAGTATTTCAAGAACACTTTTACGGTGATGAACATAAAAAGATAGTTTATGCTAAAACTTCTATGGGTCCCAGAGAGATAACCTCTGTGGCCAAGTCAACTGAAGGAATGTTTAAATGGCTAAAAGAAAATAATATTGATTGGGAGTTGGCTTCCGATAGAAACCCGGGGTATAATAAAATTCCAAGAATTACTTTATGATAGCAATAGGTTGTTTAGTTCAATGGTACGAAATAGAAATGGTAAAAGAGTATATAGATTCTCTTGCCAAATCAGCAAAAGGGTTTGAAGATAAAGTCATAATAGACTTTAAACTTGTAACTAATCAAGATCTGGAAAAGGTTATAGCAGGAGGAGAAGTGATGTTGGAGATCAAAGCTCGTTTTAATTACCTGATGGGTGAGTTAAGAGAAGCTGGATTCAAAGTAAACTGGGACATAAGTCCTGATCTATTTACTATAGCTGATTACAGAAGAACGTTTAATGAGAAATACTGTAATGAGGTAGATGTATTATTTTGGGGGGAATCAGATATGCTCGTACCTTCTCAAGCTATTCAAACTGTATTACTGTTACAAGACAGTGTAAAAGATACAACTCCTAAATGGGTAGGATTCTTTGCTACCTGTAAAATGTGGGATGATAGTTGGAAAACTGTTGAACATCCTAAACTTTCTAGCTTAGAAAGAGATCCATATGCCTGGTACGGTACAAGACACTATATGGACTATGATAAAATGGAAGAGATAAACTCAGACGTAGTATCACCAGACATTAAACATTTAGAGGATTTCAAATTTAATGGATGTGGACTATTCTTTTCATCTGAAATAGTTAGATCAGGTGTCAATATACCCGAATCAGTCTTCTTTACACATGAAGATACTGCTTTTATGAATAAACTATCTTTGACGTTTAGTAACGGGCAGATACCTTTCTATGTTGCTAAGAATATACTACTTGTACATAATAGAGAACATCCTAATAAGAGAAAATATGTTGAAGGAGAATCAGGAGATGATTTAAATGCACAACGTAAATCTAATAAATGGTATGAACTTGCAAGTGAGTACTCTAAGCATAATGCTTATAGTTTTAATAAACAAGGTAAAACTTACACATGGGAAGACGTATGGAACAACCTATAACAACCTGTATTAATACTAATAATAATTTTGCATACTTAAAACTAGCTGTGGAATCTATTAGGAATAATGCGTACTATAAAAATCAACCTATAGTAATATATGCTGAAAACTGTACTGATGGCACTAATAAATGGCTGAGATCAGTTCAAGAACTTTTAGACCTGACTATTATAATAGAGGAAAACGAAGTACCGAAAGGGATAGGAGGAGGAATGGACGTATGTGTTAGTAAGGCTAAAACTAAATATGTAAACATAATACATTCTGATATGTGGATAGCTCCTAACCAAGATATTGAACTATTAAAGCTTTACGATGGACTAGATAAATCTGAAAGATTGATCGCTTCTTCCTTTAGAATACAACCTAAAATATTCCCTAACGATCCTGACTACAGACCTGGTACAGTATTTGTACCTATGGATGGTTTTGGATCCTTCCATGATGATTTTGATAAACAAAAATTTGATGAATGGTCAACTGAATTTAGCAGAGATAATGACTTGACAGTAAGGAAAGGAGGAGGAGCAGGATTCTTTTGTAGAACTGAAGACTATAAATGGATAGGAGGAAATGATCCACTATTTGCTCCAGCATCTTTTGACGATATGGACTTGTTTATCCGTATGCAAAACGAAGGATATACTTTTAAAATGGTATCTAAATCAGTACTTTACCACTTTTCTGCTAGAGGATCACATTTTAGAGATGAAGCTAAAGATAATTTTAATTCTAAATCTACTAGACAGCAAAAAGCAGAGAGTGATAACAGTAGAAAGTTTTATGATAAATGGGGTCAAATGCCTGTTAGTGATGAAGCTACTTTTGTTACACCGATTAATAATCCAAAAGTACCTAATAGAATTCCTCTTATATGAAACCATGGATGTCTAGCAGTGAGATAGAGCTAGTAAAACACTTTCTCAAACCTGATATGACTATGTTGGAATGGGGCTCAGGGGGAAGCACAGTAGAGTTTAGCCCACTAGTTAAGAAATACTATTCTATAGAACATATAAAAGAATGGTATAATAAGGTGGATATAGAAATTAAAGTTCGTAAATTAAACAATGTAGTTAATATGCTACTCGAACCTGATCTACCTAGAACTATTCCTACTAAGTATGAAGAGTTTAAATCTTATATTGAAAAGATAGATGAGCTTGATGAGATGTTCGATGTTATATTAGTAGATGGTAGAGCAAGAGTACAGTGTGCTGAAAGAGCAATTAAGTATTTAAAAAAAGATGGAGTAATATTAGTACATGACTACTTTAGAAGACCTCAGTATCATAGTTTAGAAAAACTATTCTATATTAAAGGTATGGTAAAAGAGAATCAGTCTATAGTTGCTCTAAAAAAACAAAAGCCTATGGAAATAAGTATAATACAGCCAGCAAGAAATAATCTTAAATACCTTAAATGGTCTTATGATTCTATTAGAAAGAACCAAGATACTCATGAGGTAGAGATATGTGTTGCAGACGACGCATCAACTGATGGTACTTGGGACTGGTGTCTGGAAATGATGAAAAAAGATCCATTGTTTAAAGCACATCGTAACGAAGGACCAAAGAGATTAGGACATACTATTCTATACGATACTTTAGTAAATGAAGTAGCAACAAAAGATATTTGTATGATCTACCATGCTGATATGTATCTATGCCCAGGAGCTATCTCTGCAATAGAAAGACTTATAAAACCTAAAACGATTGTATCTTTGACCCGAATCGAACCTCCTTTACATCCGGACGGACCAGAAAAAGTACTATGGGCAGGTGGAGAGGAACCAGAAGAGTTTTTAGAAGGAGACTTACAAGACCTCCTCAATAGAGTTAAGAACCCTTCTAAAGTTACTGAAGGAATATTTGCTCCATGGGCATTTTATAAAAAGGATTTTCAATCAATAGGAGGACACGATCCTCTTTATGCTCCTCAATCTAAAGAAGACTCAGACATATTCAACCGTTTTCAATTAAACGGAGTAACGTTTAAACAGACATGGGAGGGTTTTGTATATCATATGACATGCAGAGGAAGTAGACGTAATACGAATGATAAAGCAGTTAATATCTATGAAGATAGTCCTGAATGGTTAGCACAGAATCAAAGATCTACTAGAAACTTTATTCGCAAATGGGGTCACTTTGTAATGCATGATCAGTTAATGAAGCCAATTGTACCTCCTAAGTACAATATTGGATTAGTAATAGACAACTGTAATTTAAATTTATTAACTACTTTAGAACCTTGGGCAGATAAGGTAGCAGTAAATAAAGAATCGTCTTTTATAATAGATCAGTATATAACTAGTGAACAGGTTAATACTATTATAGATTTAAGCAAAAGAGTAGAAATAGGGAACACTATTAATACTGATATTTATATTAACATAGACGGTAATACTTTTGATAATAGTGACTATGAATTAATAGCTCAAATGTCAAGCATATTAAAGGAAAGCGGTGAAGAAGGAGTATTCGAATTAGGTAACCTGAAAATAACCGTTGTTAAATTAAATACCTATACAGACAAATTAATTAAACTATGAAAAAATATTTAATAGAATTCACTCATGTAGATGGATCAGTAGAAGAAGTTACATTAAGAACAGACAGGATAGATTGGTCTATAGAACAGTACAAAAGAAATAGAGCGATAGCTAGTCATCAAATAATCAAAGAAGAAAAATCAAATAACAAGCAAATGCTATTTGGATAACTATTTATTAATATGAAAAACATACAAACATTTGTAAAAAAGGTAATAAACGAAGCAGCAAAGATTAATTTTGCAGGACATCAGTTTATGCTTAAAGTAGATACTAACGAAGATCCTCAGAAGAAAGGAGTTAAAGTTCAATTTATTCCTACAGAATTCGGATCAATATCTCCTACAGAGCAAAATGATATTGCAATAGAACTTGAAGGTAGATTAGAATCTGGACTATCGGAATACGAATTAAGAGTAGAACGTGATAGAAACCTTAAAGATAAGAGCATTATAGGGTTCTTTATTTATATAGAGTACTTTGATAAAATTATCCGCAAAGCACTATCAGGTGAAAGCCCTACGGTAGAAAAAGAAGTCGACGATTCAGACGTATCGGCTGTTTAGTATTACCTTATTAAGGTTAACGTAATTTACAATATATGATTGACCCAAAAAAACGAATTAGACAAGTTCTTTTTTCTATACATAAGTTATCGTATAGGATTAAAGAAGTGAAAGTAGATAAGAAGCATATGGATAAGAAAGCATTCATAGAAGTTATACAACAGCTCCGTAAAATAGAAGATAGAAGAGATTTTATTACGACTGAGATTGGCATGGACATGACAGCTTATGAAGATGATTTTTTTGCAGTAATAGAAAATCTATTTAAAATAGTTTTTAATACTGAGCAATTAGAATTAATACAAATGTACCTTTACCAATTAGCTCCGGATAAAGAATGGGACGGTAAAATAACAGTAGAGGTTTCTAACGGGACTGAAGAGACTTTATCATTTAAAACTCCCACACAGGTCTGGAACGTTATCAATAAATTTAAATAAATACCTACTATGGCAAACATTAATATATCAGATTTTAAAGAGAGTATTAAAGATAGCAGAGTAAGTTTACAAACTAACACAGAGCTTACACAGCTTACTATCATTTTTCTTGGAAATGCTATTAGTATTCCAGTATACAATTTAGAGTTTATCACAGAAGAAAATGCAAATTCAGTAAAAACCAACTTAGGACTATAGATATGGTTAATGTTAGTGATACAGCAGCTAATCAACTTCAAAGTATATTCTTAGAAGAGAATAAAGTTCCTAAAGATAATTACGTTAGAGTTGGAGTAAAATCTGGAGGCTGTTCTGGTCTATCTTACATATTAGATTTTGATGATAAGTCATCTGAAGGAGATAAAGTAGTTGAATCTAACGGGATTAACCTTCTCATAGATAAAAAGAGTTTACTCTACCTTATAGGAACTACTTTAGAATACTCTTCCGGACTTAATGGAAAAGGATTTCATTGGTCAAACCCAAATGCATCTCGATCTTGTGGATGCGGAGAAAGTTTTTCACTTTAATTTAAAAATTAGTTGGTTTTCTGATAAGATCTTCTTATCTTTATATCTAATATAAAAACGGTTATAACTATGCAAGAATTAAAAATGCTTCCCTGTCCTAAATGTGGCAAAGATTTCCCGGAAAAGAGAAAAGAATTAGGCTACCACGTATGTGTTAACTGTTCTACTGTTAAAGGTGTAGTAGGTGTAACTACTGTTGAAGGTACAGGAGATCATACCTATAACGATATTATCATAATGTCCCAAGATAAGTATAGAGCAATCGCAACAGCAGAAGCTCACCAAACTGGAAATAAAACAGCACAGCTAGAACTCCTTAATTTAGATGTAGACGAAAACGAAGTATCACAATCAGTAAAAGAATCTGTCAATAATGTATTTAATGATGAAGTTGTTGATGATGAAGCCGATAATGATACCCTTAGAATTAAAGGAATAGATTACTAAATGGCTAGACCTTCTAAAATATTATCCAAAGAATCAATAGTAGCAGCACAATCACAGACTCGTTCTAATATGTCTGCTGCTAGATATCTTCGTGTATCTTATAACCATTATAAGAAGTATGCTAAGATGTATAAAAATGATGATGGTATAACATTATTAGAAGCTCATATGAACCAAGAGGGTAAGGGTATTCCTAAATTCTTATCAAATGGAGGAACTGAACCGCCCCTTATGGACCTTATAGAAGGTAGAATCCCAGTTGAACATTTTGACGCTAGTAAAATTAAACAGAGATTAATATTCGAAGGTTTAATAGAAGAGGTCTGTGCTAATTGTGGATTTTCGGAGAGACGTGTTACAGATACAAAAGTACCTGTAATTTTAAATTTTAAAGATGGAAATAAAAAAAATTACCATTTAAAAAACTTAGAGTTTCTCTGTTACAATTGCTCTTTTCTGTATGCAGCATCTCCAATAGAGGAGAAACGTGCAGAGGCAATGGAAGACTACGTCAAAACACGTGATGATGAACCTGATTGGGAGATGGATCAAGCACATATTGATCACCTTAAGGACTTAGGACTGTACGACGATGAAAAACCAGGGGAAGAATATATCTCTAGAATTTAGAACTATTTATATACATGTCTAAGAAGAAAACTAATAAGCTTTCAACTTTTAAAAAGCATAAACCCCTCGAAAGAAGAGTAGCCGATGACTTAGTTCGGCTCTCTGAACGTAATGAAAAGTTACGAGACAAGGAGATAGGAACAAGCTTCCTCGATCTCTTCAACTAAAAACTTATATATGAAAAAATTGACTTTAACTGTTATGGTTTCATTGGCTTCTTCTTTAGTACTAGCATTTGGTACTTTTGCAGCAATCAAAGAGGCAACACCAATTGATATGGAACCTCCCAGGCCTTTGGCCTTAATCGTTCCCTCAATAGAAAAAGTAGAAGTAAAACTAGCTAGTAAAAGCTATAGCTCATTCCTTCATGAAGTAGGAAAGAGAGAATCTTCAAATAGATACGAAATAGTAAACAAATTTGGTTATATGGGGAAGTATCAATTTGGTAGAAAGACGTTAGATGGATTAGGATTCGAAGACATTACTAACAAAGAATTTTTAAACAGCCCTAGATTACAAGAACAAGCAATGTCTGCTTTATTAAGACACAATAAAAGAGTTTTAAAAAGACTGATTAAAAAGTACGAAGGCAAAACAGTACACGGTATATATGTTACTGAATCTGGATTACTAGCAGCAGCACATTTAGCTGGGCCTGGTAATGTTCGTAAATGGTTACGTTCAGGCAAAGAGTTTAAAGATGGATTAGGTACAAGTATTGTATCTTACATAGTAAAATTTTCAGGTTACCAAGTATAAAATTATTAAGTTATGGATAAGAAAAGAGTAATATTTTTCGGTACAGATACTCTCCAAGGTGTAGGAGCAGAATGGCCAAGATTAGCAATAGATTGTAAATTTGTTCCAAAAGAACTACTTCCAGCTAATTGGGAGGCATTTATGAAAAAAACAGAGTTTAACTTTGAAGTAATACAGAAGGAGTATAAAAGAATTTGTGATCTATATGGATTTGCAAAAGACTTACCTGAAGTTGTAGAGTTCAGAGAAGGTAAGAACTGGCCTAAGTTAGTAGAGAATAATTATAAAGATACTGTAGAAGTACTAGTACCAAAATTAAACGGCCAGAGTCTCTTTACTCTATCTTTTAATCTCATTTCCGGAATCGTATACGAAGATTTTGATTTACATGATCTCGAAGATACTGCAGTTATATTAGCATTGCCTGATGCCAAAAACGATATAATGTATAGAGCAGTACCCGGTCAAGACAATTTAGAGAATATTACTATTTGGAACTATGCTTTAACTATATCTAGAATTAGGCAATATGTAGAAGATAGAGGAGGAAACTTTTATTATTTTCACTTAGAAGATTGGCCTAAAGAATTATATGATGATAGACTTAATCCTCTCTTACACCATATAAAAGAAAGCCTTCTATTTGAAAACTCTTTATACTCATACGTTCCAGGTGATATACTTAAAAGAAAATACAATGGTTTTCATCTAGATGGTTTAGCTCATAATACTATTAAAGATATATTCATACAAGTTATGAAAAAAAATCAACATTTAAACTTATTTAAATAGTTGCGTAACTGAGATATATTTCTTATATTTAAGTATAAATAAAAAAATAAAGGTTATGGCAGAAAAAGGAGGACTAGAAGCGCAGAATTTAATCAATGAATATAATTATGCAGGAGCATTAGAGATATTTAAAAACGATAGATGGGTTCGAGTTATTTCAAAAGACTTTAGAGCATTTAATGGACCACGTAGAATAACTCAACCTCAATATACTGAGTTAGGAAATGTAGATGTACCTATGATGACTTATGAATACTTTGGCCCAGTATATAGTTGGGGGACTAATAATGTAGTAGCTTATTCCGATACAGGCTCATTAGAGAAAAACAAACAATGGGAAAGAGCTAGAAATATCTCAGAAAAAAGAGGAGTATAGATATGGTTA